ACTTTTTATAATGCGTGTTGATAGGGGGAGTGGGCGGGGGGAGTGGGCTTGGCGGGTATCTTTTCGGTTGGCGGGCGTTTTTGGAGGAGGGTTGGATGTCGAAGGTAAGCGATGCGGTGAGTGAAGTGGAGGACGCGATTGACCGGGCGTACTCTCCGGATAACATGACCAAGCGCGAGGCCCTGGAGTTCCTGAAGGAGTTATCGTCGGGGTTGGATGGGAAGATCGACGCGCTTGAAGAAGAGATCGACGAAGAGGACGAGGAGGACTGAGATGGAGAGATTACAAGACGCAGCTCTCAAGGTTCAGTATTTCAAGCTGAGGATGATTGGGATGCCGCGCTTCAAGCAAGAGTGTCACCACGTCACATTCGATGGCGACCTGGCCTGCTTCTACAGGGTGGACAATGGAGCCCTTACAAAGGTGGCGATCTTTCGTCAGGTTGTAGAACTGTACGGGGTATCGAAGGAAGAGTTCGAGGAGATGGCGTGATGGCGGAGCAGGGCGTAGGCGAACAGCTAGGGAGGGTAGACGCGCTTCTCCCGGAGAAGATCGACCCCATCCGGATCACGATTGTTTACCAGCGGCAGATCGGAAGGATGGAGGCGGTTGAGGAGATGATTGTGGAGGAGTGCCACTTCTTCACGGTCGACAACGCCTACGGGATCAAGGTGAACCTTTACCGGGTGATGGGTGGTGGGGTGTTCCTTCACGCGCAGTACATGAACGTGTTGCGCTTCCAGATGGTGAGGTTGACCTAGATGTCGAAGAAGAAGGAATTCGTCCCGATTGAGAACCCCCGGCAGGGAACGAGCGTGCAGATCTGCTTCGGTTGCAAGCTGGGGTTTCTGTACTATGGGACCACCCGATTGTGTAGCACATGTTCGACAACGGAGGCAGGATGCTAGGACGCAGGAAAAATCAGGTTGTGGTTGAGGCAAAGGCTTTTTCAATTCCAGACCATCTCTTCGGCCACCGGCAGTGCCAAGGCGAGGTTACAGACGCGCCTGGGGTCACCTGCAATCGAAACGCGACGATGATGGTCTTCAAGTTCACCGGCGTAAAAGGGCAATTGTTGGCTGACTCAAGCTCCCGAAGGTTCGCGTGTAGTGACCATGCCACGCTCGCGCTGTGGCCAAAGAGGGTCCATGCTGAGGGACTAGGCCGCCGGTGGCGTGGCGGGCAACACGTGGGCGCCAAGGGGGATCAGTACGACTTCTATCGGACGATGGTGAAGAAGATGGGCGGCGAAGTCCCGGTTCCGAACTACAAGCCCGACAAGGTGCGCGTGAAGACCTGCTGGCCCGACCGTGTGATCGCGACGACGCTGAGGTTTGTGATGGCGCATGATCGCCACTTCCGGCCAAAGGGCATGAGCGGCCGGCAGTGGAAGATGTACCGTAGGGCGAACGGACTATCGTCAGATTCGAGGTGAGTCATGGGAGAAAAGAAAGTAAGTCGCAGAGGGCTACTTGGCCTTCTAGGTATGAGCGCAGTAGTAGCGCCTACGTATGCGATGGGCGTCGACACTGCATTCGCTAGCGAGCGTGACAAGAGCGTGACAATGATGAACTTCACCTGCGCTTGCGGTGAGGGTCTGATGACCGAAACGCCGAAGAAGATCGGCGACCAAGTTTACCTTGAATGCAAGTGTGGAAACCGCTGGACATTGACGTGGGAGGGAGACCACTTCACTACTACGCTCCGCCGTGACGATGGTAATACTGTCAACACTTTCGAAGACGGGGTGAAGGTTACCACTCCACCTAACGCACACGGGCGTACCTGGCTAACCTCACGTAGCTTCGACTTCGAGCAGGCTGAGTGGGATGGCGTAGTGTTTCAGAAGCGGATGGAGTGTCGTCACCGCAGCGATGGAAAGATGGTTTACCACGTCAGCGTTATCCGCGAAGGCAACGTAAGAAACGACGACGACTTCTGGAATATATGGCTCGAAGAGGATACCCACCTGCCATCGTACCCGCCGGTAGACTTCCACAAAGACTTTGCGGAGCAGATGGCGATGCTCAAGGGCACCGAGGTGTTCGGGTGAGGACGTACATCGTCGACATTGACGGGACGCTGGCGAACATCGATCACCGGCTACACTTCATCGAAGGCGACCTGAAGGACTGGGACGCCTTCTTCGAAGCCTGCCCGGACGATGCACCCATCGACAACGTGATCGATGTCATCAAGGCACTGGGTTTTCTCGGGTATCACAACGACAACGTCCACCTCGTCTACTTGACCGGAAGGCCGGAAAAGGTTCGCCAGCAAACGCTAGCTTGGTTGCTTCGCAACGGTCTACCGAAGGGCGTCTTGATGATGGGGACGGACGGGGACCACCGGCCGGATACGATTGCGAAAGCCGAGTTGCTCATGGGGCTGAGGCAGGCCGGCCACAACATTGCGGGAGTGTTCGAGGACCGTCCGTCAGTGTGCCGGGTGTGGCGCGGTCTCGGGCTGACCGTGTTCCAGATGAACGATAAGGAGTTCTAAACGTGCCTTGGATTGCCGTCTACGAGGATCTCGAAGAAGGGAAGTGGTGCGCAGTGACTTCGGAGACGCGCATCGACGACGAGGATCCTAATGTCGGAGAAGATGTTCACGTCATCCCGGTTACCGTTCAAGGCGACGACTACCGGTTTGGCGTCCACGTGATGAGGCGCGATTGCGTGTGTCACCCCGAGATAGATGTCAGGGTACTGCGAAGGACAAGAGTTATCCATAGCGAGAAGGTGAATTGATGGTAGAGCGGACTGAGCGGGAGAAGTGGTTGAGCATAGTGATGCAGTGGATGGCGGAGAACCCTGATTCGCGCATCGTGGTTATCATGCAGCACGGGCCGAGATCGCTGTCGACGATGACCAGCTTCGACGACCAGATCATCGCGATGGGGATGGTGACAGCCTGCGAGAAGCTCGGGGACGAAGCGTTCCGATTCGGAGTGAGGCAAGGGTTTATGGACGGGAGTCAAGAGGCTCACGTGAAAAAAATGCAGGCGTACGGCGAGACTGCGGAAAAGGCGAAAAACTAATGAGCGAAGAGAAGCACCCAGGCGGATTTACAGTTGTGGACCGGCGCGGCGAGGCGAAGCCAGAGCGTGTCGACCCGGCCGTCAACACCAAGAATGAAGATGGCGAGACGGTTCCCGGCAAGGTCTGGAAAGACGTGGCCTACATGTGCGTGATGTCGCAGGCGCCCGGTGGGGGACTGATGGCTCTAGGTCGAGCGGTGGGACTTCGCGAGGATCTCCGAACATTTGTGGCAGACTTCGTCCTTCCTCCGATATGGCACGAGAAGCTGGACTGGTGTCCTACCGCGAAGAAGCGCCTGGACACATTCCTTGGCTGCAAATGCACGATGTCAGGCCCCTGTGAGGTCCACCGCGTAGAACTCGGGAAGTGGTTCCAGCAGGACACGGACAGGTTGAACCTACTCGCAGCGCAGCCAATTCCAGAGGCAATCGAGTATCTTATCAAGCTTGAGGAGAATCTACGCAATAACCGGGTTGTCCCAGTAGCAGCGCAGCAGGTTCAGAAGCAGAGGCCACCAAGGCACAGGCGCTAATGATCGAGGTTCCCAAAGACGGCAAGCTTCTCCTGTACGGGCCAGCGCTCATCAACGTGGTCTCTACGCCGCTCTTTGGAGACGACTTCTTCGCGGTGCCGAAGCTGCGCGAGTACATGACTGAGATCATGCGAAAGTACAAGGGCGCTGGGCTGGCAGCTCCCCAGGTGGGGGTCTTCAAGGAGTATCTAATCTACGACAACGGCATTGGCGGAGTTGCAGAGATCATCAACCCCACCATCGTCGGCATGTACGGGAAAGAGGCTTCACACTCCGAGGGCTGTCTCAGTCTTCCACCTCCGAACAACATGTGCCTCGTTCCCCGGATGGAGACGATTATCGTGGAGCATCAGCCCGCTTCGGGAGGGTTCCCGATGCAGACGACGACCTTCCACGCAGAGCAGGCGGCCGTAGTGCAGCACGAGATGGACCACCTCTCGGGAACGTTTTTTATTGACAGGATCTCGCTCGGGCTGCGCAAACAGGTTTTGGACCAGTTTCACCGATGGAAGAAGGAGATAAGGCAAAATGATAAAAAAGGTAATCCCCGACAACTCGCCGCTCATTTTTAACACTCTGATTTGCTCCGCCTGTGGAGGCAAGATCGAACCGAAGGTCAACAAAAGTTCGATGGGTAAAGTCCAGAGTCTCCTCTACAAGCACATCAACGAGGAGTATGGCTGCAGGTATACTCTGGAGACCAACACCATGATCCAGGCAGAGATGCGGCCGCTGCGGGAGGATGGCACGGAGGCGAAAATCCCACAATGAGCACAACGTCCATCGTCGTCGCTGCAGTCCTGACAACCCTGCTTATCAACGGCGTGGCGGGTGCCGCAATCTACTTGGGGTTCAAGCTCTACCGCTCGTACGTGGAGGCCAAGAAGATCGCGGTCGACCTGGCCTACGGGATCGCCAACATCACGAAGGTGGTGACGCAGGTAAAGGACGAGCTGGTCTTCATGCGTCAGGTGTCGACGGGAATCGCCACACCCGGCGGGCATCAAGAGGGCCTCGAAGAAGTGATGGCTAAGGCGCGGGCCGCGAACTTGGCGAATGCAGCAGGACGCGCTACGATTCCTTTCCCATCGCCGAACATGGACCGCTATCTGAGGGTTCAGACCGAAGCGCCTGACACCCCGGACGCGAGGGTGGAAGATACCGACCGCAGCCTGTTAGAGCAGACCGATGCCGATCTGGTAGAGCAGGAGCATCGCGAAGAGCTGAGAGATCGCGGGATCGAAATACTGGACGACGACGAAGTCCCGCAAGGGGTGGTAGCGGAGAGCAAGTAGATGCCAGCAGCGAAGAACATGAGCACCGCGCTTTCGAACCCTGTACACCTTCTCCGATTTCTGAAGGCTCAGGCAGGGATGACGCCGGCGGAGGTGGCGAAGCAGGAGCGGGTGACCCCTGAAACAATCAAACACTCGATTTCACTGATTGAGTCCTACCAGAACGTCAATACGAAGTTCCAGTTGGATCTTGCTTTTCGCGACCTGATTATCTCCTCGATCCCTCAAGCGAAGGAGACCTTTCAGGCTCTTCTCGCTGCGACGGAGATGGTTGAAGTCAAGAACTCGAAGACGGGCAGGGTAAGAGTCGTCAGCCAGGTTGATAAGGTAACGCGGCTGGAGGCTCTAAGGATCCTCAACTCTCTCATGGGAACAACGCAGCCGAAGGGTCCGATGATCGAGCAGAAGATCCAGCAGACGACGCAGGTGGCGGCTAGCGCGACGACTGGGGAGACGAACGAGGAGAGGTTCCGCCGGCTGAAGGCGGCCGCTGCGCAGCACAACGCATTGCCTCCGGAAGTGGCTGCGGTTCCCGACTACATCGACAAGGGTGGCACTGCCGATGACGAAGAGGATGATGACGAAGAAGAGGAAGACGATGAGAAAGCTATTTAGATGGGCGGAAGACAAAGCACTCGCGTTCCTGCAAGGACGATGTAACCATCCGGGCATGATGATAGCCGAGGACATACTTGAAGGATGCGGCGGCGGAGTTGAGGTGGCATACTGTAACCGCTGCGGTTCGGTCTACGTTCGCTGGACGAATGACCATCAACCTAGATGGAGACATCCGGATCCGAACCTGCTACGCGGGTAAAACATGGCGTCAATCCAGAGGGCTAATCCGCACCTTGAAGAGATCATCGAGATGCTCGACCAGCATCTTGCGCGGAACAATGGCGATGTGGGGCTCGCCATGTCGAAGCTGACCAAGAGCGAGAACGAGTGGATCGACGATGAGATCGTTCACTGCATGGTGGACCCTCGCTACTTCATCTCGAACTACTACGCCTACCGCGACGAGAAAGAGGGGTTCAGGGGCCTCTACCCGCTCTTCGACAGCCAGGAGATCCTTTGCGAGGAGTATCGCAAGCTGGAGAAGGCGTACGGCAAGGTGCGAGCGCTGGTACTGAAGGCGCGGCAGATGGGCTCGACCACCTACAATGACGCTGAATTCTTCCATAAGACCATCTGGAAAGAGCACACCAATTCCATCATCGTTGCGCAGGACGAAGACCAGTCGTCGTACATCATGGGCATGTACGAGTCAGCTCTAGACTTCCTGCCGTACTGGATGAAGCCACGGAAAAAGAGCTTTGGCACCGGGCAGTTCATCGAGTTCGACGAAAGGGACGAGTACCTCCGGAGCGTCAAGCCGGGGCTGAAGAGCTGGATCTACGCCGACAACGCTCGCAAGCCGTCAGGCGTCGGCCGTGGAAAGACGTTCGGCAGAGCGTTGCTGTCAGAGCTAGCGTTCTGGGAGAACGGATCTCAACTGTCGAAGTCGCTCTTCCCGACGATGAATACCCCGGACGGGTTCTACATCATGGAGTCGACGGCGAACGGCCGGAACGACTTCTGGCACAACCTGTGGCGCCGTGCTGAGGCCGGCAAGGTGGACTGGCATCCGATCTTCATTCCGTTCTATCGGCGCGAGGTGACCTACTCGCTGCCGATTCTCAAGACCGAAGTATTTGTGGTCACCGACGAAGAGAAGGCCATCCGCGAGCGCGTGTATGAGAAAGAGTCCTTCCTCGTCAAGGACGAGACCTTCAAGTGGATGCGTAACAAGAAGGAGGAGTTCGTCGCTATCGACGGCGACGACTCGATGTTTTCGCAGGAGTACACGTCAGAGCCCGAGGAGAGCTTCCAGAGCTCTGCGATTACGGCGTTCCCGAGAGCGATCATCCGCCGGTTTAGCAAGCTCACGAAGAATCCGGAGTTTACCGGCGAGATCAAGTTCGATGTGGGGACAGGCTACAAACTGTTTCTCAATCCGGTGGGCCGCCACGACATAGTCCCCTACCCTGAATCGGAGAATCGTTTCCACGTTTGGAAGAAGCCCGAGCGCGGCCGGCGCTACGCGATGGGAGTCGACGTCGGACTGGGCAACGAGGGTGGAGACTACTCCTGCATTCAGGTCATCCGGTTGAGTGAAGCTGCGCACGAGCGCGATGAGCAGGTAGCGTGCTGGCATGGACTGGTCCACCCAACCGCGCTAGCCGGGATCATCTGTGCCGTGGGCTTTTACTACAACGAGGCCCTGGCGGCCGTAGAAGTCAACTCCTTCGGGATGGCCACCAACAGCATCCTGATGCGTGAGTACGAGTATGAGAATGTCTACCGCTTCAAACGGCTGGACCGCGTCACAAACTTCATCACGAACATCGCCGGGTTCCTGTCGACCGCAAACTCTACCGATGCGCTCATGGCCCGGATGGCGGAAGGGTTCCTAGAAGACTCGATCATCATCAACTGCCGGTTCACGATGGACGAGTTCAACGACTACACCGAAGAGGGCGCACAGGGCGACGGAGCCCATGACGACTATGTGGATGCGCTTCTCATCGCGCTCTATTGCGGTCATGAGGGCGAGGTGCGTTCGCGGCAGGAGGGGAAGAGCAAGAAGGTCGACAAGGATCTCATCACGTTTCACGTCAAGGACCGGTTCGACACTATCGTGCTAACCACCAATTCCCAGACCGAGGCGGAGACTTATGCGAAGAAGCATATCGGGTCCACGATAGAGCGGGACAGCGGAGCGACCGCGCACGTGACCATAGGTGGAAGAAAATTCAAGGTGCCGGCGGACTTTCAGAACACCGATCACTCGCCAATCCATGATAAAACTGGGACTGCGCATCGCCTCCACTACGAAGAGGGAGTAGCTGAGGAAGACATCACGCCTGAGATGATTCAGGAAGCCGAGGAAATGGAGCAGGCCAACGAGGATGACCCGGAAGCCTGGAAGTACGTCTAGATGAACCTGCTGGCGATCTACAAAGAGTTCAACCACGACCACTTCGGAGGGCGGCTGCCGATTATTGTGGTGGAGTGGTCAGACGTGATTCCCAAGGGATCAATGGCCGCCGCGCACGTCCACGGGCTCTCCCCTTGCTATAAGAAGTACTGCGGGACCAACTGCAAAGCCAGCTTTATCAGGGTCCATCCGATTTTGAAGTACCTTGAGCTGGAAGTCGAAGCCGAGCGCTCGCTCATGCACGAGATGGCGCATATCGAAGGCTTGGTTGGGGATCCACGGCTCGCGAGGCACACACCGCAGTTCTACGCAAGGATCAAAGAGTTAGTGGCTGCCGGCGCGTACGACGGATTGTTGTAGGGCATGGAGGTTGCATGAACACGCTGCACGAAGCCGTCGATGCGGGCAAGGTACTTGGCAAGAAGGCGTTGTATTTCGGATGCTGGGACTCCGCCGGTCATTTTTTACGTGATGTCACCGGACGAAGCCAGCACGAACGTCCAAGGGATCTACCGTGGGAAGAGCACATCATGGACGGGACGCTTCTGAGCAACGGGAAGATACCGGACGTTCCGTCCGGAAAGGTCTACTGGACGTGCGGAGGACGCGATGCCTTCTGGTACGCATTCTACTGGTGGGACCGCTCAGTAGATAAACGCGGTGCATCCAACTCCGGATTCTACGTCCGAGGGTTCGGGCACCGGGAGGCCCAAGAGGCGTTTGACTGGGCTTGCTCTCAGTTTCCCCATATCGTCGCGAGGCAAAAACACCCGCTCGTACTACAGAATGTCGACAAGCATAAAGTCCAAATTTTGGACCCGGAGGGTAGTCATGCAACAGAAAACTGAATTCGCATGTCCCACATGCGGCGAGCAGATCACAGCAGGGCCGAGCGGAATCATTTGCTCGGCGAACCCCAGCCACCGCTGGAACGACACCATCGAGTTCTACGCCACCAACCCGCAGATGAAATTCAAGATAGAACCACCAAAGGCTCTCCCCCAGGAGCATCACGAGCCCTTTGCGCTATCGCTGCCCATCGGCGTCAAGGATGCCTTTATCGCGAAGTTCGGCGAGAAGGCTGGTGTGACTATAGCCTCAGTGCTGATGCAGATGATTGAAGGCAACATGATGATTATCGGCCAGACCGATCTCGACCGGTTGGCGAAGGGAGAGGTGCTCGGCAAGACACCGCAGAACGCGAGCGAGCTGGTGGGGATGGTTTACTCTCTCAGGCTGGACGTCGACAACGAGAAGGCCATCGCCGCGTCCGCCACGCAAGACCTCAAAGCCTACGAGGGCATGTCGAGGGGCAGCGTCGTAGTCAATCTCGGTGACCAATATCAGAATGCTGTGGATAAGGCGCGGGGGGCTGAAGTACCTTTGAAGGTGTTTATCGAGAGAGCGGTTATTCAGTTTTTAGCCGACAACTGGATTTAATACATGGCCGAAGTAGCGTACCCGGAACTGATTTCGAATGTACGGCACGAGAGCGGCGACCAGAAGCAGGACAGCCTGGTTGAGTACTACTCGCGCATCGGCGCTTGGTGCGACTCCGCCTACGAGGAGGGAGTCGCACTCCAGCAAAGCGTTCCGGAGCTGAAAGAAGTTGACACCGCGCTCGACTACCTCAACGGCCTGCAGTGGAAAGAGGCGATGCCGTCGTACCGGTCGAAGCCGGTCAACAACGACATGCTGGCGATGTTCTGGGAGACCATCGGACTCCTGTCGGACGTCAGGCCGATGTTCAACATCTCGGACATCGGAGCCTCCGGCGGAAAGTATTCGCAGATCCAGGAGATCCTCAACCTTCTCGCGAAGGGATGGGCCGCCACGAACCGGTTTGAGAGGACGCTGGCGTTTTGCACGATGTTTGCGATGTTGACGTCGGCGCCGGCGAAGCTCTACTGGAACCCTCTTGCTCGCGGCGATAGCGGAGATCCGCTGGATGGCGACATCGCCTTCGAGTCTCTCCCGGCGAAATCAATCCTCCGCCTTGGAGCGGGAGATACGCTGCAGGACGATGAGTGCGTCATCTACCGCAGGGTCCGAACGATTGATTGGATCAAGCGGATGTTCCCGCGCATGGGCAAGCTGGTTACGCCAGAGGAGTCGCGCAGCAAGTACACCGTCGATACACAAGTTCCACCTACGGTGATGCCGCAAATGTTCCAGACGGCCGCGCCGGCGATGAAGCGGCTCTTCGGTGCCAGCATGGAGTCCGGAGCGCAGAGCATCTATCCGGTTGCGGAGGTGCGCGAGTTCTGGAAGAAGGACGACTCCATCAACGAGTCGCGCAACGTAGTGCTGGTTGGGCCGAAGACGATGCCGTGGTCATACAAGGTTGAGCCAGGTAAGAAGCTCTACCCTCGCGGCCGGCTGATTATTCGCGCCAACGGTGTGACGCTCTACGACGAGCCGAACCCCTACTACCATCGCAAGAAGCCGTTCGCGATGCTCGCGCTCTACGATGTGCCGTGGCAGCAGTGGGCGATGAGCGTGCTGAGTCCGTGGATGAAGCAGCAGGACATCCTCAACCAGATCCTCGCAGGGTTGCTCAACAACGTGAAGAAGGCCAACAACCCGCCGTTGATTGCAAGCAAGACAGCGATCCATCCGGAAGCGATGCGAGCTATCGACTCTTCGAAGCCGAACCTCAAGATCACGTACAACGGCATGGCAGGACAGGCGCCCGCATGGGGACAACCGCCAAACATTCCGCCATACGTACTGCAGGCGTACGGACTAGTCCAGACGTCAATGAAGCAAGCCTCCGGAGCGTCCGCTATCGGCGATGCAATGGGGAAGAAGCAGATCCCCGGAGGAGACACGCTGGACCGAATCACCTTCGCGAAGAACACGCCGATACGCATGATGGGAAGAAACGAAGAAGGGTTCGTCGACGAGGTCGGAGAGCTGTGGACCGGATGCGCCCTGCAGTTTTTGGGAGCCGAGCATCGGATGGAGTTGCTGGGCGACAAAGGTATAACGAAAGAGGACACGGAGCCCATCGTTGGCTCGCTTATCCCTGACGGGATCAATTCAGAATCATTTGTACGCCGCTATCGCTTCAAGTGCGACAAGGGAACGTTGCTCAACGTGCAGCGTCAGGACAAGATTCAGATCAGCTTTGCGCTTCGCAAGAACGGAGACCTCTCACGGCCGAAGTTGTTTGAGCAGCTCGGGTGGAACATCAATCAGCAAGAGAACGATCAGGAACTCGCGAAGGAAATGGAAGCAAAAGCGAAAGCGATGGCTGCAGCCGGCGTGAAGCCGAAGGGTCAAAAGTAAATGGCGTCGAACGAGCGGTTTGAAAAAGAAGATCTCCCGAAGATACTGGCAGCGCTAAAGACCGCGAAAGACGCGGGTGCGGCCGCTACGGTGACAGTGGAATTTGCTCAGGACGGGGGAGTAATCGCTGTGGTACAAAACATCAAGCGCAAGTTCAAATAAATTTTCCTGTTGCAAAGTTTGGAAGATTCAATAATCATTCCCACTAGTGAAAGGCATTCGAAGCGACCATCGGCCCTAGCCGGAGCGGTCAAATCAGCCACCCGAGACGCGAGTCTTTGGTGGTTTTTGTTTTTCACGAGATCCCCGGTGATTCCGGGAATCGCTGATTGTACGGCGGTGAGAGGCCGCCCGAGGACAACCGAATACCCCGGTTGCATCCTTGGAAAAAAACCCAGGGCGATACACCCGGAAAGGAAACGACCATGATCGCACGTGGAAAAAAGCGCGGTAAGCACCGTGGCGGCAAGCGCTAATAGCGCTTCCACCCAAGCCCCGTAAGGGGTCAACCAGTTCGGGGGTGGGGTAAAACCCACCCCAAACTAAAGCAGCAAAGGGAGTCGATCATGGCGAAGGGCGATATGAAGACGGGCATGAGCAGCACGATTGGATGTGGCGGACACCACGAGCCAACGAAGGCGCCCGCGCTCGCCAAGGCGAAATTCCAGCAGGTCGGAACCTTCATTGATGAAGGCGACATGACGACTACGATGCCGCGTGGCACGAGCGTCAACTCGAAGACCGGAAAACTGCAGAACGGCGAGAACTAAACTCATGGCCGGTATGGAGCGTCCACCGGTATCGCCGCAGGTACAAGCCCAGATGGGGCCGCCTGGAGGGGGACCGGAATTCGGGAATGGAATCGCTCAGGCGCAACAGGGGATGGACAAGAACCCGGTTGAACTTGGGGTCTCGACAGTCGAGAAGATTTTGATGGGGCTGCAGGATGAAACGTTCCGCCCCTACGCCGACAAGGCGCTCGCCACACTGAAGGTTGGTTTGGCGATGGTGAAACAGAAGCAACCCCAATCGGGAGCTGGCATGGGCCAGCCGCCGGGACCGGGAGCAGGACCGCAGCAACCACCAAATGGACCGCCAATACCGGGTCCGATGGCTGGGTAGGAAAATCGCACCGGAGCCCTATGGAGCCCTGAATCTAGGGAAGTAGGGAAGGGGATGAACCGATGGCAGTGAAGACGTTGGCTGAAGTTTTAGCGGGCCTCAGTGGTCCTGAAAAAGAGCTCTTCGAGAAAACTCTCAAAGCAAACCCCGAGCTTGCCGATGGCTGGACTCGTCAGGACGACTACAGCCGGAAGATGAATGATCTGAAGGCGAAGGAAGCCGAGTACGAGGAAGCAAAATCGTACAACGACCGGATGAAGACGTGGGCCGATGTGAACGTTCCCCGTTGGGAAGACCTTGAAGAGAAGGGTTACATCAACAAGGAAACCGGCGAAGAGACGGTTACCGAGCGGTTGACCACGCTGAATAAAGAGCTGGAAGAAGCGAAAAAGCAAGCGTTGGCAGGAGGGGAAATGGACCCAGCAGAGCTGGATCGTCGCGTACAGGAAATCGTGAAGAACGCCGGCGTCCTCACGAAAGAGGAATATGCCGCCGTTGCCCGCGAGGAAGCGGCCAAGTTGGCCAAAGAGCAGATCGACACTCGCTTCACTGCGGAGGAAGAGAAGTTCAACAAGAACACGATCCCGTTTGTGACTGGGTTCGCAACAGCCACGGCCATCTTTGCGAATAAGTTCACGAGCGAGACTGGGCAGGAGTGGGACGTCGAGAAGCAGAAGGAACTCTTCGAGATGATGGGCAAGGAGAACAACTTCGACGCCTATAAGGTTGGTCCGAAGATGTTGGAGCGATACAAGAGCGCGAAGCAGCTCACCGATCAGGGCGAAGAAGTCAAGCGTCTCCGGGAGGAGAATGAGCGGCTGAAGGCTGGACGAGCTGGAGGCGGGTTGCCAGGAGGCGGAGACGAGCCGTACATTCCTCAGCCACCAGGTAAGGGCAACATCGCGAAGATGATGGAGCGGCAGGAAAACGCTCCGGACTTTGAGAGTTTGATTATGAATCAGGCCCGCAAGGGTGCCGTGGAGTTGGCGGCCGAGGGCAAGACTTAGTAGCAAAGGGTTGTGAAGCTGCATTCTGAGCAGGAAGCGTGGTTCTCACGCGGAGCCTCGAAGGATCGCAGGGATGGGTTGGACGGGAAGCGGCAGACGCAGAGCCCGACATACCTGATGTTGACCGGCCAAAAGCCGATTGATCTCTGTACCTGATAGGACGACGAGGAGAACCACCAATGCTTACGTGGAATGACGTCACCGGCAAGACAAACGACCTGATTGTTCCGTATTTGACGGACAACGTGTTCAAGAACTCGCCGCCCTTCACCCGCCTGAAGAACAAGAGGCGCTTTGGCTTCCCAGGCGGCCTGACGATTCGCCACAACATCATGTACGCGCCGTTGAAGGGTGGATTCTTCCAGCGCGGACAGGCGTTCGACACCTCAGCCGTCCAGACTGACACTGCGCTGCAGTTCAACCTGAAGTACGCCTACGTCAACGTGACGATCTATGGCGTGGACCAGGTGTTGAACCGTGGCACGGAAGCGGCCATGAGCTTCGTTGGTTCGAAGATGATTAACGCTTCGGGCACGATGGCTCAGATCCTCGCGACGTCTCTCTACGGCGATGGTCAGGGCACGAAGAACTCGACGCTGGAGTTGGATGGCTTCAATGCGGCCATCAACATCCCGACAAACTACGCCACCTATGGCGGCATCACTCGCACCGACATCGCGACCGCTGCGAACACGGGCATCAACGCCTACTACGCAGCGCCGTCGGCTTTCTCCCTCTCGGCCGTGCAGACCGCATTCGGTTCGGCATGGTTCGGCCAGGAGAAGCCGGATATGCTTTGCACGACGCAGCCGGTGTGGGATGCGTTCTGGAACAAGCTTCAGCCACAGCAGCGCTTCAACGACGAGACAAGCGACGTCCACGTTGGATTCCGGTCCTTCTTCTGGAACGGTGCGCAGGTTGTGGTCGACCAGTACCTCAACATTTTGGGCGGGCCGTACACGATCTTCGGCCTCAACACGAACTACATCTATCTGTATGTCTCCGACGTGCAGAAGTACCAGTTCGGCTTCACCGGTTGGAAGGAAGCACAGAACACCGACGACGTGGCAGGGCAGTACATGTTCGGCGGCAATCTGGTTGTGGCAGCCCCACGGCTTATGTTCCAGCTTGCATTCAGCGCTCTGTAAAGGCAGGGCGTAACAAAGCGGTAAAGCAGCCTTCGGGCTGGGAAGAGGACAACGACAATGGCATGGTTCGGACCTTCAAATCAGCTCATCCAGATCAGCACTGGCTCGACGCGCACCCAGTTTTACAATAAGAGCCAATCGCCTATCCAGGTATATGCCGACATCGGAAACGTGCAGGTTCCCGGCCAGCGCTATTTCAGCTTGACGAACACGACGCCCGCGAACCCGTTCGGTTCACCGTCGATCTACATGCTCGTCAACTATCTGTCGACGTCCGCGCTGACGACTGGCAATCTTGCGGCGGGTCCAGCTCCGGTTTACTGGACGGACAACACCTTCACCACGGTCACCGGCATCACGACGGAGAGCCTGGGCATCAACTTCCCTGCGGGATACATGATGCTCAACACCACCGACCTGACGACGCTGACGGCAGCGCAGGTTGTTGGAGCGCAGATCTTCATCTGCGTAGCTGGCTACGTCAAGGGCGCGTTTGCTCCCACTTCGGGAACGGCCGGCATCGGCAACTTCATCGAGCCTCTGGCTGGAACGTTCAGCTCGCAGAGCGTTGTGGCTGGAACGGCACCGGGATACACCTTGCTCGGCCGGCAGCTCACGGCTATCGCCAGCGGCCTGTGCGACGTTCTGGTAAACGGCGAAGACATCATCTAAGGGAGAGTTTCAATGGCGACGTACACACTCACGAAAATCCCGGACGGCGATGTAAACTTCGGCAATCAAAACGGAGAGTACGTCGATCTGCAGCCGGGGACTTCGGACTACGCAACCAGCGGGTATGCCATCATCGACGGCGTGTCAGCGGTTGATAACCCGACGCTGTTGAGCTCGGTGAACTGCGACATGTACAACGTAGTCGCGGCGATCCCTGTGGCGAACGAAGGCGGATACGTGCTGCAGTTCCAGAGTGCAACCAAGAAGGTGAAGGTCATGCAGCAGAGCGCAGCGACCGGGCCTTTGACGGAGGTTCCTGCGAACACGAACCTTGCAGCGCAGACGTTCCGGTTGCTTCTGATCGGCACGTAGAGGGGTTGAACCCAGAGACCACACCAGGCTGCTTTCGGGCAGCCTGTTGTATTGGAGGGGATGATGCCAAAGCGGAGACGGAGTACGCGGATGGGCGGCGGGAAGTCGTATGCTAAGGGTGACTCGGCGAAAGAGATGAAGGCGTTTCGGGAGCAGAAGAAGCGGTTGAAGTCGTCAGGGAGATAAATGCCGGTAGTCTACTCAAATCCCACGTATCCGTATCAGGTGTCCTTCGGGGGCGTCAAGGCCCCATCCACGCAGTTAAACTACCGGCAGATGTTGTCGGAGGTGACGCAGTGGAATCCGGATCTCGATCCACAGGTAGCCGGCCGATTCATCAACAACTATTACCGGAAGGTGATTGACCGGCGGAGCTGGTATGGACTGAAGCTGAAGGCGTACGCATTTGTGCCTCAGCCGATTACTGCCGGCCAAGTGAATGTGACGTACGGCAATCCGATTGTGACGGGCATCGGCACGAATTGGAGTACGGCGCCTTACGGTCAGGTGGGATCGTTGGTGGGACAGCAATTCAGAACGAGCTTCACGAACGTGTATCAGGACATCGTGAACGTGATCGACGCGACACACCTGCAGCTCGCGACACCTTACGCAGCGCAGAACCTTACGCAGAGCGGCTACCAGATCGTGCTCAACGTGCTGGACTTTGGCGGCAATGTGAAGCGGATACTGTGGGCGGTGAACCAGCAGATGGGCTGGCCGATGGAAGTGAACGTACCGGTGCAGACGGGAAATTTCTGGGATGTGTGGCGGACGTCGCTGGGGTGGTCGACGATGATGATGACGCGGCCGCCTTCACCTGGGGGATCTCTTCTAGTCGAAGTGTGGCCAACGCCATACTCGCAGCAAACGTTCCCGCTGGAGGCTTACCAGATGCCTCCGGTGCTAGTGAATGACAACGACTCATGCGTGTCGTGGATCCCGACGGACTTGATTGTGAAGCGGGCGAGCGTAGACGCGATCTATCACCCGAGCAATAAGAAGCGGGATGCATTCGCTCTGCAGACGGCCAGAGACTTCCGCGAGGAGTTCAGCGCACGGCTGGAGGAGGCGGAGCAGTCCGACAACGATATGGACCAGCAGGACGTCACGTGGGATTACGGGCAGGAGGATGGACGAATTGGGTTCGGGCCGGGTTCTACGTGGCAGCAAATGCATGACTAGAGCATAATGAGTGGTGACATGGAAAAGATGTTCTGCGCAAACGAGAATTGCATCAAGCACAAGGAGCACGCTGGCGGCAAGTTCAAGCTGGTGGGCGGGCAGTGGCTTTGTCAGGACTGTGCGGAGTGGGCGGGAACGGGAGTGGTCTTCAACAAGGGCAAGAACCTCTTCCAGTTTTCGACGACACACTTCAACGGCCGCCGGATTGACGTGAAGGGGCTGGGACATCTTCGGAAACTGGAGAAGGAGTTCGGTGTGAGTTCAGTGGTAGCGAACAACATGGAAAGGAACTTTGACCGTCATGGCTAAGGAACGAGGGCAGTGGCCGGCGCAGACGCGGCAAGAGAAGTTCGTGCAGCCAGGTGAGAATGTGGACACAGTCCCGAGCAATGCGGTGCCACGGTCGCACGAGTTCGATTTGATGCCGACGATGAGCCGTACGCGCATCGGGGCGTGGGGCGATGAGCAAACACACACCGTTGGCCGCCGGGGTAACAAGGTGACGGAAGGGAAGAACTACTAACATGCAGCGAACCTTCGGATTGCAGACATTGACGGGAACCGCGCAGCCTTTGTTTGGCGACGTGATGACGGCTGCGATGATTCTTCCGCAGGCGAACGGTGTAGGCATTATCACGGTCGCGAACAACAAGATCTACGAGCCGGGAGACAGGCTGCTACTCGATCCCGAGGCTGCAGACCAAGACATCGTTCTTGTCCAACAGCGAGTTCCCGCGAGCACTACCCAGCTCTATGTGATCTCCGAGGGCGGAGTGGTCTTGAATCCTCACGCCAACGGCACGGTGATCGCGTTGTCGATTCCCGCCGGCGACGTGGTGGTGCAGGCGAACTTCGGTGTAACCAACGCGATCTATCTCGGCAAAGACAATACGATCACGAATGCCGGGGTGGGGAATGTGGTCTACAACGTGACGCCGAACACGCCGTTTCGGGCGACGTACAGCGGGACGCACAACACAGTGCGGACGTCGGACTTCTGGATTGTAGGGACGGCTGCAGACAAATTCATAGCTTCGGCGAATCAGATATAAGGGGGTTGGTCGATGACCCTCAACGACTTGCTGGCAGATATTCTCGGGAGAATCGAAGAGAATGTCGAAAACGGTCCTATTTTCTGGGACTTAGTGGGCGAAGTCTATCCTATGATGGTTGACGGGATGAATGAGGCTGCGCTCGTCACGGGGACGGTCCAGTCGGTAAGCCAGCCTTTTGTTATACCCGCGAACACCACCTACTTCAATGTTCCACGTGGAACAATTGCCCCCCTCCGGATGCGGGCGCCTTATCCGATCAGGAAGGCGAGCTTGCGCGGCCTGGACGATATGGAACCGAACTGGCAGACGCAGACGCCGGGGACGCAGATCCGGGTGTGGTTTCCGCTCGGGGTTACAAGATTTGGGATCTTTCCGCAGCTCGCGGCGAACTCCACGGTCATTATGGACTTCATCGCGAGCCCGGTACAGCAGGCGCGGCCGTACAGCGGTGCGGTAGCGATTCCGTTCCAGCAGGAGTTTACGGATGCTTTTAGCGAGTACGGTGCTGCCATGCTTAGGGCCAAGGAGGGCGGTGCTGAGGCCGAGGAGGCGTCGGTGGTGTATCAGGAGTATATGGAGAAGATGAAAGCCCTGAGCGCCTTCCAGGGCCGTCTGGACGCGCTAGTGATGACGTCTACGTGGGGCGGTAAAGCGATGACGAACCCAAGGAAGGCAGTTTAGGTGGCGAAGCTATACCAATACGAGCCGGGACTTCTCGTGTTCCACTGTCCGGGGTGTGGCTATGACCACCCCTTCCACGTGGCTCCACAGCGGCGGGAGCGGCGGGCAGATGGTAGTGAAGCCCCCCTGTGGGAGTGGAATGGTTCGATGGACAAGCCAACGTTCACGCCGTCTCTACTTTGCAACAAGGACTTCCCGGACAAGCGGTGCCATTCGTACGTGACCGACGGGAAGATCCAGTTTCTCGGGGACTGCTTTCATAAGCTAGCCGGTCAAACGGTTGAGATTCCAGAGTGGGAGGACAACTAGGTGAGAAAAGTCGAAGTCAACAAGAAAGAATTTGACCGCCTATGGCTGGTTGCGGACCCACAGTATCGACAGTCAGTAGACGGCGCACCAGCGGTCGTTCTCAAATCTCAAGACGTCTACTACGTCTGCGATATCACAAAGGGGGACTAGGTGGCGCCAGCGGCCGGCATCGGGTATCTCTTGGTCAACGACATCCTGACGGACGTCGCGTTCGCGCTGGTACAGCCAAGCGTGAATACGGTCGTACCTGGTGGGGGATTCGCGGCGGGAGCGCAGACGGTAAATGTTTTCGACCGGTCGATGTATGTCGGAGCGCAGATCCTTGTGGGAGTGCTCGGGACGGATCTTGAGGTGGTGACGATCACAGCGGTCAATGTGGGAGTATCCTTCACGGCAACCTTTGCGAACGCACATGCGGCGGGCGAGCCGATCCTTGGCGCTACCTTCCCGGTCAGGCAGATAAGTGACCAGCTCTTCACGCAGGCGGAGATGCTGACGTACATCTCAAATGCGGTGAACGATCTCTTGGCGGACTGCCCGCTGATTCAGCAGATCGTGGATCTCGATATCGCGCCGACGGAGCAGATCACAGCGCTGCCGGCGGACAGCCAGAAGCCGTTGAGGGTTGCTGCGTACGGTCTACCGCTGCGGGAGAGCTCGCAGAGCAATCTGGATTCGATGGATTACACGTGGAACCAGCAGGCGCAGGCAACGCCGTACGTGTATTTCCGCGACAAGGTAGGGCTGCAGAATATCGGCACCTGGCCGGTAATGGGAAACACCACGCCAATCGAGGTGATCTACGAGCAGCGGAGCGCAACTCTCTTGGGGTTGGCAGATGGGTTTATAGTCCCGGATCCATTTTTGTTGTATGCAAAGTACAAAACGCTGGCCTACGCCTATTCGAAGGATGGGGAGCAGCGCAATCCGGGACTCGCCAAGTATTACACAGACCGGTATGCGTTCGGAGTCAAGATTTGTTCGGTATTCCTCGAAGTAGTGATGGACCCAAATCTGGAGAGTTAGGGAGCTTCCAGCGGTCCTCAGCAAAGTGCGGTTCAATCGAAGACCAACGCTTTCGCCATAGAGTCTTGAAGTACATCTGACCTTCCGGCGTCAACCACCCCTTACGGTGTTTATATCCGAGCTCAAACTGCTTGACGATAATACCTTCGGACCAGTCGTAATCGTCCCAAATGAAGACTAAGCCGAACCACGGAACGATCACTTTGAAGTGGAATCCGAAGAGGGGAAGCCACCGCTGGCCGTCGCGCCATGTCACCCAAACCCCAAAGTTCCAGAGGTAGAGGAACCAAGTGATCGGAGAATGGGGGCGTCCGAGTAGGCGCTCAGGGACGCGAAGATTGAACCCTTTGGTTTGGCTGAAGAGAAGCATCAGATCCTTACCTTCGCATCAGCAGATCGCCGGTAGGCGTCGTAGTCGAAGTAGCGGAAGCCGCGAAATCCGCTCATGTAGACGCGGTGCGGAGCTTTCTCGAAGAGGTTGCAGATTGCCACCCAGTTGTCAGGCTTGATTTGCCAATCGCTCTCACCACCATCCAACCGCCCCAGTCGAGGGAGAGATCCATCGTTGATGACGACCTCGATAACCATGAACGAGCCGAGGATGCGGCCGCGATAAGTGAACCACAGCTTCTCTAACTTTTGCTTCGGCTTGCCGCGACCGAGCGTGTAGTAGAAGTGCGTCCACGGAGCGTTGAGCGCGAAGATCCTCGCTACGATCTTCGGTTCGATGAACGCCGGCCACGTCTTGATGATGTCCATGTAGGCATAATAATACGCCTAGTGTCGGAGGGCGGCGTGAGCGTGGAGGTGGTCGATGATCTCCTGCGGAATCTCCGAAAGGTGCTCGAAGGTGGGGCAGCCCGAGCCAGCGCACCCAGGCTCGGTGCATTCATACCAGACGAGCCTAGTTCCAGGAAACCGATTGAGGTAGAAGCGCACAGCCTTCGGCAGCTCGGACTCTACGGGTTCACCCGCAATCATCGCGGCTGACATCGAGCTATGGACGGGGACGCTGACCCACTGCAGGACTTCCATTCCGAAAATAATAGCACTACCGGCAAGGGCGAATTGCTCCAATAGAACCGATGCCTGCCATGCCGGCGAGGAAGTAGATCAGGTAGATGCACACCGCTACGATCACGACCACGCGGATAATCCGCTGGATGGTTGCGTCCATAGGGATCTGCGTGATGGCCCAGAGAATCAGGCCGACGATAGCAAGGACCACGAGGAGTCCGATAAGACCTGCTGGGAACATGATTGTCACCTCAGCGTAGTGAGATGCAAAAAGATACCCACGGAGGCAAAGCCGTGGGTATCTTGCAGGACAACTAAGAAGGTTGTGGGCGTTCCACGAATCAAAGCCTGCCAAGGTCTGCGAATCGTAAAGGAACTAAAGGCGTCCTCGCACCGCCCACAGGAAAAGTATACCTACAGCGTTTTCTTGTTGCAAGAATTTTCGAACTAATTTATGTTCGTTCCTGCCAAGGAACTGTGACCGTATGATTCCACCCCTAAAATTCGGGTTGTATCGCCGTCTCGTCGCCGTGGTGCGTCCGGGGCATGGCGATCCTCCCCCCGGCAGTTGGCAACGGTGCAGGAGTAGAAAGATTCAGGCCAACAACAGGCAGCAGCGGCAGCTTTACGGACTTCCGACGGTCTGACCCCCCGTCAGGGTTTAGGCTGGCGCGGATCTGCCAGTCTCAGAACACGGCCATCCAACCGGGGCCAGGTTCGTGTAAGAGCGCTGTGAACATTTGAAATTCTGCTGGGGGTGACCCCGGTAGGAGGGAGTATTTAAAAGAAAAGCCAGCCTATTGCGTAATTAGCCTACATGGGCGACAATGTGCTCGGAGGGAAGATTGACTACACCTTTGCTGATAATCAGCGATGCCCCCACATCGCATACCGGGTTAGGCCGCATCTGCCGCGAGCTGGCTACAAAGATCCACGAAGATCTCTCCGATGTTTTTGAGGTAGCAACCTTCACCTTCGGCGGGACCACATCGAGGCACCTTCCATTCCTGCAGTACCCGATGACCCAGAGCCACAACTATGTCCCGCCGGAACTACCGAAGGTGTGGAAGGACTTTGCCGGCGAGAAGAAGGGTGTTGTACTGACGATCTGGAATCCGAGCTGGCTGCGATGGTTGGTGGACCCAGACAGTCTGCCAGACAGCCAACTCAAGAACTTCCTGAAGGCGGGGTACTTCAAGACCTGGGGCTACTTTCCGATTGACGGCCACGGACCCGATGGGATGCTTCCAAAGTCGATTGTCGACGTGATCGACAGCTTCGACCGAAAACTGGCGTATACCAAGTGGGCGGCAAAGATTATCGGCGATTCTATCGCCGAGACCGTTCCGGCACTACCTCACGGACTCGACACGAACGTCTTCAAGCCATACGACAAGATGGAGTCTAGGAAGAATTTCTTTGGCCGGCTGCAGATTGAATCGGCTGGGGAGCTAAAGCCGGACCTCTTCTTTGTGGGAGTCGTGGCGACGAACACCCAGCGCAAAGATTGGTATCTTGCGTTTCAGACCTGTCAGGAACTTCTGAAGCGCGGCGTCAACGTGGGCCTGTGGGCACACACCGACGCCTACATCAAGGCGTGGGATCTCCTGACGTTGAAGGATCAGTTTGGTATGCACGGCCGGGTAACGATCTCAACCGCCATGCTGGACGACGTGGCGCTCGCGAGATGTTATTCGTGTATGGACGTGACGCTAGGAATCGGCAGCGGCGAGGGCTGGGGCTTTCCTCTTGCGGAGAGTTTGGCCTGTGGCGTCCCGGTGATCCACGGAGGCTACGGAGGTGGCGCCGAGTTCTGCCCGTTCATTGTGCCCCCTGTAGCGTGGCGCGGCGAGGGTGTTCTGGGGATCAAGCGGCCGGTGTATTCCCCGCAGGCATGGGCCGATGCTGTGATGGTTGCAGCAAAACATTTCCCGCGAGTGGGCCTACCACCCTACATTTCGTGGGACAACGCATGGCCGGAGTGGAAAAAATGGCTAACGAGCTCATTGTAATTTCGCCTATCACTCGCCGGCAGGGCTTCATCGACGAGTATGAAGACCAGCTCGCGGCCGCAGAGATCGAGTTCTACCCGTGCCCCATCATGCTTGATGATGGGATTGCGTCGATCACCGCGAGATGGAAGATCAACTTCATCCGTTCGATGTGCCAGAGGTTTCAGAAATACTCACGACTTGTATTCACCGATGGCTGGGACGTGCTTTTCTACGGGAGTAAGCAGGATCTCGTCGACAAACTCCCCAGCGGTGTCCTGGTGAGCGCGGAACGGAATTGCTGGCCCGAGAGGGATCTTACGGAGAGCCTCAAAACCACCAGCCGGTGGAGCTACTGCAATCCCGGAATGCTGTCAGGATCTCCCGAGAGGCTAATGGCGTGGACCACCCAAGCCCTTCGTATGCCAGATCTCGACATCATGGAGCAGGCTTGGTTCAACCGAAGAGCCGATAAAGGCGATATCGAAATCATTCGTGACCTGACTACGGCCATTTTCTACACCGTCTCGCGAGATCTGGAGGACGGATCCCTAGAGCACAACTGTGGACTGCCGTGGGGTTCGGTGTGCAATGCGAAGTATGGGACGTACCCCCACTTCTTTCACTTCTCAGGAAAGTGCCCATCTGTACCGTTTCGGGCTATGCTACGGGGGAGGACTAAATCCCTTTGCGCATCTGCCTCATAACGCCGCCGTCACCCTTCTTGCTGGACGAGAGGGTATTCCCGGCGCTCGGCATCCTTCGGGTGGGAGCGGTCCTCGAAGCGGCGGGACACCAAGTGGATCATCTTGATTTGTGCGGAGTTATCAATGCAGAGCAAGTCGTCAGAGATTACCGTGGAGCTAGTGTATTCGGTGTCACTGCTACCACGCCGCAAATACCAGCCGCAATGCGTATTGGAGCAGTGCTTCGTGAAGGGGTCGGAGCTAAAACGATACTCGGCGGTCCTCACCCTACCCTCCTTCATGCTGCTGCCAAGCGCGGCAACGAGCGAGCGCAGGTAGCCTTGAACTACCTTGTCGAGCACTTCGACGTTGTCGTCGCCGGGGACGGCGAGAAGGCCATATTTACAGCTCTCCATTCCCGAGGGCTGGTAGATGCCGATGACCCCAAGAACATCCTGTGGAACACCTCGAAAGATTTCGAGCAGTCTCCGTGGCCGGCGAGGCACTTGGTAGACATGGATAGCTACCACTACAAGATCGACGGCGCCAAGGCCACGTCGATGATCGCCCAGCTCGGATGCCCGTTCCACTGCAAATTCTGCGGCGGCCGCAACAGCCCGATGCTCCGCCAGATTCGCGTACGGCCGTCAAACAGCGTCGTCGACGAGATGATGCACCTCCACAACGAGTACGGCATGACGGGCATTATGCACTTCCAGGACGAGCTCAACGTCAACCACCGCAACCTTGTGGATCTCATGGTGAAGATCAAAGAGACGGGGATCCCGTGGCAACAGCGCGGATTCGTGAAGGCGGAGCTCTTCAATGAGGAGCAGGCCGAAGCGATGTACGCCGCCGGCTTCCGCTGGCTTCTGTGCGGGTTCGAATCGGCACACCCGCGCATCCTCAAGAACATCGCCAAGAACGCCACTCGGGAAGACAACACGCGGATGCTGCGAATCGCGCACAAGTACGGCATCAAGGTAAAGGCACTGATGAGCGTAGGCCATCCGGGAGAGAGCGAGGAGACAATCCTCGCAACCCGCGACTGGCTACTGGAAGAGAAGCCAGACGACTTCGATGTAACGATTATCACGGTCTATCCGGGGACGCCGTACTTCGATGAGTCCGTCTGTGTTGGAGAGCCGGTCTACAAGTTCACCACGAACGGGGATGTGCTCTACAGCGAGAACACCGACTTCCATCGCGACATGCAGTATTACAAGGGCGCACCGGGAGAATATAAATCCTACGTCTGGACTGACGACATCTCACGCGGCCGGCTGTGTGAGGTGCGAGATCAGGTGGAGGAGGAGGTCCGGTCAAAGCTCGGGATCCCCTATGCGACCGGCGCGGCCGCAATCAACTTTGACCATTCGATGGGAATGACGCCACAAATTTTGAGGAGCTCCAAGTGATCGACTACCGCGCCTGGATCATGCACGTCAACCGTCTCGACTTTCTCTTCAAGGCAGTAAACAGCGCTGCGGACATAAAAGACGGACTTACAGTTATTGACAATTCAGCGAAAGAAGACGAGAGGTTGGCGTACAACCTTGGAGTGAAAGTGTTCCGGCCCTGCGTTCCACTTTCCTGTCCGCAGTCATTCAACCTAATGATGCGAGAGACGCGAGAGGCCGGCACGAACATCTGCATCTGGATGCACTCAGACGCGGAGGCTCACGCGGGGAGCTGCCTGAAGCTTCTCAATACCGCGAGGAAGATGAACGACGAAGGCCGCAAGTGGGGGATCCTGTGGACGAACTACGACGCCCTGTGCGCGATGAATGCCAACATGCTTCAAGACGTGGGGGAGTGGGATATAAATCTTCCGCAATACTTCGTGGACAACGACCAGCAGAGGCGACTCCGCATCGCAGGCTACGAGTTGATAGACACGGGGATCCCGGTTCATCACACCGGATCGGTAACAATCAGAAGCGACAAGCGTCTCGAATTCTTGAACTCCATCACCTTTCCACTGTACGAGAAGTACTACCGTCAGAAATGGGGAGGATCGCCAGGGCAGGAGACGTTCACGATTCCGTTTGGAAGATCGGATATTTTCGGGTAGTCCAAAATTTGGACTGAGGGAGGGTTTTATGGAGCCAGTTTCGCCTGTGATGCCGGGGTCAGAACCGATAGAGGTAGTGCTTGGAAAAGATCAACCGCAGTACATCCCCCTGCCGGCGGTGTATCTCGACACCAACGCAAGGCCAATGATTACAAGATGGCGACTCACCGAGGAAGAGCGGGACGCAATCGCGAACGGAGCTGACATCGTGATGCAGCAGCTCACCTTCCGAAACCCATACCAGCCGGTGAATTTACAGGTGGTATTCCCCGAAGAGAACCCAGTTTTCGTACAGGAGCCATAATGCCATTCCCGAAGAACATCGAGGAGCTGCGAGCGGCGGACTACAAGTTCGATAACCACGCAACCTGCCGTGGCTGTGGTGAAGAGATCGAGTGGTGGATTACGCCGAAGGGAAGCAAGATGCCGATGAACCCGATGCCGTCAGCTTCGACGCCGGCGGTAACCCACTTCTCCACCTGTACCGAGGCCGAGTCGTTCCGAAAGAAGTAGATAGCAATCGCCGACCGCGCTAACATTGGCGCATGGCCGACGCAGCATTCAGGACATACAACCTCGTCAACCAGTCGAAGGGAATCTCCGCCCGCTACGTCGACGATGCCGTCCCCGAATCGGTTTACCTCAACATGGACAACGTGGAGGAGATCGAAGAGAACGCGCTCGCGTCTCGGCTCGGAAGCACGGTCATCAACAAGGGATCTTTTGGCTTAGCGTTTCCGCTATCAGGATCCGTCTATTCGCTCAACAAACTTGCAGGGTTGAACGGTATCGGATGGAGATACGCCGGTTCGGGAACCAACCTATATCGGCGAAACGTGGCGTTCACAGGATCGTACACCGTAATCTCCACTACGATGAGTGGGCAGCCGTGGCAGGGGGTGGTCTATCAGCCAGAGATCAGCTCTATGCCGTACCTCTTCATCGCCGACCTGGCGGGGATGCTGAAGGATAACGGTTCGTTTACCCCTCCTCAAAACATGGGGATCAAGCAGCCGCAGTACCCAGTGCTCGCGCAAGCTCAAGCCCCGGACCTGATCGTGCTGGACGACTACGAATCATTGTCCACCGACTACACGTACACCGGCATCTCCGGAGGGACGGTAGGTCCGAACGTTTTCACTAACACCACATCCAATATCGCCACGCCGGGGATTCAGGAAGTCAACGTCGCAGACCCGAGCCTCATCGCACTGTACCAGTACCTCTCCATCGGATCAGAAGCGGTGCTCGTCCTATTTGTAACCGCCACAGGGTTCATCGCGGACTTCCAGTTTCCTCACCCGACTGGATCGGCAGTAGAAAACCAGCAGCTAAGCTTTGTTGTTCCCCCGAGCACAACCGCGACCGTGAGCAAGTCGTTCGGAGGAACCCCCATATCGGCGTGGCCCACCACGCTGCAGCTAGAAGACTACATTAGCCTGTTCGTCTTCATCAGCGACCCAACCCAGGTGAAGTCGATCACTTTGAAGTTCGACTGCGGAGACGGAACTTTCGAGACAGACTACTTCTACCGCGTCATCGCACAAGGCCCGCTGCAGAGCCTTCTGGAGACACAGACAGATCCTACTGTTGCCGCGAGCGATGCGATCATATCCGAAGCGCTGGATATCTATGGAAGCAATCCCGGAGGGGTAACAGCTCTCAACACCGGACTCAACCAGTGGACTCACATCCTCCTGCAATTGTCGGACTTCGCCGGCGCGGGACGAGCGGACTTCAACGACCCATCCTTCAACTGGCAGAACGTCAACGGATACCAGGTTGAGATCGTGACTAACGATACTACGGCCGCAACCGTTGGCCTGTGCGCCCTCGTCCTCTTTGGGGGAGCTGGTCCGGACAGCTTTGCCGGCGTTGCCTACGACTACCTCTTCACCTTCTACAACGTTGTGGACGGCTCGGAATCGAATCCGTGCATGGTGATGACGAACATCAACCCCCCGCTCAATACGAACTGGGTGGTTCCGCGAAGGCAGCCGGTACTCTTGACGCTGAATCACCCGATACTAGATCCACAGACCACACACCTACGTGTCTATCGTCGTGGCGGAACGCTGGGCGATAACTACCGTCGCGTCGACCAGATCGTCCCCACGGGAACGCAGACACTCTACACGGACCTTTCGTCGGACGTTGATATCGAAGTGGCCGATACCGTGTCGTTCGTGAATGACGTGCCAGTCACCAGTACCCTGCCAGTGCCCGTAAACACGACTTTGAATGTTGCGCTCACCGCGACCAACCAAGTGCAAACGATTACCCCGGCGAGCATGGCAAATATCTCGGTAGGCCAGCAGGTGACCATAGGCAACATTGCGCCGGTAGATCTCTTGGACACGTCGGAGATCGTTATTGTGCTCACCAAGACAGGATCGAACTTCACCGCGTTCGTGCAGAACACGCACGAAGTCGGAGAACTAATCAGCGCAACCGCGCAATACTACCTACCCGTCAACATCATGGCGCAGGCTTACGACCAGATGTGGTTTGCCGGAGACAAAAATAACCCTGCGTACCTGTACTACAGCGCGAAGGGAGCGCCTCAGAACGTAGGGTCCGATAACTACGTGGCGGTGACTACCCCAGACGACCCGATCACCGCAATCGTGCAGATCAAGGGAAACCTGTACGTGTCGACGCGAAAGTTCTGGTGGTCGATTGCACCAGGTACGAATGCAGGGCAGCCGCCCACGGTATATCCAACGGCCGCAAAGCATGGATGTGTGGCGCCGAACGGCTACGTACTAACCGAGGAGGGCGTCTACTACCAAGCCATCGACGGCATCCGCTTCTTCGGAGGAGGAGCATCGGTCTACTTGACCCAAGATCAGGAATTCTTGTTTCAAGACGTGGGGAACACGCCGATCATCGAAGCCAATCCAAACAGCCTCAACCTGACTGTCGGCGCCTACTGGAACAACATGATCTTCTTCTCCTACGTCGGCACTGACGGGAAGAGGCATCGCCTCATCTTCCACACGGTCTATAAGCGCTGGCGAAACGATGACGCGGATGCGCAGTCGATCTTCCTCGAAGCTGACACCAACGTGCTCGTCTATGGGACAAGCGATGGCCTCGTGAAGATCGACCGGGTAGGAACGTGGGACGAGAAGAACGTAGCGGGCACGATCACGCCGACGGCAATTCCAATCAACCTGCAGTGGTCGTACAAAGATCAAGGGATGCCGGCGGAGACGAAGATCTATCAGGAGTTCACGCTGGACTGTAACACCAACGGTCAGGACGTGACGCCGGTGCTGATGTTCAACGACGGAGAATTCTTTGAGACTCTGGACGTAATCAACACCACAGAGCGCACGCGGTTCAACTTGCCGCTAAATAACGGTCAGGGATTCGTGGCGTACAAAGTATCGCTTGTGTTGACCGGCAATGCGCTGCAGAGAATCTTCCTCTATCAAGCCTGCATTCGCGCACTACAGCTAGCGAAGACGCGAAAGAGCCTGGACACGTACTACCTCCGCTTCTCCGACGACGGCTCGAAGATCTGCAAGAACCTCTTTGTGGAGTACAGCGCGAACGAGGAGATATTCTGCATGATCCAGTACGACGATCCCGCGTACGCACCGTTCACCTTCACACTGCCAGCGAGCGTAGGAGTCCGCAACCCGATGCGCGTACGGCTGCCGGCCGTAAACTTCCGTTGGCTGCGATTGACGATGATATCGAGCGACGACTTCCAGATCTGGAACGAGAGCCGGTTCGAGGTGAAGCCCATCTGTAGCGGCAAGGGATACCAATTCTTCGGTTTGCTCAACGTAGAAACCTAGTTGACATGATTTAGCCTACGTGAGACTATTCGGTCATGCACACGTTACACAGCTCGTATTCACTGTTGTCCTGCCTCAGCGCAGGCGGCGGGGGGTATTGGCCTATGTAACGAGATAGTCCAATCGAGTTCACTCCCGCCACCTAAGAATGGCGGGTATTTTTTTGTGCGGAGCTAGGAGAATGGCAGATCCGGCCGCCTCAAAAGCGGTGACTTCCTCTGGGTTCGAGTCCCAGGCTCCGCACCAGATGTGGCAGTAGCCAAGACGGAAAGGCGCCGGCCTGCAAAGCTGGTCATGCGGGAGTTCGATTCTCCCCTGCCACTCCAAGATCTTTGACAATGCGCGTGTGGCCAAACGGCAAAGGCTCCGGATTTAGGCTCCGGGATGTGTGGGTTCGAATCCCACCTCGCGCACCATATTTTCACGGAGAGATGCGTGAACGGTAAAACGGCCGGTTTGCTAAACCGGCGGTCCTAGTGATAGGCCGCGTGGGGTCAGCACCCACTCTCTCCTCCGGAGGGCGCTGCTAGGCTGGTCTGGCAACTGGTCCTGAAAACCAGAGTGTACCCGCAAGGGGCAGGGGTTCGACTCCTCCGCTCTCCTCCAAGATTGCCGGTGATGTCCCGTGGGAAGTGGACGCCTGTCCGTAAAACAGAAGCGCCAAAGCGCATTGAGAGTTCGAACCTCTCCACCGGCACCAGAAATAAAGCTTGACCATGTAGGCTAATTGTGAAACCTTGTGATGGCGGGGTAGAGCAGTGGCAGCTCGGGTGGCTCATAACCACCAGGTCGGAGGTTCAAGTCCTTCCCCCGCAACCATTCGATGTAACACGGGCGGAGGAAGCCAGGGGTAGTACACCCCGCCTCCGCCCAACTATTCTGGGGAGGCAACACATGGCATTCACCGAAGCGGAGATTGAAGATCTTTTCACGTACCACGCACCCAAGCCCGGACAGCAGGAGCGCTATCAGGCAATCCGCGAGTCCGCGAAGGGCTTGGCAAAGACCATCGTCGCAAACACCCCAGCATCCGCCGATCAATCCGCAGCCATCCGCCATCTTCGTGAGGCAGTGATGACGGCCAACTCCTCAATCGCCTTGGAGAAGTAAAAGGAGGCCGCGTGAAGCTCATCCTGGTCATAGACAGAGCGCTTCTCTTGGCCTTCAACTGGACGGTTATTTTCTGTATTGAATGGTTCTCATGGAATCGCCGGTGGATCGAGCGAGGGTGCATCATCGGATACGTGACGTTCAATGTGGTCCTTTCCGTCGACAACAAATTCGAGCACCACAGTTCCATGATGCTTTACACGCTACCCTTCACTCTGTTGATTGCCTCCGCGATGTGGGTTATCGAGGGGGACTCCGACACGAAGCGGATGGCAAGGATATGGAGCATGGAATATATCGCCGCAAGGGTTGGCTGGTCAGGTATATGCGCAGTCTTTGTTTTCGCATTGCTAGTGGTGGCAGTGGGCGAGCATGGTAGGTATCTAGTCTCGGCGGCCGCGATGGCATGTCAGTTGACAAGCTACGTCACATACTTGTACCTCATGGCGTTACCGAGGGGCGGAGAGAAGGGCAAGCGCCGGAAGGTCGCGCTCGCGAAGCTGAAGGAGTGGTTCGGGTCACTGACGTGGCTACCTACTCCGGCAATGGAACCGCAGTAACAGGAGGCAACAATGGAACCGCACCAGCAGCGAGTAGTAGACGAGCTCAAGGAGCTCGAAGTCAAGAGATCTAAACTCGGGAAGTTCATTCAGGAAAACAAAATGTTCAAGACGCTGCCGGCGGCTGAGAAGGAGAGGCTACGGCGCCAGTTCAGCATTATCATGCAGTACGAGGAAGTCCTCACCGAAAGAATCCGGGCATTCCCCGACAAAAAACTTGACACCAAGAAGAAGTCGTGAGACTCTCCAAAAAGACATGAAGCATACGCTCACAACGCGATTTACCCCAGCCGCCGCGCAACAGCCGCGTCAGGGTAATTGCGCATCGCATGTGGGCCGGAGCTTCAGTCGATAAATTCTATAGACGACGGAAGTAACCAACGAAGGCCCACCGAATAACCGGTGGGCCTTTTCGATGTAAATGATTGGAGCGTGTCCGGAATGGCATCGGCCTCGGCTGTTAACCGAAGTGCCCGCAAGGGAGTGAAGGTTCGAGTCCTTCCGCTTCAGCCAAGTAAGTGTTTGTTTTGCGAAGTTGAGATAGTGAAAGGGAGAAAGTTCTGTTCGCACGGATGCGCGGCTAGATACAACAACAAGGCGTTCCCGAAGAGAAAACCCGAAGGCAAATGCGACGTATGTGATGCCCCGGTAAAAAACTGCCTCAAGTATTGCGGTAAAAGCTGTAAGTCTAAGGCAGCTCACCAGCGGATGATGGAGACGATAAAGCAGACGAACGGTCAAAAAGTAGTTCGCTGGCGGCAACGGACCAAAGTTATAGCGGTAAAGTACAAGGGATCAAAGTGCTGTAGGTGTGGATACGACAGGTGCATAAAGGCCCTAGACTTCCACCACATTGATCCAGCGAAGAAGGATTTTTCAGTGAGCGGGGTGTCCCGCTCATGGGAGTCAATAAAGGCGGAACTGGATAAGTGCATACTGGTTTGCGCAAATTGCCATCGAGAGCTTCACGATGGGATGTGGAACGTAGAAGCCCCGAGCGGGCAGTAGTTGGCAGATGTTTGACAATCGAAACGCAAGATAATGATCGGGAGTATTTCAACAGGCAGAATCATCGGCTCTGAACCGATAGATGGGGGTTCGACTCCTCTCTCCCGATCCAAAATTTTCGATGCGTGATCGGCTAACGGTAGGCCGGCGTCCTTTGAAGTCGTCTGTCTAGGTTCGAATCCTAGTCACGCAACCACGCGGGGTTCGTATAGTGGCTAGTACGGCGGCCTGCCAGGTCGCACACGAGAGTTCGAGTCTCTCACCCCGCTCCACAAGATTCTGTCGTACGCCGAAGATTCACTTTCCAAGGGAGGGCGGAAGCTGACTAGATCGGATGCGAGAGGCATCTCGCCCTGACTTCAAAAGGCTCTGACGTACGACGGATGCGCAATTCGCTGGCATCGTTCAACGGTAGGACGTCGGTTTCGTACTCCGAAAATCCGGTTCAAATCCGGTTGCCAGCTCCACATGCGGTACATTCTAGGAAAGGAGGGTCTATGCAGGATGCAACAAAGCAGGTTGTACTTCAACTCAATTATTCATTCGAGCCGATGGCATTTTGTAATGTACGTCGTGCTGCGCGTCTTGTCGTAAAGGGCAAGGCTAGAATTATCGAACACGACGGTCGCGAACTGTCAGCCGGCATCATGTTTCCTGCGGTGATCCGCCTTATGGAGTACCGGCACGTACCTCACAAGATGCAGACGCTATCGCGAAAGAACATTCTGATTCGCGACCGCAACCAGTGTCAGTACTGCGGAGAGAGGTTCCAGCCGAGCGAGCTAACCCTTGACCACGTTCACCCGAGATCTAAGGGCGGCTTGAGCACCTGGGCGAACCTTGTAGCCTGCTGTGGCCCTTGCAACCGCAAGAAGGGCGACAAGACGGTCGAGGAAGCGGGTCTGATGTTGCTGCATCGTCCACGACCGATGACGATCCACACGTCACGGTTCCTGATGCGGTCGATGGGCGTCGACGATCCAAGGTGGAAGAGGTATCTCTACACCGAGTCTGACAAAAAGTACACGCACTCATAGCTCGAAGCGCGAGCATCCGCATGGTAGGCGGAAGGCGATGGGTTGGATTCCCTCTGAGTGCTCCAACAATGCTGGTAGCCCGAGCGCGGAACGCCCCTTGTAAGGCCGTTCTCTCAGGTTCGACTCCTGTTGCCAGCTCCAAGTGTGACCGTAGCCAAGCCAGGTCTAAGGCGCGTGATTGTGGCTCACGTATTCGCGGGTTCAAATCCCGTCGGTCACCCCAAGTGGGGGGATTCGCGGAGGTCGCACGTTCGAATCGTGCCGAAGGCGTTCTAAACACCGCCATCGTAGCTCAGTGGCAGAGCGCCGCGATTATCCCCCTGCAACAATTTCAAATGTGGGCCGGTAGCATAACGGGAATGCGTCTCCCTTGCAAGGAGAAAGATGGGGTTCGACTCCCCCCGTGTCCACCAATTTTCAGAAGTCCCCGTAGCTCAGACGGTAGAGCGCTGTCCTGAAAAGGCAGGCGTCGTGATCTCGAACATCACCGGGGGCACCACTCGGGTATAGCTGGAAGGTCAAGCCTATGATTTGGGATCATAAGACGTCGGTTCGATTCCGACTACCCGGACCATTTTTATCCACCCGTCGTCCAATCGGATTAGGGCACGTGGCTACGAACCACGAGACGGAGGTTCGAATCCTTCCGGGTGGACCACATTGACAAAACCAGCCTACATGGCTAGGATGATCTTGCGTTTCGATATTGTTCTCCGTTAGTGAAAGTACTCGGTTACTTCATTGCCAATAGCCCCGCAAGGGACTTAATGATTCCCGAAAGGGATAACCGGATGCGAATGTTCTACGGGGAAAAGTTTGAGACCTGGTGAAAGTTGACGGCTACTTCTTGGTTCGAATCCAAGCCGGAGGCAACTCTGGCTGCCACCAAAAAACGGTACGGTGGCTACCCGTTGGCGCAGGTTCCGGTCTCAGAAAAGATATGAGCCTTAGTGCCGTTACGGATACTTCATGCTAAGAAAACTCCGTAGCAATCGTTCTAGGCTCTCGATGTTGTTCGGGATAGTGAAGTTTACGGATACTTCCCTTTGGCGGACGAGGTCGCAGGTTCGAGCCCTGCCATTCGCTTCGGCGGATGTAGCTCAGTGGTAGAGCGCGTAAATCTCCGTAGGCGCCTGTTCTTCCCGATCTAATACGAGAGCCAGACTTCGGTCTGGCTCTTTTGCTTTTACCAAGGAGGGTAAAACGATGCGATCAAACGTTGCAGAAAAGAAGCCATTGCTCTACACCCACGAGGGCGCGGTAGCAGTGTACGCGAGCCCGGAGGACCAGCTTCGGCGCTCAGTGATGTCCAACATGCTCTTCGAGGATGAATTCTACGAAGACGGCCAGGAGATCTCGAAGCGAATCGAGTCGTCAGTCGCAGAGCTCATCAAGACTCGCGGCGGAGCGGATACGGTCGCAAACATCGCGTTCGAGGCCCGGACGAAGATGAAGCTGCGTCACGTGCCGTTGCTGTTGCTGGTATCGCTGATTCGCGCCAACACGGCCGAGACTCGCGCTATCGTTGCCGGCGCCATCGCACACGTCATACAGCGGCCTGACGAGCTGGGCGAGCTTGTGTCGTTGTTCTGGAAGCAGAGTGGCGGACGGAAGATGCTGCCGAACCAGATGAAGAAGGGTCTCGCGCTCGCGCTGGACAAGTTCAACGAGTACTCGCTGGCGAAGTACGACATGAGTTCGGCCGCAGTGAAGCTGCGTGACGTGCTCTTCTTGAGCCACGCGAAGCCAGCCGGAGTTGAGAAGGCGGATCTCTACAAGCGCATCGCAGCGAACGAGCTGAAGACGCCTGACACCTGGGAGGTTGCTCTCTCGGGCGGAGCGGACAAGAAGGAGACGTTCACTCGTCTTCTGACCGAGGGCAACCTTGGAGCGCTTGCGCTTCTCCGTAACCTGCGAAACATGACGGAGGCCGGCGTGGAGACGGAAGTCATCCGTGAGGGTCTTGGAAAGATGAAGACCGAGCGGGTACTACCTTTCCGGTTCATCACGGCAGCTCGCTACGCGCCATCCTTCGAGCCTCAGCTTGAAGAGGCGATGTTCCGGTGTCTCGCTTCGTTCACGAAGTTTCCCGGCAAGACGACGCTGTGCATCGACACGTCAGCTTCGATGAGCGCAAAGGTATCCGGCAAGTCGGAGATCAGCCGGCGGGATGCAGCGGCCGCGCTGGCGATGATGCTGCGTGAGATCTGCGGTGACTGCGAGGTTATCGCGTTCGGAACGCAAGCGGCTGTTGTTCGGCCACGCCGGGGATTCGCGTTGAACGACGAGATCGGAAGCGGTCGGTTCGGTCACGGAACCAACATTGGCGAAGCAACGGCGCTGGCAGCAACGAAGGGCTACGACCGCATCATCGTCATCACCGATGAGCAGTCGGCTACGCCAACGAAGGCTCCGGAGTACGGAACCAAGGGCTACTTCATCAACGTGGCCAGCAACAAGAACGGTATCGGCTATGGCGCCTGGACCCACATCGACGGATGGAGCGAAGCAGTCATCGACTACATCGCTCGCTTCGAGGGCCTTGAAGGCGAAGAGTAGCTTGACACGGTAGTATGCGAGTGCTACCGTGTCTTTGAAGTCCGATCACTAGGGAGAATCTTTGTAGGCGATGAGACAGACCTTCAAACACGTCGTCATAACCATCACCATTGAAAAGTGGGGGCGGGGAGATATGTGTTTGAGGGTCTGATCCATACCATACGTGGTATCACCAGACCCCCTCCAAGTGAGGGGATTTTTATTGGTCTTTGAAAATTGTAAATATATTTACGGGAGATTCGTACAGCGGCCAGTACGGCAGATTCCAAACCTGCTTACGAGGGTTCGAGTCCTTCATCTCCCGCCATCCCGGTATAGCTCAGTGGTAGAGCGTCACCCTCATAAGGTGGGGGCCGATTGGTTCGAATCCATCTGCCGGGACCAGTGCGCAGCTAACTCAACTGGCTAGAGTATTCGCCTCTTAAGCGAAAGGTTCTGGGTTCGATCCCCAGGCTGCGCACCAACAAGTTTCGGGAGTGTAACTCAAGAGGAAGAGGACCAGCCTTTTAAGCTGGACGATGAGATTTCGAGTATCTCCGCTCCCACCATGCACCTGTAGCTCAATTGGATAGAGCGCCGGGCTTCTAACCCGGTGATATGGGTTCGAGTCCCATCGGGCGCTCCACGCGGTAATCGTCTAGTCTGGCCCAGGACTCCTGCTTTTCACGCAGACAACACGGGTTCGAATCCCGTTTACCGCCCCACATTCGCCGTCATCCGCCAAGGGTAAGCGACATGATTCTCACTCATGCAATCGGAGCTCGACTCTCCGTGACGGCACCACATTCGCTCTCCTCGTCCAATCGGATAGGGCACCGGTTTCCTAAACCGTGAATGGCAGTTCAAATCTGCCGGAGAGCACCATTTTGCGCGAGTAGCTCAGTTGGACAGAGCGCTGTCCTCCGAAGGCAGAGGCCGCAGGTTCGACTCCTGCCTCGCGCACCAGTTTTGCGGCAGTAGCTTAGTGGTCAGAGTCCCTGATTGTCGATCAGGTTCGCGGGAGTTCGAATCTCCTCTGCCGCGCCACATTGCAAGGTTGGCCGAGTGGTCGATGGCGCCTGTCTTACAAACAGGTTTATCGCCGGGGGTTCGAATCCCTCACCTTGCACCAGTTTGGACGTAGAGCTCGGATGGCATGAGCATTCGCCTGATAAGCGAAAGGCCAGTGGTTCAAGTCCACTTACGTCCACCAATTCGCGGGGTTAGCTGAGTGGAAAAGCGCTGGCCTTCCAAGCCGGAGATCGTGAGTTCAATCCTCACACCCCGCTCCACAAAATAATTCAGCCTACACAGGAAACATGCTACTATCGCGAAAAGGTAGCATCGAAATGCCCCTGAGACACATTAGGAACTTCTTCAAGAGGCCCACAGCGAAGGCATACTGGTGGACGCAGATCGCCAATTTTGGCGATGCGCTCGCACCGCTGCTTCTCGGCCGGTTCGCCGACCTGGACAACGTCCAATACGCTCCGGTTGGCGAGGCGAACATTGCTTCCGTGGGCTCAATCCTGGAACACATCCCCGCCGGTTGGAGCGGGTACATCGTCGGCTCAGGCATTCTACGCGAAGAGTCAAAGCTAAAGTTTGACCCCCAGCAAGCCAAGATCCTAGCGCTTCGCGGCCCACTGTCGGCTCGCGGAATAAAGGGCAGCTTCGCGATAGGAGATCCCGGACTACTCGCCAACGAGCTCGTCGGGATCCAGGAGAAGCAGTGGGACTTGGGAATCGTTCCGCACTGGCTGGATGACCAGTTAGAAAAAAGGTTCCGCAAGCTGGTTCCAACGAAGTTCACCCTCAAAGTCATCAGCCCGCACAACCACCCCCTCAAGGTCATCAGGGAGATAGGCGCTTGCAAGAGAATCGTTACATCATCCCTTCATGGAATGATTGTGGCGGACTCCATCGGCGGCATCCCCCGAAGGGTAGAGGTGTGCGAAAAGATGAAGAGGGAGGGGGGAACGTTCAAATTCCACGACTACAGCGCTTCGATAAAGACGCCACTTCAGATCGGGAAGATGACCGAGCCGAACTATAACCAGGTTGACGACACGAAGAACGAAATCTACGACGCCTACAGAGAGCTCGGCGGGCTATATGGGAAAAATTGATCTAGGCGGAGTTGTCCGAAGGGCGTGGTTCACTCTGCGTAGGCTAGTCAGAGCTCGCGGCCACGGCATCAGCATCCTTGTGCCGCTGTACTTCGATGGCGCCGGCGGCCAGCGAGAGAGAAACTGGAACTGGCTGAGGGAATACTGGAGGGTAAATCTTCCCGGCGCAGAAGTGGTGATCGGAAGAGATGCGGAAGCCATTCGGAGTCAGACGCCATTTTCAAAGTCCGCAGCTATAAACGATGCGGCGAGCAGGGCGCTAGGCGATGTCTTTGTGGTCGTCGACGCCGACATCTACATCCCCGCCCAAACAATCGTTGATTGCGCCAAGGAGATTCGCCTTGCCGTAAGTAAGGGTAGGAAGCTCTGGTTTGTCCCGTACCGCAAGATCTTTCGACTCACGGAAGAAGCTTCGCGCAAGTTGCTGGAATCCAGCCCAAAGCGTCCGGTCACACCTACCGATGGGATACAGGCCATGACCGTCGGACACTGGTGGGGAGCGATGATCCAGATGATGCCCCGCGAGGCGTTCGAGACGGTTGGCGGCTGGGATCCACGGTTCAAGGGGTGGGGAGGAGAAGATCGAGCCGCAATGGTGGCGATGGACACTCTCTACGGACCACACAAGACCTTTCGAGGCGAGGTGCTCCATATTTGGCACCCCGTCATTACCAGACCTTCGGCCGATAATGATCGGGTGAAGAGTCGTATGTGGGCGAATCAGGATCCAAGCCAGTACAACAACGTTCTCTCGGGAAGGTACTTTGCGTCTCAGTGGAACGTGAAGCGGATGAGGCGACTCGTGGATGAGTTCAAGAACGAGGGGACCGTCTCCAGCCCGGACAGCTCACCGCCAACCTCCACCATCTCGCCCTAGTTCTCCGGTTTATACTTTGCCAGATGCCTAAGCCAAACCAAATCGGCAAGTTGACGACAGTGGAGGGTATGGACCCTACGTTCACCCAGCACTACTCGCAGCTTATCGACATGGTCAACACCCTGGCCGGATACAACGGGACTATTCAGCTATCCGACCACATCGACATGGGCGGCAAGTCCATCAAAAACGTAGTCCCCACCAGCGATCCCGGTGATGTCGTAACGCAAGCCCTAGCTGCGAAGAAGTACAGCCCGTCAGCGATACGGCCATATCTCGAATCGAATGGAAGCGTTCCGCTCCAGACCCAGCGAAGGCTCAACGACCCGAATCAGCGGGAACAGCAGAGTAGCTGGCTGAACGATTTGATGGGAACCCCTCCAAGCGCTAACACTTTGTTTCCGATCTTGACGAACGTGGGTGGGGGAGTCCAGGTAGATCTTCCCGCAAGCACCTTCACCTTCGCAGATGGAAGCATCGTCAGCCTTCTTGCCTACACCCACCTCCTGTCCCTGCCGGCGTCGTACACGATCTCCAGCATCTCCGCCACAGGCAACGTCGTGACAGTAGTGCTGACCACCCCGTCTACCTTGACGGCCGGCAGCGCCGTCACCATAGAGGGCGTCACGCCTAGTTCGTTCAATGGGACATTTGTGTTGACGTCGGTGACGGGTGGAGGCACAACCTTCACGTACCAGCTATCCATCGGCACTGTAACGGGTAGCGGCGGCACCGCACTTCTCAACGGGGTGTACTACTTCACCGTCACGAAGAGAAGCAATCTGATATTCGTGAAGGGTCCGTTCGCTGCGGATACCGCGCAAAATCGACTGCAAGCCAACTTCGACAGCTTCCAGATTGTTGCGGTCGTGGTCGTGACTGCAAGCGGCGGGCAGGTAGAATCGAGCGGCGGCGGCGGATCTCCGCTCACCGGCCCGGTAGCGGCAGGGGCCTTTTTGTAGGGAGGTATTATGGCAGAGGAGATCAAGAGCGAGCTCGTCGTCGTAGATGCCGTCCACGACCCCGAAGGCGGACACATCACGATCAGGGTCCGTTGGAGGAATACGCGAGGTAAGGCTACGTGGTTCGGACCTGAAAAGGGCTACGGTGTGGATGCCACGGCTTTCAATAAGCGCTTCAACGGAGACATCCAGCAGGTGTTGAACTGGATCGCTAGCGAGCATCAGCAGTACAAGGGTGCGGATCCCGAAGTGACAAAGAAGATGACGGCGTTGAAGGGGAAAGTTATCGGATGACGGACCAACATTGGATGTGGTACGGAACGGAGACCTTGCAGGTGGTTCCGTACATGGAAGGTACGCCGGTTTACAAAGACGAGACGCTAACGCTGCTTTACCAGCGGACGCGAGATGAAGACAAACTGGAGACGGTGTTCTGTGGGGACAAGATGAGCCACGACGCCTTCGTCTCCTTCTTCCATCAGCGGAAGACGATGCAGGTACTCTGCGAGGTGGAACCAGACAAAGAGAAAAACCTCCACCCGGTAGGGTATTCATGGGTGGATCTCCCCAAGGGAATCGACGGCGCCAGGTCGGCGCACGCAGGCTTCTGCTTCTTCGACCACGCGGGAAAGCGAGGATCGGCGCGGGCTCTGGGATGTCTTGGAATCGCGTACTGGATCAAGGCGATGAGGATCACCTCGCTCATTGGGGTGCTACTTGAATCTAATGTAGCGGCTAAGAATTTTGCCGAGCATCTGGGATATGTCGAGTGTGCAGTCATCCCCGAGTACCACTTCCGCAACGGAAAGCTCGAAGGAGCGAGGATTATGCACCTCTCTGCCGAGCGTTTCCTTCCTGTGTTCAATGAGTGGAGAGAGCGGAATCCTGTGGCTGGAAAATAACGATTGCGGTACGCTCCTGAGAGGAGCGAACTCGTGTCCAAGCCTACAGGGGAGAATCAGCAACTCCAAACTGCGCAAACCAACCTTGCGAATATCATGGCGAGCACGGGTGAGCAATCAGCTCAGGAAGGCTCGACTCTCTTCAATCTCGCACTTCCCGGACTACAGCAAGCTGAAGGCTATTACGGCAAGCTGGCGACCGGAGACCCGGCAGCACTCGCACGGGCAAACGCCCCAGCGATCCAGTCGATTACGTCGGCAAGCAACTCCGCGAAGAAAAACATCACTCAAGATATGCCGCGAGGCGGAGAACGAAACCTTGCGCTCGAAGAGGCGGATCTCAGCAAGGGTGCGCAGATCAGCGGGCTCACGACGGGATCGTATACGAGCTCTTTCGGTTCACTCGCCGGCCTGGGTGGACAGAACGTATCGCAAGGAACGGCGGCTACAGGCACGGGCCTGCAGGGGATGAATGCGGCCGCGAATCAATTTGGTCAACTCCAGCAACTCAACAACGAGCAGAAAGCGACTCAGCTCGGATTCTTCGGCTCGCTCGCGGGCGCGGCGGGAACGGCCGCTGGCGGCGGAGCATTCGGAACGCTATAGAGGGGAGATAAGCCGTGGCAGTGGACACACCCCAGATCAAGATTGACCCGTACCAGTCGACAGTGCCGACGGTGCAGATCCCTCCACAGGTGATCGACCAAGAGACGCGGCCGGCAGCTCCATTGCCGGGTCAGTTCGGGCGACCGGGAACGGGTGCGCTCGCGATTGGGGACTCGCTCATCAAGGGCTTCTTGCTGGGTCACCAGCAGCTTGCAGATCGGAAGGCGAAGCAGGCGCAGGCTACAATCGCGGCGGCCGACCAAAGCACCGAGGCAGCCTATCAGCAGTATCAGGACTCCATCTCCAGCGGGAAAGATCAGGCGACACAGGAAGCTACCTACAAGAACTACCTCGACACCTTCAACAAGGCGAAGGAGACGAAGGCGAAGTTCGTGCTTCCGGAGAAGCCAGCGAAGGGTCAGAAGAAAGACGCGAAGAAGGACGGCCAACAGCAACAAGGCCAAGGCGGTCTAGGCGCCAGCATTAAGGACTTCTTCGGCGCAAACCCACACTTGGTTCCGCAGATCGCGCTCGCGACGATGCAGCCCAAGCCCCCCGGACTGTCACAGGATAATCAGGTTCGCAAGCTTCAAACCGAAGCACTGCAGACCGAGGTTGAGGCGGGCAAGGAGAATCTCACTGCCACAAGAGAAAACCGTCAACGCGCTGCGGACGCCGAAGCAAGGGCAGAGAGCCAGCGCCAGGTCGAAGCGAACGGTGGGATCGACGCGGTCCTCAATAACAAGACGGCGGACCCGAAGTTGCAGCAAACCGCTCGGATGATGAAGTACGCGCAGCTTGATGCGCAGAGTCCTGAAGCGAAGCTGAAGACCCAGTACGAGCAGCAGCTCCTCAGTGGCGAGTCCAAAAATTGGACCCCGGAGCAACGGGTGATGGCTGGCCAGATGGGAGTGGTTCCCCTGCCGGTAGCGCAGACGGTCACCGGAAAGAATGGTCACCAGCAACAGATCTTAGTAGACCCGACGACGAACAAGCCGGTTCCAGGGAGCACCCCGCTGGATCTCGGTCCTCCTGCGTGGGCATCGGAATTCTACGCAAAGCGAGCGGCCGACCGCGCCGATCTCCAGAAGGCGGTGCAAGGCAATCCGGAGGCGTACGGTGTAACACCATCATCAGACCCGAAGGCGATGAAGGCGGCAATCGACGCGAAGGTGTCAGAGCTGGTAGTCGCAACCGAGTTTGGGATCAAAAACGTTGCGGGATCCACCGGAAAGACTGGCTACGAGGTTCAACGCGACAACACCTACCTGCAGGATGTAGTGAAGGCCGCAGGATTGAACGCCAAGGCAGGAAGCAGCCCGCTGGATACGGGTCAGGCGACGATGTTCTATCCGGTTGACGCTGGCGGTCAGAAGGCAGGCCAGCCGTTCGCGGTAGGCCGCGAGTACTTCAACAAGATCCTGACCAGCTACACCACGAACCCAGCGGAGGGGAACGGAATCCGCGCCTTTCGAACAGACTCTCCGATGCCTGGAGTAAAGAGTCCGACGAATCCCGACGGCAAGCCGGCAGAGGTGCTCGAAGCCGAGCGCCGGTTCATGTACCAGTGGGTGAAGAACCAGATGATGGATGCCAAGGGCAAGAGCGCCCTGACATCCGATCAGGCCGACCAACTTCTCCGAACGACGGCGTTGGGCAGGCCGATTGTCTCCGGATCCATGACGCGGCCGCCGGCAGCGCCGGGAGAGCCAGCTCGCGCCGGAGGATCTTCGATGCAGCGGCCACCGAGCGGACCAACGAAGCTGTATGCTGTGACGGGAGTCAACGGTCCAGTAGCTTTGACCGATGAAGAGGTTCAGAAGGCTAAGGCCGCTGGCGTCGACGTCCAAGATATAAGCTCATTCAATCAGTAAGGGCCGACATGGCAGAAGACGTTCTGGAAAAATTGAGTGCCGCGATTGGCCGCAAGATTACGCCCGAGTCGACGGCGAAGAAGCCGGTCTATGTAGCTGGCGAAAACGTGAAGGGGCTCAAGGAACCGGGCAACATCGACATCACGAATCGTCCCGTGGTTCCAAATCCAGCCGCCGGCAAGGGTCAGTCAAGCACCGTACTCTCGATGGGGATCGAGGAAGACGGAAAGCATGTTTTGATTCCGATGGTGAGCGACGGCGCAGACGGCAAGCCGCCTCGCATAATGAATAAGAAAGAAGCCATCGACTACTACCACAAAACCAAGAAGCATCTAGGGATTTTCGATAGCGATGCCGCTGCCGACGAATACGGAAGAAACGTTCTACACCCCCAGCAGGCCACCCTGAAGAACGTGAACGGGAGGACTTCGGCCGCCCCGGATCTGTCCTCAATCATCGGCCGAAGGGTGGAGCCCGAGAAGGTCTCCCCGCTGGCGATGCAGCGGTTCAAGATGTACAGCCAAGCCCGGACGAACGGATTCGACCCGGACGCGGCGATGAAGACGGCGATGTCGACCGCAGGGACCGTCGAAGGAGCGCCGGGACAGTCGATGTACCAGAAGGCCAAGTCAGCCTTCGCCAACGTTCCGCTGGCGCCGGGAGCAACAAGAACGCTCGGCGACGTAGGCAAGGACATCTCGGAAGTCCTGCATCGCGCCTGGGCGAATCCGATGGCGATGTCAGATTCAGAGTGGGCGAGTCATCAGCAGAACATCGACAAATTCTTCGACGACTACCTCCAGCAGGCAAAGGCGAAGATCGGAGAGCCGACCACCCCGTTCAAGAAGTTCCAGACAGGAGCGGCTCAGTTTGAAGCTGGGGCCTTCGCTGGGACGGCCAAGACGGCGGCAGAGTTCACATCTCCCGGCCAGATCGCATTGTTGGTGGGAACCTTCGGTGAAAGCGCGTTGGCGCGTGTAGCGGCTAAGACTGGAATTGCCGGAGCTGTCCCCGCAGCGAAGACGATAGCGAAGCTGTTGCAGTTGAATTTCACTGCGTCGATGATCGAAGGCACCGCCACCGGAGTCGAAGACACCTTCCGCAACGCCATCAAGGGAGACTGGAAGGCAGCCGGCCAGTCAGCGGCCGAAGGTCTAATCAGCGGCGTGATGGCGAAGTCTGCCATCGACCATGAGACCGCGCAAATCCGAGTAAGGGCGGATCTGGAGAAAGTGGCGCGAGACAAGTACGGAGCCCCGGCGGGCCATCCGGTTACTGCTGCGATCACCTCCCGGTTCAACCAGCTCGACCCCTTCCGGCAGGCGGCGGTCATTGACGAAGCCGTGAAGCAGTCGAAGGAGTATCAAGACATCCTCAAGGACGTCGACGACAAGAACGCCGACGCTAAAGCTGAGACGCGGAAACAGCAGCGAGGGCGACTAAACGATTACTACGGCCGCGCTATGTCGGAAGCATGGGATGAGAACGTTGCTAGAAGGACGCTGCAGGGCCTCCAGCGTGGCCGCCAAGCGGTCGGTCGGATGGAAGAGGCGTCACGGCAGGCAGACACCAAGCGAGCGCAGGAAGAGCACGTACGCGAGCAGCAGAGCATCACGCTAAGGCTGATAGAAGAGCATCGCGAGATGGATCGGCAAGCAGCCGCGAAGCAGCGGATCGAGCGCGGGCAGGAAGCAGCCTCCGAACGGTCCCAGGTGGGACGGATCTCCGAGGTGCTATCCGACAAGCGGAACGACGTATTCCGTCAGCGCCAGGAATTCGATAGTATCGCGCCGGCCGAGACAGCGCCTCGCCGGCAGATCGAGGCAGTGGTCACCCCCGAGGGCCAGGTAGCCTACCCTGCGATGTTCTGGGGAGAAGAGAATCATTTTGGAGTTGCCGGCGATCTTGGCGGACACGCGGTCTATCGCCAGACGCCACGCGGAACGGAGTGGCTAGGGACCGACGGCAATTTCAGCGAAGCTCCGGAGTCGGTCTACATGGCGGCGAAGCCGGAAGAGGCTGACACGATGGCGCGGCTTGGAGCGCTCACAGCAGAGGCAACCTACCGGGCAGAAGAAGAGGGCGGAGAACACGTAAAGGACGCAGATGAGCTATCGGCAATTCTCAGAGATTATTCGGAAGGTGAAATCGACGCGAAAGAAGCTCGAAAGAGGGCGGGAATCGCGGACACAACCAAGCTGCCAGACGAGTACACGGCCGCTCGGGATGGGAGGCTCAATGGACCCTTTTATGATTCATCAGCACGAGGGTATTATGACGGACTTGCTGAGGAGGCAAGAACCGCTGGCCTTACTGAAGAAGAAACCAACGAACTCCTCAACGAAGCCGGTATGCTTTCCCGTCAGCAAACCGAAAACAACCTCCACCACGTCTCCCGTCCGGGCGACTACGTCGTTTCGGGTAAAGGAATAAAGTGGACGCTCGACAGCAAGGGCGTACTCCACTCTGACGAAGGTGGAGCAGTACCCCTGTTGAAGCGCGGGCTCTACTCGAATGACGCTCTACAGCTAGCGGGGAGCGGCCGCGTAGGCTACGGTACGCAGACGCGGGACGAGCGCAGGGCATCCGACGCTCGCCGCCGGCAGACCGAAGCTGACATCCGGCAGAATCAGGAGCAGGTCGACCGCGAGATGCGATTGGCAGTGCAGCGCCAGGACATCACACCTGCAGCGGAAACAGAGCCCCGCGCCGATACCATCGACAAAGACGTCCGCAGGCAGAGGTTTATGACGCGGCCGCCACGGGCGGAAGAGAGCCAGGTCGGAGCCATCGTCCGGATGGTGCTAACGGCGCCCACCGACGCGAAGAGTGTCATCAAGGCCATTGCGGCAAGGAACGGAGTCAGCGAGCAAGAGGTGATGCGCCTTCAGATCGCGGCTGACCCAGATCGCCTCAACGCCCCGGAGGCGAAGGTAGCGCGGCTGGAGATCGGCGACACGATCACAGACGACTTCCGCAAGGATCGGCCGTGGAAGGTGGAGCAGGGCAAGGATGGCAATCTCTACCTGCGGTCTGGAAACGCCTCACCACTCAAGCTCGACAGACTGAATCCCAGCGACCGCGTCAAAGACATCGTCAACAAAGGCAAGGTGACGCAGAGCAAGCTCGACTTCACTGAAGCTGAGGTCAGTCAGGCTGCGTTCGACCGGCCACACTACGTCAGCTATCAAGACCGCTTGACGGATGAGGTGCGCGAGAGGATTGAAGGCACGATTTCAGATCCAGAAGCGCGTACACCCGCACAGGTCGAACAGCAGGCGGTAGCAGCTATCCGGCGCTCCGACGCTGCCGATGCCGTGGCAACCAGAGCGGTGATCGACTCGGTCAATCCGCCGGCAGATGTGACCAGCGTGGAGCAGGCTGAAGGCGCCGTCGACGACGCGCAAGAGAAGGTGAAGGTCGCGGAGAAGGCGTACTCTCAGGCTGCCGAGGCAGAGTCGAAATCGACACCTGCGGACCCGTTCCCAGACCGTGCTCCGGTATCCGTGGGATACGTTGGACCGCATGGCATGATCGTCCAGAACGGTCACGAGATCTCATTCCACTACGAAGTGGTCCCGATAGACTCGCTAGTGGCTTCGCACAACTGGAATGGCCCCCTACTTGAGGTGAATCCGGAATTTCCGGAACCGCTACAACCACGGACAATCTCAGAGGCAGAGTCGAAGCTGAATGATCTTCGAGCGCAGCGCCGTGTCACCAGCGAAAACGGCAAGACGCAGGGGTACGACTTCCGCGAGTACGCCGATAAGACCGTGAATGGTTCGATGGGACCGGCAATCATCGACCCGAGAGGGTGGATTGTCGGCGGAAACACGCGAATTTCAATCATGCGCCGTCACCTGGACAATCTCCGGTCGATTGGAGACGTGGAAGAGCGCGAGGCTGCACTGCTGGGGTTCCGTTCGGCAATGCGTCAGCTCGCCTCAGAAGATGGAGTTGCGGGCTATCCGGACGATGGCAGCTTCAATGCCGTGGTGAGGGTGTTAGATAAGCCCATCGCGACGAACAGGGAGGCAGCGGAGCTAGGCAGGCTCTTCAATAAGTCCGTCAGCGTCCAAATCAGGAAGTCAGCCAAGGGGATCTCCTACGCGAAGTCGCTGGACACGCCGCTCATGGAGGAGATCGGGCGCAGGACTGAAGCCTACGACGGACTGACGCCGGCGATGCAGGCTGATCCAGAGTTCTTTCGCGACATCGTAAGCGAGAAGTTCAGTGTGACCCCGGAAGAGTACGCGGATTGGTTTGACGATATTCCCGGCCGTGGCCTGGTATTGAACGATCAGGGCCGCCAGCAGTTCACCAAGGCGATGATGGGCACCGTCATCAAGGATGCAGCCCTGCTGAACCGCATCGAGGGCAGGACGCCCTACCGGGCTGCAGAGCGGGCGATTACGTACCTCATCAAGATGCAGGCGCTCACCGACCGAGACATCGTCGGCAAGATCACTGAAGCGCTCAACGCCAGCGCGGAGACGATGAATACCGACCCCGGCCTGTCACTATCAAACGACCGCTGGCTGGCAACCTACCATCCAGATCAACAGCAATTCTTGGGGATGGAGACGAGCATCCCGCCGGAGCCTGACCGGATGGTAGAAGCGCTGTGGCGGGCGCTGACAGCTTCAGATGCGGCCGTACCCCGCGTATTCAACGACCGGCTGAAGAGCTTCATTGGGCAAGAATCTTCGTTAGCGGGTAATATCTTCGAGGAGCAACAGGAGACGCCGGCAGAGGCTTTCAACCGCGCCTTCAAGAAGGAGCTGAAAGAGGTAGCTTTCAGTCGCAAGGATAAGCAAGAGGCGATCTCGCAGGACGAATACGATGCGGCTCTTCGCAACCGCGAATTGAGCGATGCAGAGAGGTTCGATGCAGAGAACACACCGGAGACAGAAGGAGGTCGCGGACAATCGCCAGAGCAGGCTGAGGGGGCGCAAGCCCCCGGCAGTCTCAGCGCAGGAGACCCATTCGCAACGACATCATGGGAGCGTGGCGAGCAGCCGGGAGAGTTGATGTGGGTAGACCACGAGGGGGACTATCCGGTAAGTGCAAGACTTCTGGCGAGCAAGGAGCGGGCTGAGGTTGCAATCAAAGACGAGCACGGGTTAGTTGGCACCGTGGTCATTGGCCGGGGGGAGTGGCCGAAGGAAGAAGCCGACCGTGTTTCGCTGATGCGAGAGAAGATGAAGGGGGCCGGAGACTTCAACGATAAACCCGAGCAGGCCCAAGAGAAGATTGCGGAGCGGATGGCTAAACAGGCAGCCATCGCGTTCAAGCACGGGTCTTCGGGTGGCAGGATGACCCGGCCGCCGGAGGCGCCAACGAAGGCATCCATTGCAGCCCGCGACATGGCCATCACGAAGGCCGAAAAGGGATACGTCACCCCGGACAAGCTGAAGGAGTTCCTAGCCTCACATCCAGCGACGAAGGGCAACGTCAACGAGTTGATGCGCACAGCGAGGATGATGTCGGAGTACGTGTTCGACGCCGACCCGCCGGTGGGGGTAGATCGCAAGCAGGCGCTCGATTGGGTGTTGCGCGAGCGGTTGGCAGGGATCGAAGCGGGAGAGCTCAAGACGAAGCGCGGGCAGTACAGCGACCCATTGATCGAAAAGGGTGTTGGCGATGCGATCATGAAGCTGCATAAGGCAGCGGACCCCAGCACCTTCATTCACGAGTTCGCGCACGTCATCTTCCCGATGCTGAGTGACGAGGATCTCAAGGCTATCGACACCATCGAGGGACCGCGTGGGAAGGGGCGCTGGGACGGTGAACGCAAGAATCTAACGAAAGACGTTTACGTTGACCTATCGGAGAAGTTGGCGAGCGGCATGGAGCGCTTCCTGCGAGACGAGAACCCCACCGGGTTTACCCATGAGGTCAAGGCGGTACTAGCGAAGGTCAAAGAGATGATGCGGAAGGTATACAGCGCCTTCGCAAAAGACCCGCTTTCAGGCTTCAACCCGACCGAAGAGGCTCGCGAGGTGTTTTCGAAGATGTTCGGCATCACCACCTTCGACGTGCAGGATAGATGGAGCGAAGAGCTAAAAAAGGCTCGCACCGAAGAGAAGCGCATGAAGAAGCCCGACGAAGAGGCTCACCCGCTGCAGAAGATCGCCGCCGATGCAGGCGCCACGGGCATCCGCAACACCATCGCGGGCAAGGTGGAAGACTCTGCCGGCGAGCGTGTGGACCCGCGCAAGCCGAGCGCAGCGCTGGTGTTCCCAGACGAGGGATCCGCGACGGCTTTCTGGGACCAGGTTGTTTCCGGCAAGGGCAAGATCTCGAATGCCGAGTTGATTCAGGCTGAGGACGGTAGCTGGGGGGTTCGGTTCAACACGAAGACGAAGGTTCCAAACAGCGTGCTTTATCAGGATGTGCCCAAAAAGCACCCAGGTTTGGAGTTGGAGGAGAAAAAGAAGAGGCTTGCGGAAACCCCCGCCTCAGCCGCAATGGTGCGAAAACTCCTCCAGCTCCAAATTCAAAATCTAGAAAACGAGATTCGGTCGAAGTACGGCGCCGAGACGGAGCCGGCGGCGAAACCGGCAGAGGTTGCGTCGCAGGCACGGCAGGAGGTAAAGAATGTCGCAAACGCCAACGCAGTACGAGAAGCGGCTCATGCAAACGCTCCACTTTCCGACGCTGGAAAGCCTCCAGCATTTTCTCAACCTCCCCGTCCTCCCCGGTCTGCGGATGCGGGTGCCGGATCAACTGGACGAGTTCGACCGGATGGAAAGCCAGTGGCAAGAGCGCCAAGGAGCCTAGCCGAAGTCAGGGAAGTCAACATACAGCCGCTCGCGAGGGAGCGCAGCGCACCGGTTGGAACCGTCGAAGGCGAAGAGTTCAACGAGCAGAAGTGGAAGTCCACGCTTGCGATGGCTGGACTGCCGGAGAATCTGCCTCCGCCGACATGGGCTCTCAACCGCAAGACGGCGGAGAAGCTCATCTTCCCCGGCCAGAAAGAAGTTGTGCAGGCAGCGCTCTCGGCCTTTGAGCAGGGAGATGGATTCGCGGCTGCAACCGCCACCGGAACCGGCAAGACCTACACCGGCATGGCAATCATCAAGGAATGGCGCGACAAGCATCCGGACGCGAGGATCCTCTACATCACCAAGAACCAGAAGTTGCTCAAGAATGCCCGTGGCGTCTCAGAGGGGACGTTCGGCTTCGAGATGGAGAAGAAGCTACCCGACCGCGATGCGCCGGCCGGAACGTACGGGATAACCTACATGGGAATGATTGCGGACCCGAAGGCGGAAAACACGCACTGGGACATGGTGATTGCAGACGAGTCAGGCGAGGCCCGCAATTGGTTCAAGGAAGACAATCAACAGGGCAAGAAGTTGATGGCCGTGACGGCGAACGCCGACAAGGTGGGCTACTTTAGCGCTACGCCCTGGCATTCTCCGATGGAATACGGGTACATGACGAAGCTCAATCTATGGCCGAAGAACGGTTTCGACAGGTGGATCGAGGGTAACTTCGCGCACGAAAAGATCGACGGCAAGGTGATCGGGAAGCTGGATCCCGCAAAGCAGGCGAAACTACGTCAGCAATTGATCGAGCGCGGCCAGCTCGTATCGCAGGCGATTTCCTACGATGGATTTACCGCGCACTTCGGCGTGGTTCCGGTGACGGATTCCATGAAGCGCGGCCTAGACCGCATTCATGAAGGATTTGCTCGCGCAAAGAAGCAGTTGATTGACACGAAGAAGAAGGGGCTTGCAGAGAAGGTTGCAGCGTTCGAGGCGACCTACACGAAGGCATTCCTTGAGCGGGAGCGGCTTCCCCAGGCTATCGAACTAGCGCAAAAGGCTCGTAGGAACGGATGGCAGGTAATGCTGTTCTCCGAGACGTCCTCTGAAGATCTCTTCCGGCGCGGCCAGGAGGAAGGCGAGGAGCCGAGCACCTACCAGCAACTCGATATGGCGATGGGCGGCCAGCTTTCGCGGATCATTCCGCCATTCCCGAACATCTACGACAGGCTTCAGCAGGCGTTTGGCAGCCAGATTGGCGACTACAGCGGCCGTGGCAATTCGATGGGAGAGCGCGAGAAGGCGCTCACTGACTATCTGACAGGCGAACGGCCAATGATTTACTCCACCTACGCTGCCGGCGGAATTGGAGTCAGCCTGCATGACGCAGACTTTCCAGAATTGGGGATCAGCGGAGGAGAGCGGCCGCGTGTGGCTATCTTCCTTGGGCCGCCGTACTCAGGAGTGCTGCTAGAGCAGGCGATGGGGCGCTCATGGCGCTTCGGTGTGAAGTCGGATACCCACTCTGTCTTTCTCGCCACCGATTCAGAGCCAGATGTAAGGCTAATGCAAGAGAAGGTTGGGCCGCGCATGAGGGCGCTGAGAGCCTCCGTGCTAGGTGAGCGGGACTCACTGGCGTCGGTCATGGCCACTTACAACGATGAGGAGAAGACGCGGGCGAGGCAGGAGTCGCTGGCTTATCAGGAAGGCAATGAACCGGAGATCTCGGCGCAGAGCTTCCAGGTACGCAGCAAGTCACGCGACGTTGGCATCAACGATTGGAGCCAGATCAACTTTCCACCGGCCGATACCGCGAAAAACAAGGGCATGAAATACGGAGAGCATGTACCTGGGGGAGATTGGAGCAACCTCTACCAGTCGAAGTTCGGGATGCTATTCCCAGACTCGCCGGAGCAATCGGCCGGGAAGGATTCGGTCGACTCCATCGGCAACGGTCTGGCTACCGGGCAAGGTCTTCCGCCAGACGTGTCAGTCCAAAATTTGGACCCCGCAGACCGCGACGTGGTGGTGGGCGCGGCTGCTTCTGTGGCGACGGATGCCGTGGATGCTTCAACCGAGCGCGATGCGAAGGCTGCAGCCCGTCAGTCGATGCAGTCGCAGATGCAGCTACCCGGCGACAAGGATAAGTGGATCCTGACCTTCCCGAACAGGCGGCAGAAGATCGGCGTCTGGCGGTATACCGGGGATCCAGCGGATCTGCCACGGAGGGCGGAAGCCTCCGGAGACGAAGACATCACCAACAGCCGGCCGAAGGACATCCGCACCTGGTACGGAGGCGCTGCATTCACGCAGGAGGTTGGAATCAAGTCAATCGCGACTCGCGCAGGCGCGGCCGAGGCGGGAGAGAACATCGTCAGGATGAACCGCTCGTATCAGGCGGACGCGGACGTGAACTTCGCGGACTTCGCAATGGAGGCCCATGACATCGCCGAGAAGCACAAGCTGGACACTCGCGACCCGAAGACGATGAATGACCTGTGGGATGCCGTGGAAGGCAAGCGCGTCATCGACAACCCGGCGATCAATGCTGCGGTGAACGACATCGCCAACCTGCATGAGCGGATCCACTCGGCCGAGGGAACTGCAGGCGTCAAGCTGAAGACGCCATCCGGCGAGGTGCTTTCGTGGAAGCAGATCTCGAAGGACCGCAACTACATGCCGCATCGGATCGACTGGGATGCCCAGGTGCAAGATCCAGTTACCGGCGAAACGCACACACTCCGCGACATCATGAAGGAGACCTTCGCGGAAGCCAGCCGCCGGCGGATTATCGACGCTATCGCGAAGGAGCGGAACTACACCTACGACCAGGTGGTCGACTACCTTCGCGCTTACGCTCCAAACACGCCGGTGTTGAGCCATATCCACCGCGCACGTACCATCGACTTTCCGTTCATCAAGAAGGACTGGCGAACGCTGATGAGTTACTACCGTCAGGCCGCTGACGCTATCGCGATTGAGAAGAACTTCGGTTCAGATCGCGGCAAGCTGGACAAGGAGATTGCGCGGATCCCGAGCGAGAACGGCCGCCGCACGATTCAGAGCATGTTCGACGGATTGTTGGAGCCGCAGGAGTGGCAGGACTGGACAGCGAAGGCTTACAACGCCGCCATCGCTTTCGAGGCCGCAACCAAGATGACAATCTCCGTCACCAAGGTGCCGTTCCACCTCGTCCACATCCCGATGGGCCTGAAGGGCCGCGTGATGCCGCTGGTGAAGGCTATAGCGAGGGACATCTTCGATCACAAGGACGTGATGGACAACGCGACTTATGTGGGAACCATCGCTCGACAGTTGAACGCCGCTGACGTGATCGCCAAGGGTGAAGACTCTCAGGGCATCACACACCAGATCTTCGGCAAGACAGGGTTCAACGCCGCGTACAAGCAGGTGAGGGCGATTGCCGGCGAGTCATCTCGCATCTGGATGGAGCAGTACGCGATGAAGGAGCTCCGCAAGGATAACTCCGGGGAGGCTCGCAGAATTCTCCGCGACGTGATGCTAGTTGGAGACAAGGCCATCGACCAAGCGATTGCAATCGGCCGGTTCACTCCGGAGGATCTCGCGAAGGGTCAGACGGCCTTTGCCAACCTGACGACGTGGTCGAACAATCCGCTGCAGATGCCAGGGTGGGCGCGGCTGCATATTGAGCGCAACGATCCTACGACGATGGTGGGGATCAAGCGGGCAGTGCGCCTGACGTACGCGCTGCAGTCGTTCGCGCTGAAGTCGACATCGCTGCTACGTGAGCAACTCTATGACGAGGTGGTTCACCACAAAAATCTCAAGCCGCTTGCATACGCTGTCATCGCGTATCCGGTGATCGGCCAGCTACTCGCGGCCACGGGCGCCGGCGCGAAGCACTTCGTCCACAAGGGAATCGAAGGGTTGGAACACAAGGAGCACGAGAACGACTCATGGGATAAATTCTTCGCCAACCTGGAGGACACCTTCGAGCATCCGGAGGCAGTGAAGTTCCTGAAGTTCTACATCGACGGCTGGACGCTGGGTGTCGGCTGGGACCGCGTACGCCGCTGGACGGATCCATTCCTAAATGCCGCGATTGGCAAGAACAAAGAGGCTCAGAGCGGACTAACGTATCTCCTCAAGGACGAGGGCGAGCAGCTCATCGGGCCGGCCTTCAGCGACCTAGTGGAGTTTCTTGGCTTTGGCGTGGATGTGGGCAAGATCGAGATAGGCCAGAAGCACCCCGAGCAGAAGAAGGAAAAGGTTGAGGCCGCCGCGAAGAAAGAGACCAAGCAGATCGTACCGATTCTCGGTCAGGTGCCAGGGTTCACGAACCCACCGAAAGCGAAGACCACGAGGCCGCATTACTGAGTGTATTATGCCTACATGGAGGTAACACCATGAGGGTAGTTATTGCAACACCCGAGCAGTGGCAGTCGATATTCCAGAGGCTCATCCCGGCGGAGCGCATCTTGCAAGGGACGGCCCTATTTATCGCATCCGTAAACACTCTCGTTGTTATGGACGATGAGCTGGTAGTCGGCAAACTACGCGAGAACAACATTCACGAAAGCGAACCACTGTCAAAATGGAAAGAAGAGCTCCGCACGAAGCAGTTCGAGGTAATCTATCCGTCGAAGGAGTGAGCGATGCCGATCCGAGCAGGGGCAACGAAAGCTGAAGCCTTCCACGATCTACGTCACGGGAAGGCGTACAAGAAGACGCGGGCGAAGTTCGGCAAGAAGAAGGCGCAACAGCAGATGGTTGCGCGTTACTTCAAGCACGAGCGCGGCGAGGACCGGCCGAAGGGTAAAAAGCGCAGATCGACGAAGCGATGACAGAGCCAATCATGTGCGGTTGGACTGAAGGCCGACAAGGTGACCCTTCCTGCGAACATTCATGGGACTATGAGGAAGGCGTGATTATCACGTCCCCACCCAGAGAGCACCGGGAGTGTTCGAAGTGCCATCGCCGCGAGTGTGTTATAGCGCGAGAGCACGAAGGGAACGAACTGGATGAACAAATATTTTTTGGTGGCAACCTGGTGATCGTGTCGCCGAGGGTCAACTTCAAACTGGTGGGGCTCAAGGGCTAGGTGATAGGATGTAGGCTAATTTCCTTGGAGGGAGATGAGCTTATGTTCGGAGCGAGGGTAGTCGGCCTGGAAGCCTCTGTCGTGTTGAAGAACCCGAAGACCGGGGAAACCGTCACGTTCGACATGACGGAAGCGGAGTTCGAGCCTATCGGCATGGGAGTGAACGGCGCTGGTCGTGGCTGGCAAATCTTCCAAATTGAAGGGCGGGTGGATCGCAAGCGCAACGGAAGCCCCGGCGTGAAGGTCACGACGGCCCCATCGAAGTATCTTCCCCGAAGAGTGCGAGGTAGATAGCGTGAAGGCAGGAATCCTACTCCGCTGGCACTCATTCTGGATCGGCGTCCACTACTCGCCGGCCAACCGCCGATTCTGCATCAACCTCATCCCGTTCGTGACGGTGTGGATCACCCTTGAGGATGGAGTGCAGCCGCAACGGTCTTTGCCAAAGCAACCTTCTGATAAAACTCCCGCATCGCGACCTCTCGTTCCGCGTGGGGCATTCGGGCCAGCCTTTCCAGCTTCTTTTGAAGAAGATCATCTCCGGCAAACTCAACATCCAGAGGAACACCTTCGGCTGCTTCGGCAGATCGAGCAAGAAAGAAGTCAATCAACTCCTGAATCAAAAACGGTGCCCTTTGTTTGGCCATCTTCCGGCCGCGTCGGCGCCACAGCAGATCCCGGACAACTGAAGTAGGGTAGAGGATGTAGGCGCCCACTCTGACACCACCCTTTATCCGGCCCGTAGCAGCCCGCGTACGGGTTCCGTGGAGCGTCCACCCCATAATCTCTGCAATCTCCCTCAGCGAGAGCAGGGGGGCCATGTCTAGCTCGATTGGCAGGGGGTGTGTGCGGCCGTAGAAAGCCTCACAGCGCTTCAGCTTCTCTTTGTACTCGGGGGTGGGGTCCAAATACCGCGCTTCAGCCCTAGTACGGCCGGGGAGGAAGGCCAGGTGCCCATTCTTAGCCAGCCACAGGGCGTGCTTCCGGGTGATATTGAGCACACCGCAGATTCCTTCAAGCGATAGCCAGTGCTGATCGGTCATGCCGTCTTTTTCTTAGGAGGCCGGCCGCCGCGATAGGACGACTTCGGACGGTTTTCGTGGCTCTTGCGGGCCATCTCGGAGAAGGTCTCCGAGGAGATCTGACGCTTTTCGGCTGAGATTGCACCGATTTTAGAGTAGTAATCGGGATCACTTTTCGATAGCGTCTGCCGGCGGCGAGGCTTGGAAGCCTTCTTTACTGCGGAACCTAGCTCGACTGTACGTGGCTTTTTAGGGAGGATGCGTTTGATCGTCGCCATGTAAGTCATTATCAGCCAACATGAAAAATCGCGCCATAAAAAAGCCTACATGAACGCTTGACACGGAAACGAACAAGTGCAACACTCGTCTTGCTGTTGCAACGAGGGAGAATCTGGGGAAATGGCGAGACATAACAACGGAAAGAGCTACTTCGCTATTGACGGAGAACGGCTTACAGCCGCCAGAATATCCGCAGGGATGTCGTTACAAGACGTTGCCAATAGGATAAAGTGCAACAAGTCCAGCGTATCGCGATGGGAGCAGGGAACGCTTTGCCCGTCGGACGAACGAATCTTCATCTTGATGGAAATGTTTGAAGGCGGAGACTTTCTAAGGGAAGGACACGCAGCACGGCTGACCTGGAAAGAGGTTGACCGCATTCGCGAGCTCCTCGAAGAGAAGAAACCGCAGGACAGGATCGCAAAGATGTTTGGATTGCCGCTGGCCACGATCAGCGCTATCGCACGGAACGAAATCTGGAAGAGAGACGAGGTAACCGCCCAATGAGCTCAACATCACTTACCTACAACCCGGAGCAAATGAATCAATCATTGATGCGGGAGCCGACCGAGGTGCTTGCCGAGGCCCGCAAGGCCGCAGTGGCGCTGCAGGACGTCATCAGCAAGAAGAAGAAGCCTGTGATGTTCAACGGCGAGCAGTACATCGAACGCGAGGACTGGGGGACTGTGGCCCGGTTCTACGGGTGTACCGCGAAGGTCGAGGAGACGCGCTACATTTCGATTGGCGAGGTCCACGGTTACGAGGCGGTGGCGGTATGCCTTGACCGCAACCAGAACATCATCAGCCGAGCCGAGTCGATGTGTCTGTCCGATGAAGACAACTGGGGCATGGTGGCCGAGTATGAGTGGAAGGACAAGGTCGGCGAAGACGGAAAGAAGGTCTGGGACGAAAAGGGCGGCAAGGGCGGGAAGGGAGCCTATATTCGCGAGCGGGTGAAGGTCGGAGAGAAGGCAAAGCCGCTCTTCCAGCTCCGTTCGATGGCTCAGACTCGCGCTGAGGCTAAGGTACTCAAGAGCGTCTTCGGCTTCGTAGTGGTACTGGCAGGCTATCAGCCGTCTGTAGCGGAAGAGATGACCGGAAACGAGCAGCCGCGCAACGACGCGGAGGAGCCAAGGGCTGCAGTGCAGAAGCCTCAGCGGGCAAGTGAGGTAGTCATAGAGCAAGTCAGCGGCACTATCCAGGACGCTAAGTTCAACTCCAAGGGTGAGCTCTGGATGTACCTGGGGGACAAGCTGACTAAGGTTCCCGAGCCTCTTATTAGCGACGACATGGTCAACGGCAACGTCATGACGATCAACGCGAAGAAAGGGAAGGCTGAAAAGGTTGGGGAGTTCTGGCTGACGGTCGAAGTCGTGAAGTGCGAGAAGGTTACGGAAGGCGTCGTGGTGGAGGACCAGACTGCGGTAGTCAGCGCCGAAGACGAAGTGCAGGAGCACCCGGCTGACGTGCCCGAGTCTACGCCTCAGACCGAAGAGCTGAAGACGATGTTCGACAACGGCGATCTGAAGACCGGCCGCGAGGTCGCAGTGAAGAAGGAAGAGACGGACAAGAAGAAGGAGCAGTCGTGGAGAGCGCACGCCGGCCACGATCCAATGAAGCACATGAGCTTCAAGCAGTTCAACCTGCTGATGATGATTATCAGCAAGCGGAAACTGAAGGATGAGGACGTGAAGGCGCTGCTTTTGGAGGATTTCGGTGTGGAGCACCGCTACCTTTTCCCGAAGGACAGGTTTGCGGATCTGCTGGACATGCTTGACCCCAACTTCGAATACCACGACAAGCCGAAGGACTAGGAGGAGGCCATGAAGACGATAAAGCGCTGGATACGTAACTGGCTGGGGGTCAACGGAGACTCATCGTATCCGCACCGCTTCGTCTGCCTCCTGAACTGGAGGGACATAGTTATCGGCGTCGACGGTAACGGCGACATGTACGAGCTACGGCAACACAGCTACGACGGGGAGATGGTTGTGCAGTTGATGATGAAGAATCCACTGGAGAGGTGAGTGATGGCAGACGAGCAGGAAGATTTCGACATGCAGGAAGTGGTGAGCGGCCGCGTCAGCGCTCTGGGGTACGACGCTCCGACGAAGCGGATGCGGGCTCAGTTCCCCAACGGCCGCGTGGCTGAATACGAGGGCGTTCCGGAAGAGGTTTATGGGGCGGTGATGGCGTCACCCAGCATCGGCCAAGCTTTCGGGTCCATGATCGTCAACGGCGGATTTCCGTTCAAGTACGTATGAGCCGAGACTGGGGAATCGAGATACCGGGAGGCTTCTTCGATGAAGAGCGCCATCGCTACCGTGACGAGAGAGGAGTGATCGTACCCTCAAGCACCCAGGTATTCACCATCCACGGCATGAACGATTTCAGCGCGGCGAATCAGGAAGACGTGGAGTGGAAGAGGCTTTACGGGGACGCGGTTCACGAAGCTGTCAGGTTCTTAGTCGAGGGCGATTTAGACACGGACACCTTAGATTCGGAAGTTGAGCCGGCGGTAACCGGGATCGGCGGCCGCTTGAAGGATATAGATTTTCAGCTTGAAGCTGTAGAAGAGAGAATGATCGCAAACTGCTGTGGCATGAAGTACGGGATGACCCTAGATTTACGTGGAACCTGCGAGCATCTCGGAAAGCGTCGGAGCGTCGTGATCGACGAAAAAACGGGTTCTAAGTTTTCGCAGACGTGGATGTGGCAGGTAGGCTCATATCTCATCCCTCAGCCGCGAGTTCCGCTGGGATGGCTCGGAATGGTGCTTCAGGTAGAGCCGAGGGGTAAGGTAGCACCGCATTTTGTTCCGGATGTGGGGCGAGCAAAGATGGAGTTTCAGGCGTTATTGGCGTCGGCGATCTTGAAACTAAACTACGGGTACGCCAACCTTGGAGGGTAACGATGACAGAAGCAACATTGGAGAAGGCAAAGTCGACAGCAATCATTTTGGCAAACGCCGGGGAGCTTCTGGGGCCGGATTCGCCATACGATCAGGGGCGCAGGGCGCTCAAGAAAGAGTACGGCTCGGTCCTCACGAACGCGAAGGAGTTCAAGGAGATTACGTCGCACGAAGACGCGGAAAAGGCGGCACAGTTTGGTCGACTCCTGCAGGTGGCAAGCCAAGAGACGGAGAGCTACTTCAAGCGTGTCAAGGTGCAGATCGACAATATCAAGAAGCCGGTATTGGAGGCCGAAAAGCAGGACATCGGCGCCTACGCCGAAGAGAAGATGCGCATCAGCCGGCTGCAGGTCGCATGGGATCAGCAGGTTCGTCGCGAGCGGGAAGAGAGCGACCGTATCGCCCGCGAAGCGGCCGAACGTCAGGCGCGTGAAGACCGGCTGAATGAGGCTGTAGCGCTGGAGTCGATGGGAGAGGCGGAGCAAGCCGAGGCTGTCTTGGACGAACCCATCTACACCCCCCCTGTGGTGACCCAGGTGGCGTCGGCGCCACGTATCCAGGGTAAGGTAGCCAAGGTCAGCTACTCGGCCAAGGTGACGAACCTGATGGACTTGGTGAGGGCTGTGGCGGCCGGGAAGGCCCCGATACAGTCCCTCGTGGCAAACGAATCGTTTATCAACGCGCAGGCGCGAGCATTCAAGGACGGATTTTCTCTGCCGGGGTGTGAGCTGCAGCGAGAAGAGTCGGTACACTATCGGGGATAGAAACTACCCCCAAAATCGTAAGGGAGAAGACCATTGAAAATAGCGAATTATTTCTTGACCGCCTGCATCCTGTTGTCCACAGCAGGGTACGCCCAACAACCGGCCGCTTCATCGTCGGCGATAACAATCAAGCCAACCCCTGCCTCTGACGCCCTAAACGCAACGGCGAAAGATATGACCGAAACAGCCAAGAGCCTTGACACGGCCACACAGCAAGCGCGCAGCGCTTTCGACATGAGCGTGAAGTCACTCAACGACTCACTCTCAGCCAAGACGAAAGATCTGATGGATGAGTTGAAGTCCGACAAGAAGTACGCGCCGAAGCTGAAAGAGATCGAGACCATTCAGCAGCAGCAGAAAGATGCTATAAGCGAGGCGCAAAAGAAGTTCAACGCGAGCGCAGGACCGCTACAGCAGAAGGTTGCCACAGACCAAGCGCTCATCGACGGATTGGTGCCAGTAGTGCGCAAAGAAAGCGGCCTTCCGCCCACAGCTAAGTTCGACGCGAAAACGCAAGAGTGGTCGACAAAATAAGCCGTGAGCGTAAACGTCCAGATCATCAACGAGAAGTCGCGGGCGCTGTATGACAAGCTGCCGCGTCCGCTGCTTTCTCAGCTTGCCGAGATCCATAGAATCTCCGTAAGAGACTTTGCGAGCATCTTCCAGATCTCGAAGTCCCACGCGGAAGAGGTGTTGAACCACAAGACGATGCCTTCGTTGGAACTGGGGATCCGGATAGCCCGCTACTTCGACGTAACGACGGACGAGCTCTTGGCGTGGCGGGTAGACGATGACGGATCGCGGAGGCCGCTGGTGATTGCGATTCCTGGGGGAGGGACGGTTCGGCTCAACAATAAGAACCCGGATTCAGACCCGATGGAGGTTGTCAGGGAGTTGGCGAGGTACTTCAAGGAGGGCAAGTGATATTCATTGGCATAGATCCGGGGAGCAGTGGGGCAATAGCCGTCATTGACGGCAAGAGGATCGAGTTCTACGACACGCCGACGCTCGCCATCAAGGTCGGAAAGACCATCAAGAATAAGCAGGACGCCGCGCAGTGCGCTCTCATGCTCCGGCAGATCACGGCGGTCCACCAGGGTGACGTGAAGGTCACTATCGAGCGCGTGGCGCCGATGCCGAGCTTCAAAGGCCCAGACGGCGAGGATAAGCCGCAGGCGATGGGCGTGACGTCCGCCTTCACCTTCGGAGAGGGGTTCGGAATCTGGCAGGGAGTGTGTGCTGGCCTCCTCTTGCCGTACCAGTTCGTTCACCCGGCCACATGGAAGAAAGCGATGATGCCGGGGATGACGAAGGACAAGGATTCCAGCCGCGCCAGGGTGATGCAGCTCTACCCGCAATGCACCCCGGACATCGCGAGGAAGAAGGATCATGCGCGGGCAGACGCGCTCCTCATCGCGGTGTGGGCTCAACGGGAGTACGACTTCGGCGAACCACCGATACCGAAGAAGCAGGAAACCGTAATACACGGGCTATTTGAAGACTGAAAGCGAGGGAGCGCAGAATGGCGAAGCAAAAAACGAAGCTAGGCGATTTTTTCGAGGGCAAGCGGCGACAGTGCCGACTGGCGGATTACCACACACTGAAAGACGAGAAAGACCATCTGCGGTTGAAGTTGATGGTAGAGATGCCGCTGACCGGACAGCCGCAGCACGGCATCCATGACCAGTTTGCAGAGCCATTCCTCATCATGGTGAAGAAGAATAGCGCCTGCAATCAGTCAAAGGTGAATGCGCTGATCGACTCTGCAGAGGTTGGGATCTTCACCACCGGCGACATAAAGAACGCGGTTACACGGACGAACGGCGCCAGCCTTCAGGACTTCCAGTTGGTAGCCAAAGGCCACGAAGAGAAGCGCTCAGTCGCGCTCCACTTCACGACCTACATCCCCTTCACCGAGCCGCTGAAGCAGTGGGTGCTGGACCTCCTCCACAAGGACTTCTTCATGGAGGTAGTGCCCGCACAGATGAAGCTGGAAGACCCGAAGGATCCTCCGGTGAACAAGAAGAAGAAACCGGAGCAAGTTGGACTGCTGAACTAGACTGCGGTATTCTAGCTTCGCCTTGAGCGGTGGCTGGGGAGCTATCACTCTCGGAAGTACGGACGTGAATGATGGCATGTCTGTGCGACCCTCCAAGGGCCGGTGCGCTCCCCCAGAGCTGCCGGCCCCCTCCACCCCATCTATCATTGGGAGGAACCCTTGAAAGTAACGCTCGATTCGGCAGTGCTGGAAAAGCTGTCCCCACGGGGGATGCTGGCCTACATCGCCTACTCACTCAACAAGAAAAAGGCCGCATCTCCGGCAAAGTTTGCCGCACTTGTCCGCATCAAGGAAGAGGTGATGGCGGAGGGGCTGCAGAATCTATGGGCCAACCTTCCTGAAGTCCAAAATTTGGACCCCAAGCCAGCCGCGAAGAAAGAGTTTGTGCTGCCCGCATGGGTTCCGCCTACCACGTGGAACGCATACGTGCAGATGCGAAGAGGGATCGGCAAGCCCATGACAGAGCAGGCTATGGCAATCGCCGTAAACAAGCTGGCCAAGCTCAAAGACGAAGGGTACAAGCCCACCGAAGTACTGGATCAGTCAATCTTCAACTCATGGCAAGGACTCTTCCCGGTAAAAACTGATGGATTCAGCGTCACGGCAAACGGAGCGGCACCGGTGAAGCTTCGTGAGACGGAGTTCAAGCTATGAAAGAGGAGATCCCGTACGAAGAGGGTTATAACTACATCGAACACGCTGAATGTACCGTGCTGGGGGGGATGCTGGTCGACGAGGTCGCGGTGCAAGATGCGGCTAAACTCCTATCGACCGAGGACTTCAACGTCAGTTCCCATCGGACCATCTACCGGGCTATGAACAACCTAATTGATGAAGGCGAGAAGGTTGACATAATGACCGTCTCCAGTGAGCTTGACCGGATGAAGCAGATAGGGTCAATTGGCGGTCGCGCCTACCTCGCCTCTCTCAGCGAGGGCCTACCCCGCAGACTCAGCATTGAAAGCTACGTCCGCATCGTCAAATCAGCCGCGCTGGCGAGAAACTGCTGGAGGATATGTGACAAGGGGATCACCCGGATCCAAGACCGCTCGGAAGATCCACGCATCATCATGCTGGACATCGAGAAGCAACTTGAAGCCGCGAGGCACGACTACACCGAAGATGTGACACTGCAAGATCAGGGAGAGGCCGAGCTGGAGTCGATACGCCGTCAACGTGTTGACGAGGAGCAAGTGTTTGTTCCCAGCGGGCTCGACGTGTACGACGTCTCGCAGGGCGGCTACGCCATCAAGGAAGTGACGGTGATCGGAGCTCGCCCCGGTATAGGCAAGAGCACGTTGTTGAGGCAGGGCGTGGTGAAGAATTGCCTCAAGGCCAACTTCGTTCACCTGTTTACCCCGGAAATGCCATCGGGACAGGTTATCCGCTACATGGCCTCGTATATGGCGAAGGTTCCGTTCCGCCGGCTGCGTCACGCGAAGCGACTAGACGACGCCCAGATGGCCGACGTGGAGGCAGCCATCATCGACATCATGGCATGGCCGCTCAAGATAGAAGACGAGAGTCCGCTGACGCTGGATGAGCTCATTGCAAAAGCACGGTCTATCAAAAGGAAGCAGAATACCAAACTCCTTGGGGTTGACTACCTTCAAAAACTGAAGTATCACGGCAAGGTGGAACACCGACACATTCAGGTGACGGACGCAATGGTTGAGCTGACATCGCTGTGCAAGAACGAGAACATCGCGGGCGTCGTTCTGAGTTCAATTACCGAAGCAACCGGGAAGGATCGCAACCGGCCGCCAACGAAAGCCGACCTTCGGCAGTCAGGCGACATCCAGTTCGAGGCGAACACGGTAATCCTCATGCACCGGGAGATCGACGCGGAGACGCATCAGCCACAGCCGAAGTGCTCCATCATCATCGACAAGGCCCGCTCCGACCAGTCCGGGATCAAAGAGGTGTTTTTCAACGGTGAGTACATCTACTTCGAGGAAGCGCAAACGTACCTGAAGGGGTTCTAAAAGAGGGGAGATCCACGCGATGGTTTCAGAAGCGGAGCAAATCAAGAAGATCAAGGCAGAGGCGAAAGAGCACTTCGAGGCCATCAGGTTAGCCCAAGAGTCCAACTCCCGAAGCTCAATGGTGATCGGCTTCCACGCCTATCGGATGAAGATCAACAAACTCTTCCAAGTGATCGGCTTCGAGACGGAGGATGACGCACGTAAGGCCGCCGGCGTCGGAGAGTCCACCTGGTATGCGAACATCCGGCTGGCGGAACAATTCAAGGAACTTCCGGAGAAGCAGTTCGTATCCATGAAGCAGGCGAACGCGAAGGCGCTCGCGGATCTGCCAGAGTCGAAGCGGCTGTCGACCGAGTGGATACGGATGGCGGCCGTGGAGAAGATCGAGATCTTCGCGGAGAAGTGCGACCACGAGATGAACGGCAAGGCAAGGGCTTCGGACACGAAGGAGCGCTCGACCACGCTGAAGGAAGTCTCGGTTCCTGCCAGCCGGAAGACGGTGATCGTGCAGAAGGCAAAGCTCTACGCGGAGCAGCACGGGATCGAGCCAGACACCGGCAAGGCTATCGAGATGGCACTCATCGAAGCGACGGACGGCATGACCCTCATCAACGCCATCACCAACGCTCTCAAGCGGGTGAAGACGTGCAAGGACATCATCTTCGGTGAGTACAGTGCGGCGGAGGCGCTGACGAAGGTGGACGAGGAGCTGGATGCGATGGTGCTTGACTTCGACGCGGCACTACTCAACAAGGAGAACGAAGTAGTAGAGGAGGTTCCAGGATGAGAGCATGGTTTTCGGCAGCGGCCATAGTGGTGTTTCTCCTTGCGGTGACGGCGCTCTTTTTGGTGCATGAGTTCCCGCCAACTCCGCGAACGATTGGGCAGGTTTGCACGCTGCGGAAGGTTCCCGGAGGCCCACCGTTCGGAGACATGTACTACTGGCAAGACACCAGCGGAAAAGTCCCGGACGGGATCTGCGCTGATATGTATCCAGCGGGAATCAACGGGTGGGGCGTAGATCTTCCACGGCCGCATCAGGCCACACTGACTCAGGAGTTTCCCACTTACGACGCTGCGGTAGCCTGGGTAGAGAGTCAGCCGTATCTGAAGAGGCACACGCGATGATTCAGCGCTACACCCCGCTCAAGCGAACGCCGATCAGGAAGAGGCGCAACAAGCCACGTCCCGGTCGAATCGAGGGCGAGGAGCTTCAAGCGCAGCGATGGAGGATATTCCAGCGTGACAAGGGTATCTGCGTGAAGTGCGGCCGCAAGGTCATATTCAATGCACCTGACGAGTGGCCAAACAGCTTCCACCGTGCTCACAGGAGAAACAAACGGATGTGGGGAGATGACGACAGCAACGTAGAGAGCAACTGTGGCGACTGCCATCGCGAGCATCACACCGGCGGCAAGGTCGTACCGCCAAAGGCGACGTAAAGCATATTCTTGTAGCGAGAAAAACTTCTCATTGCTACGCTCTAAGGCGTGAGGACCACGCTCAAGCTGCTTCTTGTGGCCATACTCTGCTGTGTCCCAGCAGCAGCTCAGACGGCTGTTATCTCCGGTCAGGCAGTCAATCAGTATGGGCAACCCGTTCCATTCGCACAGGTTAGAGTATGTAACGTAACTCTATCGGGGAACCCCTGCGACACAACCGGCGTTACCCTCTATCAGGATTACACTCGGCTCACACCCATCGGGAATCCCGCCAGCGCAGATCAGTACGGCAACTATCTCATCTACGTCGGAGCGCTCGCATCGCCGAATCTCTACCTCGTGCAGCTCTCACCGGCAGCGGGGATTACATTCAACTACGGGTTCAACGGACCATTCTTGAGCGCATCGGGCGGAACGATCACGGGGAACCTCGTCGTCACGGGGATCTTTACAGCCGGAACGATCAATACGCTATCGACCTACGAGGTGAACGGTTCGCAGATCGCGAGCTCTAATCTGGCCGACGGTAGCAACCTGGCCAAGCTAAACGCTTCGAACATCTTCACCGGAGCAACGCAGACCGCGCCAATCTTCAACGCGACGACGCAATTTCAGGTGAACGGCATCCAGATCGCCAGCGCCAACCTCTCGGACGGAAGCAATCTCGCCAAGCTAAACGCAGCGAACGTATTCACCGGGTCACCTCAGACCGTGAACGTACTGAATGCGACAACCGTCAACAGTGCTGGCTACCTCGTTGGCAGCTCGGGAGGGAGTGCTGGCCAAGTACTATGCTCGAACGGCTCATCTCTCAACTCTCTTTGCACGGTCTACTCTCCGTCGAACACGCCCTTCTACCAAACCGTAAAGAGCCTATCGACGAGCATGACACAGCGCCTAGCGCTGGAGTTCACAGGGAGATTTGCTCTGACCGACTCAGCCTCACCGTCCCAGACCGGCGTGGATCTCAACGGCACGGGAACGGGAGGCAAGGCCGTCACAGCCACGGCCGCAGGGGCGGCGGGCAACTGTGGCTTCTGGACAGGCGCCGGAGACATCGGGGACAGCGGGGTTCCTTGTGCGCCTCAGATCGAGACCATCAGCGTGCCGGCAGGGTCAACCTGTACGACATCCGGTGCGAGTGACGCGGTTTGCACATTCCTTGTCACCTGGCCGGCGGCGTTCCCGAATACGAATTACACCGTGACCTGTACCGCAGGAGCGCTTACGGCGGGAACTGTGCTTATTGGGCCACGATGGTCAAACAAGACGACCACTGGAGTGACGATAACGATTCAGAACGGGACCAACGACGGAGCACTGGCAACGAATGCCCCAGTGGATTGCACGGGCATTGCCTGAGAAGTACTGGGAGGAATAGATGTGGCGTCTAGCAAAAGCGTTACTGGTTGGGATTCTTGCAGCGGCCGCGCCCCTGCTGGCCCAGCCAACAATTAGCAACGTCTATGTTTCGGCCGCCACGAGCACCACCGCCACGTTCACATGGACGACCAACACCCCATCGACTTCCCAGGTCCGGTACGGCTTCGACATCAGCTTGCCGTTCAACAACAACCCTGATTCGAATCTGGTGACAACGCACACGATGACGCTGACGTTTCTTCAGCCGTCGACGTTCTACTACTTCGCGGTCGTGTCGGCAGATTCCGGAGGGAATTCTTCGCAGTCGGCTACATCAAGCTTTTCGCTATGCTCCCCTGGAGAATCGGGAATTGTGCCAGTGCAAGGCACGGCCAACAACTTCTACATGTATGGAACGTTCACGCTGACGTGGGTTCCGCCAGCGGGATCGAGCGGAACGCCAATGATTTGCGGACAGCCGATGGCTACGACGGCGACGGGATCCTTGGACGGAGGGGCATCGCTATCATCATCCGTGGCGGACTCCTACAAGGCGATTCCAGGACCGGGAACGTGGCACGTCGCGGTGACCGACTACGGGAACATTGCTCCAGTCGGCTTCAACTTTCCGATCTCTACGCAGAGCAACAACGTTTCCACGCCACTCAAGGCGGCCGCTAATGCATCAGGGCTAAAGTTCTGCCTGTCTACAGGGAGCGCGTTATTTCCATCGGACTGCGGTGGTGGCGGAGGATCTCCGCTGGTTGTGGAGATCAACGGCACACCGATATCCCCATCTAGCCCGGCCGATTTCGTAGATACCTCATCGGTGCATTGGACATTCTCCGGCGGGACAATTCAGGCCGCAGCTTCGGGAGGGAGTGGAGCGCTACCAGCAGCGCCGGCATACAGCGGTCAGTTTGCAAACGCAACCGTAACCGCGTTTCAGGCCGATCAGGTTCCAGCTTATGGCGTGAATTCGGCCTATAACTATAACCCCCTGACGCACGTGCTCGGGGTGAACGCCGTCAACGGTCTCGGTTTCATTAGTCCGTCTCAGACAAGCGGCGGCGACGGGCAGGCGGCATTCTTCAGCGGCAAGACGAACGCATTTGGGATAATCGACAATCTTGAGCTTGTCACGGGACAAGTAAGCGGCGTGACCGGCACCGGCGGTACTGGCATGACGCCGGGAACGTACTCGCTATCCTTCTCTGGTGGTGGTGGAGGATCAGGTGCGGCCGGCCTCATCGACGTGCTCACAGCGACGACATACGTTATTTCGGTGTCGAACCCAGGGACAGGCTATACGAGCGCTCCCACGGTCACCGCAGCTACCGGAGGAACCCCTCCAGCGCTGACAGCCACGATTGCGTCTGCATCCGATCCTGCGCAACCGCCGGGTAGCGGGAATATGATTTTCGATTTCCGCACCATTACTGGAACCTTTGGAGTGCGGTCGACGAATTGTGTGGCTAACAACACTATCGAGTCCTCTTTAGGCCAGCCTGACTCTCCCTGCCTTCAATCTGTCGTTTACGACAATGATCCCACGGCGACACGCGACCCCTTGTTTCTCGGCCTTCTAACGTATGGCCAAGGTCGGGACGTAGGCAACCAAGGAGCACTGGCGAATAGCGATCAAGGGTGGACTAACTCAGGAGCGCTCAATCTCGGCTTCGTTGTCTTTCGTCCGGGGATCAAGGGCGGCCTGACACTCGTAAACAACTGCCCATCCCAGGGTGATTGCAACGATTTCTCTGCATATAACCCCAACATAGGCTGGGCGCTCGCCGCCTCCGATGAAGGGCAAAATGGGTTTAGAAATAACAGTTCAGACTCTTCTAACGGAAGGGGCTATGTAACGGCCACAGTCAATACCGTGCCGAGTCCCGGTCAGCCAACCTACTCTAACGTATCCGGAGACTTCTTTAAGCCGGGGGGCATTTTGGTAGACACGACCCAGCCTTCGTTAGCGTTCTCGATCACCTCTCAATCGACGTCTTGGAACGCCCCGGCTGTGCTGTCGATGAATATCGGTCCACCCAACGGGCAAGGGTCAGGGCAGACTCCCAGCCTCGAATACACCGTAAGCTCCGTGGCAACCTCCAGCGGAGGCACGACAACCTACACGGGTACTTTTCCGGGCTGCACCGCAAATAATTTTGCGGGCCAGTACTGGTCATTCCAGAACTTCAACGGCAACTTCGCTATCGGCGGGCCAAACAACGGAATCTATCTGGTTGCATCTTGCACCACGACCACTATGGTCGCGAATAATCCGCACGCTGTAGCGGCCACTTCCGCGTTCGGTGTTGCCATCCAAAACTATCAAATTGCCTGTTCTGGTGGAGGTGGCACAGGGCTGGTCGCAGTAGCCTCCGTTGGGCCTGGTGGAAATATCGGAGTTCAACCTGCAATCGTTGATCCGGGTTCGGGGTACACCTCTGCTCCTACGGGATGCGCCGTAACCGGAACAGGTGGGACACCCGCCACCTTTGGCGCTTCTCTGCAATCTCCGATGGGGCTTATCCCTATTACTGGGATCACCTTGACTCCGTCTACAGGGCAAGCAGTAACGCTGGACTATATTTCGGCAGCTCAACTCCCCACGCCAATGACGAATGTCTCAAGCGTAGTTCGCGTTCGAGTGGAGAATTCGCTACCTATCACCACCGGCTACGCATGGTTTATTGACCCCACCGCACCTGAGTTGTGCGCTGTCACTAATGCGCCCGCAGCAGTGAGTGGGATCCAAACCTTGACGGTCTCGTGCCATCAGGCTCACGCGAACCCTAACTACGTTACCCAGGGTTCAACTCCCGCTTGCCTGTGGCCGGATGCGAACTATACACAATACGGCTTCCCTGAGTGCTACGACTTGTTTGGAGCGCCTGACTCATCCCACCTGTGGGGCGGCTTCACGGTCAAGGGAGCTCTAGTCGGCAACGGCATCCCCCGAGTAGGCAATGAATGGGCCGACGTAACTACAGGAAGAAACCCAGCTAACGCCACTTACCACGCATATCAGGCAACCCACATTCTCTATGATTCCGCCGGAACCGGATTCAATCCCGTTCTGAATGTCAGCGGGATCAACTTCACTTCCGCAGATGCGATTTTCGGCATAGGCAATCCGTCTGTCACCTACAAGGGAATCAGTATGTCGGCGGTTCTAAACACTCCGATCAATGGAGGAGGATCGCAAACTGCCGTCTGGGGGGCTCAGGGGCAGCATGTTAGCCAAGGGTTCATCTTCACCGACACCATCAACGGCAACAATTTTGGGTACTATCAGGGCTGTGGATCTGGGTCGACTCAGTTCGTCTGCGTTCTTGCGACTCCTGGGGGACCGCTGATTGGCCCGATAGACCACAACGTCGTCGGCGCCTTTCAAATCGGAAACCACTGGGCGCAACCTCCGATCCCCGGAGGTTCCCTGATCGACATAGGGGCATCACCCACGCCTTACACCTACGGAATCGTTAGTCCGGAGCTTGGCAACGTCGGAAATTTCAACGTATGTCCTTCCTGCAATGCGTTCCAATTCACGAACAATCTTGAGATCGGCAACAACACCAATACCCTCACCCTCACCCTTAGAGATTCTTTTGGGTCAGGAACGAACACCACATTTCTCGCGGTGAACCTCCCTCCGGAGGTGGTCTTCCTCGATTCAGTGTCTAACTTCGACAACATGGCCGAGATGTCAGGGCTGGCATTTATCGGCTCTTCGATTTACGCCGGAGGGCAGCAGTCGGGCGCACTGATTGTCTCGCCTAATACCGGCGGGTCTACAACGTGGTGTTATACGGTGACCTCTGTTACGCCTGTCGGAGAAAGCAAGGGCCTGTCACCTATCTGCACCAACGCTGGCGCGGTCACACCGAATAATTCTGTCAACTTCTCTGCCGCTACCCCCGGAGTCCACGCTTACAACGTCTACCGCGTTGCCAACGGTGCGGGATGTACTGGATGTGGAGGCACGGGGCCTGCTGGAGCATTAGCCCGAAATACGACTGCGAATCAGGTAGATACCGGGACGCTCGTCGATAGTGGGCTGCCTCCTACGGCTGACACTTCGGGAATCATGTACACCCCGCAGTGGAATCAGGCATCGAAGACGTTCGGAATCTCTGGTGCGGGTCACGGCATCGGTCTTGTGCCGGATCCAGGGTCAACTTCGGGCGCGACTCGGTTCCTTCGTGAAGACGGAACATGGGATGTCCCAGGCGGCGGCGGAGGAGGAGGGTGCGGTCCTCTTGCCGGCGATGCGACATCAACGAATTGCGGAAATGGAAACCTCGGCACACCTCCGGGCGGAGCAAACAACCTGCAGGCATTCGGAACGAACAACCTCAACACCGACACTCCTGCTGAAGTGGTAGCGTTTGGTTCAAGTAACGCCAACACGAACCACGCCTCAGAGCTTGTGGCTATCGGTGATACGAACGCGACGGCGATTGCGACATCGTCAGCGGACGTCATCGGCATTGGGAACAACAACGTTGCTACCGTAACAGGGTCAATTCCAGATCTGATCTGTATCGGCGACGGGAATTGTCAGACCATCTCATGGTTGCAGGATTCCGTGGGAATCGGCAACGCCAACTTCCAGAACAATGTAGGGGTAAGCAGCTCAACCTTCCTGTCTGAAGCTGTGGCTATCGGGCTCGGAAACGTGGGGTTCATCAATAACGGAGCTACCGTCATCGGGATTGGCCAGTCGGCGGCTGGCGGATGCGGGCCGTCGCAGGGGGACTTTTGTACGGGCCAGCACGGCAGCAACAATATCAACGACGTGATCTCAATAGGAGACTCCTCCGGCAATACCATCGGGAGCAACGTAGACGACGTCATCCTGATTGGGGATGGGGTGATGGACAGCGTGGCTCCAAGTTCGTCCGACATCATCGGAATCGGAGACGCCGCGCTTCAGGAGTGCGAGATTTCGGGGAGCTCTTCCTGTGCTTCCTTGTCCATACCAACCCCCACCGCCATGTCCCAAGTAATCGGGATCGGCACTCTCGCGGGCGCCTTCGACCAGGGGAGCAACATCATCGCGATTGGTCTCAGGACGGTTGGCGGTGGTGGATCCGCCTCGCCAATCACCGGCAATTCGGGGACTTTCAATATCGGTATCGGGGACAACGCACTAGCTAAAAACACCACAGGAAGTAATAACGTAGCTCTAGGACCGTATGCAGGCGCAGACGGGTATGTCTTTCCGTCGACCTTTGGCAATTCCAATAAGACCGGTTCGAATAACACGTGGATCGGTTACGATTCTGGGCCGAACACGACCACGCAACTGTCGAACACGATTGCGCTGGGCTACACAGCGCACAACACAGCGTCTAACCAAATCGTTATTGGTAACTCGTCGATCACGCAGTCGATCATGTTCGGATCGCCGCAGTTCCCAACCATCGCGCCTGGAAGCGTCTCTTGCCTGCAGATAGATGCCAGCGGAAACGTGACGCCTACCGGATCTGGTTGCGGCGGCGGCGGCGGCTCGGGCACGGTGACCAACTTCATCGCATCGTCGGGTTCATGGCCTTCGTGGTTGACGCCAAGCGTTGCGACATCGACGACGACGCCTACGCTGTCGGTTACTGCCAGCGCGATTCCGAATTCAGCTCTGGCGAATGCTTCGACCACGGTGAACGGCGTGACTTGCACGCTCGGATCAACTTGCACAATTTCAGCTTCGGTCGTATGGAGCTCAATTGGCAATCCCACGGGCAATCTATCGCTCACGATGGGTGCGAATACGAGTACGTTCGCCTTCGGAGCGACGAGCGGATCGGCCGACTTATTCAACATTCATGATGCCGCCAGCGACACCGGCACCGGCATCATGTTCCACATCACGACTGGGTCGGGCTCGACAGAAATCCCGTGGCAGGTTGACGCCAACGGAGTTGGATTCAAGATAACCCCCACCGGCATCCTGCAAGGGGTTGGTTCTGCTACCACCCACGCGCTTATCTTCGCTTCGAGTTCGGTAGCGGCAACGCCATCTTCCGGCGAGGCTATCTACACGTCGGACAGTTCGGGTAATGCAGTCGGATCCAGCAACGGCTCAGCGCTGCAACCGTTCCTGATGGGAACCTTCCCGTGGTCTTGCCAGCCTGGACTAGGGGACGGAAGCAACGCTATCACGGGCGCCACCTATCCCCAGACCAACTGCTACAACGACACGGGTAAAACCGTTACGCTCACCGGCATCAAGTGCTTCACGGATAACAATGGCTCCTCAACGCTCAACGCGACCAACGGCGGAGGCACAGGGCTTCTCACGGGAGCGATCACCTGCACCACCTCCTTCGCGGCGGGAAGCCAGAGCGGAACGACAACCATTGCTGCCGGCGATTACATTAAGTTCAGCTTTGTGGCGGACGGCACTAGCAAGCAAGCGACGTTTGTCGTTACGGGGACGCATCCATGATGAAGCTATTGGTTGCATTAGTCCTATCTAGCCAGATCGTTGCCGGCGGAGGGCATCGCAAGATCTTCTCCTCCAGCGCCCCTCTGTCGTTGCTCGACTACACGCCAAACGGTACTTCTGACGTCAAGCTGGCTTGCAGCTTCTCTCACGCGCTGAAGCAGAGCTGGACCGCGCATCTTATTCAGATCACCAGAGCCAGCGACTCGACTACGTCGGATGTGACGCCTCTATCGACCGGAGCGATCAATCAGACGACGATCACCACCTTCTGCTCGGGGACAACCTGTACCGTCTCGAAGTGCTATGACGAATCAGGCAACACGAACGACATAACCTTCTCGCCTGGGCCAATCATTTACCAGAGTGGCGCTGTTATCACGAACGGGCCGAACAGTCGTGTAGCGGCATCCTTCACGGGATCTCAGTCTGGTACAGCTACGGTCACCCTGACGGGGAGCACAGTCGAAGGAATGATGGTGGGGAATTTCAATAACCCCTTGTCTACCTACCAAGGCTTGCTTGAGGTAAGCAACGGATCGAGTAGCTGCAGCGGGAGCGTGACCTACGTCTGCATCTTTCTCAACTCCGGAGGAACAAACGCGGTAGGCGCGTATTACACGGGCACCGGCGGAGCAACGCAGGCGATCACCTGGGGCACAGCGTTCTACGCCGACATGTTCGCCACTCTATCTGGCGGATCCCCTGAGATTGCTATGGCACTCAACGGAGGCTCATTCAACACCACGGCTGCTTCGGCAAACAACCTGTCTGCCACAACTGCGATAATCGGAACAGATATCGGCGGCAGCAACCTGAATGGCTACGCGCAGGACATAGTTCTCTTCGTCACGCAATCGAATTCGACCCAGCGCACCAACGCGCACACCGTTGAATCCACCTTTTTTGGGACGCCATGAAGCGATACCTCTTACTTGCCGCGATGTTCCTGCTGGCCGCTGTTGGCCACAGCACTACCTGGTACGTCACCACCGGGGGCAGCGACTCCAACCCATGTACCCTTGCGAGCCCTTGCGCTACGCCGACCCATGCTTTCAATTCTGTCGCAGCTCCGGGGGATACGGTGAACGTCGGACCCGGCGTCTACAGCTACGGTTCCAGCGCGGCCATCTTCAGCACGGCGGGGACAGCGGGCAATCCGATCACGGTTACCTGCGCCACTCGCGGCACCTGCCGCATCACCAATACCGTCACGGGCAACGCAACCGTGGTGGAGATGAACAACAACTACCAGATATTCGATGGCTTCGAAGTTACCAACACCGGAGCGGGAAACAATCTCGGCATCTATGTCACCGGCCACGACGTCAGCCTGACGCGGAATACGATTCACGACATCCAGACTGACTGCTCATCTTCTGGTGGAGGCGGAGTTCAAATCGCTGTTTCCAACCTGACCAACATCGTCATCGACTCGAATCAGGTTTACAACATCTCATGGGTCTCGGGTGCTCCGAAATGCGCGTCGACCGTAGTGCAAACGGACGGCATCCTCGCCGAACAGACCGGCTTCACCACGACGACGACGATCACCAATAACCTCATCTACAACACCTCTGGCGGGTGGGGAATCGCAACCTCAACCAACGCGCTGATCGCGCACAACACCATCTTCAACACAGTGAATGGCGGCGTCGTCGTCAATAACGCTCCCTCCGGCGCGGCGGTTGAGGACAACATCATCGTCTACACCGGCCTCCTGGCGAGCGACTCGAACTTCTATGGTGGCGCGTGCGCGATCCAGAACGGCACTGCCTCGACTACCACCTACGGCCATAACGAGCTCTCCAATAATCATGGTGGAAACTACGGCACCGGATTCGGATGCTCTGGCTCCGGCCTCAACACGGGGGACATCGCAGTCGATCCTGCCGGCGGAACTGTCTTCGTCAACTGGCAGCAAAATGGCTCAGGGAACTACCACGAGCTGTCCAGCTCGCCGACCGTCAGCGCTGGAACCAACGTCGGCGTCACGCATGACTTCGATGGCCACGTTCGTCCGACCGCTGGGTACGACATGGGAGCATTTCAGTACGGCGTTGTGACGGGAATCGCACTCTCTCCGAATGGCGGGGTGGTGATCGCGAACGGAAGCCCTGGAATCACCTTCCTTCCGACTTGCACCTTCACTATCGGGCCTCCCGCTCCATGTCCTGCTCCTGTGTGGGACACTCCTACTGACGCGCTTCTGACCGCGAATGGCGGCTCGGTAGCGGGAGGTGTCTTGACGTGGTCCAACGGCTACCAGCCAAACGACACATCCCTCTTCCCGTTCGGAGCTCAAACCGCGATTGGTGTCATCCACGGCTGCGACTCATCGAGCGGAACGAAGTATTGCGATTTCGCTCAGGTACTCGCTCTCGAATCTCCAAGCGGGACGATCAACATCTATCCCACCCCTTCTCCGGGGTTCTATCAAAACATCCAACTCTCCAGCTCTTACTACACGGCGGATCTAGTGGTTGGATCGACCGCTGCGATAGGGACAGGATTCCAGTGGGCCGGCTCGGGCTACTACAACCCAATCCAGTTCGCGTGTACATGGTCTTCGTCGAATAACGCTATCGCCACGATTACTCGCTATGGGCTGGTCACAGGCGTTTCACCGGGAACGGTGACCGTCTCTTGCAATATAGCGCTAGGCCCTGGCGTGACTATCGACAATACAGTGTCGAATGCTGGGCAGACCTGGACGTTCAACGTCATCAGCCCAACGCCGTCGAACCAGATATGGTATATCCGGCCTGACGGCGGAACGCCCTATTACTCCGCCGGCCAGACTCCATCCGGCCAATGCGACGGCAAGCATGACGCCTCGTACGCCAGCACGGGAGGCACCGGAGTCAATCAGCCCTGCGCCTTCGACAACTTCAGGGACGGATGGGCAGATGAGGTTACGGCAAACTCTTATGGTCTGGCGGGGAGTCAGAACATGCTCTACGGCGCTGGCGATACCGTTATCATTCGCCAGAAGACAGGAGGCTACAATCTCGGCCTCGATCAGCTCGCCCCCGCCTACGGCGGATCCGCTACGGTCCCTATCAACTGCGGGAACCCAGACTGCTTCATGCCGACGATTCCATCCGGCGCTCCGATTGCAACCGCGACGGGATACTCGATCAACCTGGGTGTAGCGACAATCTCAGCTACCAACACCCTGTCTGCTGGCAATGTGGTGAAGCTTGGATTCGCCTCGGCGCCTTTCGGTGGAGCTAACTACACCGTTATGTCGGCTGGACTCAGCAGCTCTCAATTCGAGGTTCTAATCACCGCGCCCAACGTGAGCTTCACCTCGGCCGCCGGCGTGGTCGTAAGGCCAACGAGGATCCTCGGAGAGAACTATGCGGCTTGCTCGGCCGACTCCTCGAAGACTCAGCTCAATCTCTCATGGGCAACTCTCAACGGCATCAGCATCCTCGACTCCCAGTTCGTCGACGTAGAGTGCGTCTATATCACGCAGGCAGCATCATGCGGCACAGGTGGAGGCGGGTTCGCCCCAAACAATTGCAAGAACAGCAACCTCAACTATGGCTGGTCAGGAGTGAGAGAATCAGCCTTCAGTTCCAATGACACGCTAACCAACATTTTCATTGACGGCGTTGGATTCGAAGGGGTCAGCGGTGCGACTGGGGCAGGGCTAGTTTTCGATCACCTCCACATACGAGGCGCACCTTTCACGGGAATTGATATGGACGATACGCCCTACGGTGGGATCTCAAACATCTCCGTCGCGGGCGGATTAACGATGACGAACTCCATCATCGAATTCACCGGATGCACGGAAGAGAAGCCGATTGTCCACAACTACCCATTCATTCAATGCATCGGGCAGAACGGCGGCGGGCAGGGCGATGGGTTCGGCACAGCCTCCACCACCGGAACGTGGGTCTTCGACCACGATATCTTCCGCTTCAATCTCCAGGATGGTCTCGATCTCCTTCACTCGGGGATGCAGAACCTCTCCGTTACTAACTCGCAGGGTTACGGGAGTATCGGCAACCAGTTCAAGCTGGGTTCGAATACCGGCAACGGAAACTTCACCAACAACTACGGGCTGTCAAACTGCCAGCGCAGCGCCTTCACGATTGGAGATGAGCCGTCCTCGGGAGTCAACACCACGGACATCTGCCGCGCTAGCGCCACCGGCCCGCTTCTGTGGCTCTGGTTTGCCTATGGCACCTACACCGCGTACAACAACACCTTCCTCGGCTACGCTCCTACGGCGGTCACCTACGAGTGCGACTACGGCAGCGACAACTGCTCGGGTGCGAACACGGCTTTTGTCAATAACGTCATCAACGGCTGGGCCACAGCCAGCGGCTACAACGGCGGTGCGAATATGGGGGCGTTGTGTGCGCTGAATATCTTTGCTCGCAACAACTGCAACGGCACCCTCACCCGCTACCCAGCCAACCAAGGATTCGCCGCTCGCTCGAACAACGTCTACAACGGCATGGGAAGCTGCCCGCTGACCACTCTGAGCACGGAGACCTGCAACAATAGCCCAACCTCAAGCTTGCCGGGATTCAGCTACAACCAGTCCACCAACACTCTCCCCTATACGCTGGCGGGGGAATCGCTGATGGATCCCTTCAACTTCCCCTCGAATTACAACGGGACATATCTAGTCGGGACAGCGCAGGGTGTGTATCCGGCGTCAGGGTCGAGCCTGATCTCAGCTTTTGGTGTAGCCGTTTCCGGCTTGCTGGTTGATTCTATCGGCTACACCTACGCAAACCCACCCAGCATCGGCTACCTCCAGTTCCAATCGGGCACACCGACGGCATCGCAGCCAACGGCATCGCCAACACCTGGCACGTACGGCAGCACGCAATCGGTGACATTGTCGACGACGACATCGGGCGGGGTGATCTGCTACACCATCACCGGAGCAACGCCGACCGCGACGACTGCTGGAACCTGCGACGGCTCTCCGACGCAGACGTATACCGGGGCGATCACCGTTTCGACGACGACTACGATCAAGGCCATCACGACGGCAGTCGGATTCCTGAATTCATCTGTGGGCAGCTTCACGTACACCATCGGTGTAGCAGCGCCCACGGGGTTGACAGGAGGAATCGGGACCACCCTACTAGGTGGAGCGGGAGTGACCTTGCAGCGATGAGAGGAGATACCGTGATCGGCAAACTTATTCTGATGCTCTGCATTGCGGCTCCGCTGGCCGCACAGCCCGCCAACTTGGGTTGGACGGCCTCCACCACCCCTGGAACGTCGGTAGACCTGTACAGGGCCACAGGGACGTGCCCTGGCACCGCCTACGCGCTCCTGCAGGCCAACCTGCCAGCCGGCGGACCTGCGACGGACGCCACGGTAACCGTGGGGAACACATACTGCTGGTATGTGACGGCGGTTCTTGGCGGAATTCAGTCGCCCCCTTCTAATACTTTGCAGTTGTCCGTGGCGCCAACAGCACCCAGCAACCTGACTGGATCGGTATCGAGAAACGTCACCAAAACGATCACCTACCAGATGGCCCCTCTGAAATGTTCGGGCGGAAGGACGGTTACTCCGCCAAAGCTCACTTGCACAGCGGTTTATACTCCTAGCACTAATTCGATTGCGCTGAGTTGTCACACGTAAGCTCGAAGGACAACTTCATGAAGTTCGCACGATACATCGCCGCGCTACTATTCACGGTTCCGCTGATGGCGCAGAGCCCACCGCTCATTCCCGTTGCCGGATACGTGTCTTCCGATTCCGGCGCTACCTGGGAACCGCTGACGGGTGGAACCGGTACACCGGTATCCGTCGCTCCTCCGGGAAGCGCGATCTATGCTTCGTGCGGCACGAACCTGTGGTGCCCGTGGAATGGAGGTGGTGGCGGTGGTGGATCGGTTTCAATCACCTCGCCTAGCGGTAGCCTCACGGTTTCTCCGTCCCCCCTCACTGGCACCGGCACAATCGACCTCAATGCAGCCCACAACGCAGCGTGGACAGTCAACCAGTCGATCACTTCGGCACAAGGCTCTGGAGCGGGCGCGACTCTTGCACTTTCGAATACGAGCGGATCTGCCCTGGCGAAGCTAACCTTCCAGTCTCTTAGTGGAACGGGGTTTGAGATCTACGACGGGAGTCCAACATTTGCCAATGGTTTTATCGGAATCGCCAACATTGCCGAGAACGATTTTCCGGTAATGATAAAAGCGCAGTCGATGTTCCTTGAAGTCGGATCGGTGATCGGAATTTCAAGTTCGAGTGTTCCTACGAGTGTCGATACTGGACTTAGCCGGGACTCTGCGGGCGTATGGGATGTGGGCAATGGAACGCAGGGAGACAAGTCGGGAACCCTCAAAGCCGCCAACATAGTACTGACCGGAACCTGTACTGGATGCACCCCGCTCTATCTCAATTGGACCTTCAACTCCGGTATCGCGGCAACCGATGCAGCGCCTCGATTCCTCGCGTCTCACGCAGCCACGATTTCAGCCTGCTATGCGCTGACAACGGCGTCCGACGCTTCTACGGCGCTAACGTTCAACATCTTCGACAACGGGTCGTCGATATTTTCTGGCGGAGCGCAGACAATCGCAGCGGGAACCGCAGCGGGAACACTTACGACGCTTGGAGCGCTGGGGACGACCGCGATTGCCAACAATGATAAATTTTCCATCAACATCACCAGCGGAACTTCGAGCTGGATCTTTACGGTGCAATGCAAATGAAAAATCTGATCTTCATTCTCACATTGCTTGTCCCTATACCGGCGTTCGCCACCTTTGGTGCGGCGACCGCGTGGGATGTCAAGACGACTGGGGCAAATACGAATGGTGGCGGGTTTGACTCGGGCGTGGGTGCTCCCGGCACGGACGAAAGCCAAGGTTCAGGTACGGCAATCACATGCACCCTGACTGGAACCACAACCGCGACATGCTCTCCGGCGATCTCCGCAACGACGCACGGGCCGGGGAACTTTATCAACATCGCCAGCGGCTCCGGATGCACCACCGGATGGTACGAGATCCTTTCGCAATCAAGTGGCACCGCGACCTTCGATCACGCGATGGGAACTGCGACCGATGCATGTGTAGGGGTGGTGGGCGGCTCTTTGTCCACGATCCAACAGGCGAACACTAACTCCGTTGCCAGTAACGCTATCTGGTGCTCGGGAACCTACACCTTCACGACTACCCTTGCCGTCGCTCAATCAACGGTCAGCTTCATCGGCTATGGCTCGACTCACGGCGATGGAACACTCTGTTCATGGACGACTGCTACCAACTCGACCGTAATCATCAACACGGGAAGCTCAAACGGCGGAACCCAGACGTTCCAAAACCTTAATCTGAGCAACACCGCTACGACGAAGGCAAGTGGCATTTACCAATTGAACGCTCACGGTACGACACAGGGCTGGAACTTTGTGAATGACACCTTCAACGGGTTCGCTGTGGCTATTGATTCCAGTGATGGCACTCCGGACGATGTGGCGTTCATCACAGTAGTCAACTCGCTCATCGAAAACAGCACAATCGCAGGCATATCAATGGGAGGGACCGATTTCGGCGTCCTCCGCATCTTCGGCAGTTCGTTCATCAGTAATGCTCAACACATCAGCATCAGCGACAACTCTCCGGTGACGATTGCTAGAACCATCTTCGCTGGATCGACGGCGGCTTTTGGGTTGAACATGGACTCGATTGATAGCACGACATTCGACAACTGTACGTTTGCCAACAACGTGAACAGCAGCGCGACGGTTGGCTTCACGAGTAACAATGCGTTTTTCGCTTTGACGAACAACATCTTCTACGGGAATACGGGTCTCGGGCTAGCAGTTATAACGTCAACAGGAAATGGCGCAATCCGTGGTTTGGCAAGCAGCCACAGCAACGCTTTTGGAAATAATACTGGCGGAACAGGATGGCCGGGAAGCGTAGGAGATGTGGCACTGACCGCTAATCCGTTCACAAATGCCGGCTCAGGCGATTACTCGCTCAACTCGACGGCTGGCGGCGGGGCCGCACTGAAAGGTGCGGGATTCCCCGGCATCTTCCCCGGCGGAACATCCACGGGACATGTTGACATCGGCGCAGTACAGAGTGCCGGATCTTCAACGACGGGGAATAATTTCGGAGTTTCTCAGTAGTGTTAACCGTTCGGGCCAGTAATGGGCCAGCCGCGAGGTGACGGGGTAGCATCCAAACTAAGGGAGAGATAGATTGACGTGACCCCAATGCGAGAGTGGCTGACGAGGGAGGAGACTCGATCCTTGATAAAAGATGAATTGCAGCCGTACCACAACGACAATCTCCTGAAATTTGACAAGCTCTTTGAGGTAGTCAACCAGCTCAGAGGGGTTCTGAAGGCGCTGGGATTCCTTATCGGGGTTCCTGCTACCATAGTTGCGATTATCGAGATCATCAAGTTTTCTCGGGGGAACTGAAGGGTATGGCCTCGCCGCAACAGATCGCCGCCAGGTTGGCCGTTGTTCCGGCCGCTCAGGCCGCAATGAGCCAATATGGAGTACCTGCCTCGGTAACTCTCGCTCAATGGGAATTGGAGTCGGGCTGGGGAACAAGTAAACTCGCTACCGAAGCCAACAACTTCTTTGGTATAAAGGCGGAGCATCTGAACGACCCGAATACCTACGAGGAGTTCCCAACGTGGGAGTATGAGAACGGCCAGCGCGTCTTGGTTGAAGCGGACTTCGAGAGGTATCCGGATGCGGCTTCTAGCTTCGCAGATCACGGAAGACTGTTATCTCAAGCTACTCGCTATGCGCCCGCGATGGCTGTCAAGGATGATCCTTACGCTTTTGCCAACGAGCTTCAAGCCTGCGGTTACTCGTCGTCGCCGGATTACGGAACCAGCTTGGGAAATATCATCCGGGGAGCGAATCTCACGCAGTACGATCTACCCCAAGGAGGGTGACTCATGCACACACTCGCACTGATCCTCACGGCAGTAACGCTCACGATCCCGCCGGCAGCGAAGACCCTTGCAGTGGTGGTCGCGGTCTACGGTGTATTGCAGGGCCTCAAGAAGATCCCAGCGCTAACAGCATTCCTGACGGGATGGAAAGCCGTGGCTTTCAACGTGGTCTTCTCCGTCGTAGGACAGCTTGCCGTGATTCCGGCCGGCCAGCTTTACACAACTGACACACTCAACTCGATCATCCAGACGATAATCATGGTGTTGAGCGCTGCAGGAATTCACGGAACCGTTCGTTCGTTCAGTGCGCCAACAATGCAGGCAACAACGCCGCCTGACACGAAGGTGAAGGAAGTACCCGCAGAGCTCGTGCCGAAAGACCCTGCGGACATCCCAGTAAAGAAGGAATAGCAACCATGATGAGCACAATGTTCAACGAGCACGGGCTACTCCGTGACCTGAAACTAGGCCGCAGGGCTATCAAGACCGACTCGCGCACCTTGCGGCTGGCGAAATACTTCACCCCCGGACTCCCCGCGCCTCCGTCGTACCGGAACTGGTCGAAAGGCATCCAGCAGTGGGGCATGATGCTCAACGACAACCTTGGGGACTGTACCATCGCTGCGGTTGGCCATGCAGTGCAAGGGCTGACGGCGAACGCATCGAAGGAAGTTACCGTGCCCGATTCCGTGGTGCTAGGCGCCTACGAAAAGTGGTGCGGGTACAACCCAGCCGATCCGAATTCCGATCAGGGCGGCATCTGCCTCGACGTGTTGAATGATTGGCGTCAGCAGGGATTCGGCGGTCACAAGCTTCTGGCGTACGCCTCCGTCCTGCCGGCGAATCAGTCTCACATCAAGCAGGCGATCAACCTCTTCGGTGGAACCTACATCGGAGTTGGGTTGCCGATCTCAGCGCAGAATCAGGTTGGCGGACTGTGGGACGTTGTCCCGCAGAATGCCGCAGGAGACTCGACGGCGGGCTCGTGGGGAGGCCACTGCGTCTGGGTGCTGGCCTACAACGCTGTCAGCCTCATCTGCGTCACCTGGGGCCAGCTACAGCGCATGACGTGGCGATTCTGGAACGCCTACGTCGATGAATCGTACGTGCCTATTTCTCCGGACTGGATTGCTGCTTCCGGCAAGGCGCCCAACGGATTCAACCTGGCTGCACTCCAGTCAGACCTTGTACAGGTAACGTAACTAGGAGGGGGAAGCTAAAATGAAAAGTCACGCGGGGATTCTCTTGTTGTTCACTTTGGCGATGCCGTCTCTCGCCCAGGTTGCTCTTCCAACCGCGCTACCTAAAACCTCTACTGAGGCTGCCCAGCGGACTATCGCAATGGACGACCAGATTCGAACGCTGGAGGAGCAACTCAAGCTGAACCCCACCTTCAAGGCGTGGCAGCGCTTGAAGGAAGAGCGGCAACAAATGAGTAACCTTGCAGACACGATGCGCGTCAGCGAGGACGAAGCGGCCAGCCGTGCTGCCCATCAAGCTGCAATAGACGCTGCATTGAAGAAAGCCCAGCAGAATCCACCAAAGTAGGGAGATCACCATCATGGAAATCAAGCGTTTTATCGTTACATCCAAAGAGACCGGAGCAGTCGTAGCCGCTGTCTACGCCGAAACGATTCAGGACCAAGGGACGGACGGGGTCAATTTTATGATCGGCGAAATACCCGTGGCCTGGGCGGATACGAATCTGTCCAACGTCAGCGAATCGGGTAAGGCGAAAGACTGGCCTACACATCTAGTTTCGAGTGCTGAGGTAGTTCCTTACACTTGCATGATGTCCGGCCGCAATCAACTCTGATGCTCATAGCTCAATTCTCGACCGACAACGATCCCGAGTCCGCGACAATCCGTTGGGCTACGAACGGCTCGTACTCCCACGTAGACCTAGTGCTACCGGAGGGCCTGCTGGGAGCAAGGGCAAAGGGCGGAGTGCAGCTTCGGCCGTTTGGCTACAAAACCTTCACCATGACCGAGAAGGTAGCGTGTACGGTTACGAACGAAGCGGCCGCGATTGACTTCGCCAAGGCGCAGATCGGCAAGCACTATAACTTCGAAGCGATTCTGGATATGGTGCTCCACCGGGAGCGCAGCTTCACGTTCGATCAGCCGACGTGGTACTGCGATGAACTTCTTTACGCGGCCGTCTTGGCCGGCGGTCTACAATTGCTCAACACAGACAACCCCATCGGGCTTACCCCGTGGGAAGTCTTTCTTAGCCCCTTCTGGAAACCCATCACGTAAAAAAGGAGAAACACACAATGAAAAGGCTTCTCATCAAATACCACCGTCAGCTAACCATGCTGGCTTGCGTTTTATTTATCGGGATCTGCGCGATGGCGATGGCCGGCTGCGGAGTTCCCACCTGGCTGTCGGACGCCTCACAGATCATTGGCATGGTAGGAACCAGCGTCACGGCTATCGGTGCGTTCATCGCTGGCCTGACAGGCAACGCTGCTTTGGCGGCCGCGCTCGCAACAATCAGTGCATGGATCACGAAAGTCGAAACCGGAATCGCCGATCTCGAAGAGCTCGTGAGCCAGTACAACGCCGCGCCCACTCCGGGGCTGCTTGCGAATATCGAAGCCGCTCTGGCCGATGTCAGTGCAAACCTCGCAACAGACTTCAGCAATCTTGGATTACCGAGCGGCATCCTGAATGTCATCGCGGGGATCGCAGCGCTCGCGCTCTCTCAACTGGAAGCATGGGGCAGCTTGATCCCTGCGCTGCAGGCTAAGCCGATGGCCTCGTTCACCATCAAGACGCCGTACACGAAGGCTGAGTACAAGGCGCTGGTGAATAAGATCCTGACGACACCAACCGGCGACAAGATGGTCGACGCCGCGCTGGCAAAAGTAAAGAAGATGTAGAATCGGGGAAGCCGACCCGCAGCATCAAGAGAGCCTCTCCTTCGGGGGAGGTTTTCTTTTTAGCCTACATGGGCTATGCTGGATCCACCTGTCCCGCTACGGCGGACGATTTTGATGCAAGAGGAGCGTACATGACAAAGAAAAACAGGAAGGGTCCGAAGGTGGGTCAGGGCATGAAACCACGATTTCCGTCCGCAACAGCGGTACAGCAGGAAGAGGCAAAACAGCCGGCGGAAGGGGTGTCGGAACCGGTCGAAAGTATTGGTAGCCTAGAAGGGGAAAAAGTCCAAAATTTGGACCAAGTGCCCGTTGCAGCAGACCCCCCTCTAAACGCGGAAGAAATCGCCGATTCGACAGCGGAATCTGAAGCCGTCACGACCGCCCGCAAGAACCTCGAAGATCTGATGCGAGACACGACGACGGCGGTCGGAGGGGCGGCTGGTGGGGAGATGACGACGGAGGAGAAAGAAGCGTTCAAGCAACAAAGGACAAGCGCCCCCCGCATCATCGTTCCCCGCGACAAGATGCCATCCATTGCGGATATCGAAGCAGCGATGGACAAGGGCAGCCGGATCCAGCTTGAGCCGGATGGCGCAGTTTTCATCGGTCCCGGCCTGGGGCTGCAGAAAGACGGAACCTTCGGCATAGTCCTCACGCTTCCGGAGGGATTGATCGACCCCATCCGAGAGCAAGCGGAGTCCGACAAGATCTCACCGGAGGAGTGGTGCCGGATGCGGTTCCTGGAGTACATCGAGAGCTGGTGGTCGGCGCCAAAGGGTAGGTAGATGCCGGTCTACGTAGCGGTTGTGAGAATCGCGCAGTGCTGCATTTGTACCCAGCAGTGGGGGCTGGCTGCGGGGGAGCCGTACCCGGACGCCTGTAAGGTATGCGGTTCGACGGAGTGGATGTGGGGTCCGGAGTCGAAGGACACGCGGCTTATCCGGCAGGGGATCAGCAGGCTGAGGCGAAGGCTGAATCCTGGGGTAGCTTCCAAGAAGCGGCAGGATCGAGCGAAGGCTCAGTGGCAGGGGTTCAAGCCGAAACCGGAGGTGCAGGATGCCAGCGAGAAAGCTGACTGACGAGCAGGTGGCCGACATTCGGTCTTACCTCGCCGCGCACCGTTGGAAAGGGGCGAAGAAGGCGATTGCCGCGAAGTATCGCGTCGACATCAGGACGGTCCTCTCGATAGAGAAGAGGGATTATCTCTTCGCGCACCCTGAAGAGCGAGCGCGAGAAAAAGCGGGTGCAGTGATGATGGGATTGGCATAGGATTGGCGCATGGCACAGCCGGGGCAGCTACAAGTCGGCCAACTGTATCTGGGGTTCAACCGGAACGGGTTGCCAGTGTGGAGCCAGCCAGGGGGGATCGGTACACCGGTGTTCCCGCAGCTTCCGACGATCTTCCCGTGGAACGGCCAGCGCGAAGACACCCATGACCAGTACGAGTGGCCGGCGGCCTACTCAAGCCTGTACGTGCTGGGGTGCGGTCACCCGAGCAACTGTCTGGAGATCTACTCCTACTTCGACAAGTACGCGGACGAGATCATGGCGCTGATCTGCTGTGGGCAGTGCAGCTACATCAACGAGATCATGCCGTACACGCAGTATCAGAGCTACCTCGAAACGCCGCTGGTGGTGACGTAGCGCGATGCGACACTGGGATGCTCCGAGACCGAGTAGCTTTCGCGTGGCCATCCCACACTCTCGCTCCTTTCTCTCCGGAAACGATGACGTCTTGCTAGGCCAAGACCTGTGGAGGTGGAGCACCGAAGAAGAGGAGTTCCTTTCTCGGCTGTCAGGCGCCTACGAGGTAATCCCTACGTGATAGTCGAAGCCATCATCAAGTGCCCCACGTGCAAGCTGATGTTCGTGCAGGGGACGGAGTCACGGCTGGGGTTCTGTCCGAGCTGCTTACGGCTGCATGGGGTTCCGAAGGATCCGGTGGTGATCGCCGGCCGCAAGTTGGAGCTTCGAGTGCTGCTACCGGCCGGGGAGGGCATCCTGAACGCAGAGGTAAGGCGCGGCCTGGACGTGTTGGTACTGGGGGACATGTGCCCGCATGGATGGCTGACCGGGATTTTATGCGAAATATGTGGACCCTCCTGCAACGAGGTGCTTGACAATGATTGCGAGGAAGCGCATATTTAGCAGACTGACGGCTGGGGAACCACAAAAACCGTCAAATTGATAGTGCAACGGAGGGTCAATGACCTGGAGAGATAAAACAGTAATCCGCATTTTGATGCTAGTGGCGACTTTGATTGCCCGCGAGGAGTGGAAGAAGGAGGTCTCGGGGCTTGCGGCCCACCTGACATTCATTCCGGAAGAGCGCGTCGAGCCAGCGGCAACCAAAACCCAAAACTAGGACGGCAGGTGTCCTGCCGCCTGTACAGCGGTCCTTGGGGTTCGAGGCCCCCTGCGGTATTGGAGATGGACTCGGGATGTAGGACCACGGCGCCGGCACTGTGGGGCTGTACAGGCGGGAGGGCATCATGGAGAAGCAGCAACAGCGATGGTTTGACAGGTTCAAGGGACCGCACGTCTTTGAGTTCTCCTACTGGCGTTGCCAGAAAGGTAAGTGCTTCTGCGGCCAGCCGAAGGATAGCCCGGTCCACATCGAGGAGCCAGCTTGAAACCCAAGGGGACAAGGGAAGTACGGGGGATGGTGACCGTGGCGGAATTCAAGCTACTGCGGCAGGCGCTCCGGTCGGCAAAGCTCGAAGAATGCAGTTGGAGTAAAGATCAGAAGGAGGCGGCCAGCGTGTACCTGAACTCGTGGGTAGTTTCGCCGCTGCAGCGAGTTATCGAGGCTATCGAGGTTAGGCACAAGAGGCGAGTGGAGAAGGAATCCACATGAGCTTCATCAACAAGATCAAGTGCAACTTCTGTGCGACGGAGTCGCTTGAGTATCGAGGCTGGAGGGTCGTGAGGACGGCCGACAACGTGTTTACTCTGAGGGCGTCCACATCGCTCTCGGACGCACACGTGAACGGTGGAGAGGATTGCTGCTCTGAGGGGTGTGCAATCAAGGCTTTACAGCAGTGGTTAGGAACAGGGGAGGGGACGAATGGGAGACGAGGGGCTACACCCACAAATCCGACACAACATCGCCCAGAGTGAGATCGAGGGCGGAGTCTGGCTGAAGGACGTTCCGGTGGGGAAGGTTCTACTGGTACAGACGAACAACACCCTCTACCGGTTGGAACATCGTGAGGATGGGTGGTGGATTCAGGGTCACGCGAAGTATTGCCCGGAGCCCACGAAGACTACCATCGCGGGGTCGACTTGGGGCGGATCAATGTTGAAAATCGGCTGGGTTGGGCGAGAGATGCATTTGGAATTTCACGTCGACGCATTCCCGTTTTCGATCACGACATCGACAATTCAGGACGTAAAAGAGGAAACGCATGGTTAGCCGCCGGATGACAAAGAAGTACCTCCTCACTGTCTTGATGGAAGAAGGCGGCGAAGTTGTTCAGGCGGCCGCGAAGTGCCAGCGATTCGGCTGGTCGCGCCATGAGCCGGGGTACGGCGTCAACCATGAAGTTTTGGCGAAGGAGATCGGGGATCTGCTGGGAGTTGCCGATGCGCTCGGGCTCGACCGCACCCTGGTAAGGCGCAACAGGGCTTCAAAGATGGAGCGAGTGTATAAAGCCGCGAAAGAGAGGAATAAACGCTAATGGCGAGACTCAACGATTTGTCACACGGGAAGCTAGACGCTCCCAAGCTGGACCCACGGGACATCATCATCCGCAAGGGGTTCAATTACCGCGACACCACCAGTCCGGAAGCTATTGCACATATGCATTGGCTGAAGGACTCAATCAAAGAGGTTGGCGTCCAGAAGCCGCTGCAGGTGGAGTACGACGACGGCAAGGTGTACCTGGTTGACGGGGAATGCCGTCTGCTGGCCGCCAGGCAGCTCTGGAAGGAGGGTATCGAGGTGTACGTCCCGGTGATGCAGATTCGCGGGGACGAGGCGGAGATCCGCGCCAAGAGCATGATCGCCAACGGCGCCCTACCGCCAACAATGATTGAGTTCGGCAAGGCGGCCGCTCAGCTCCGCGACTGGGGCTGGAGTGAGGGGAGGATCTCCCAGTTCACCCCACCGCACGTCAGGGCGACCAAGAAGGCCGGCCAATACGTCAGGGATGCCCTAGAACTCAACGATGCGCCCCTGGACGTGAAACAGGCTGTCCGGGAGGGTATCGACGGCGTGAAGATCACGCCAGCGCTTGCAGTGGCCGTTTCCAAGGGCAACCGGATCAACGCCGGGGAGATCTTGCGGAATGAGGCTGCCAAGGCGAAGGCCAAGGGCAAGAAGGTAGCTCACCGGCCGAAGGGCGAGGGGAAGGCGACAAAGGCTGCAAAGGCTGCCGTTGCTAAGACGGTGGATCTGATGGAGATTGGCGACAGAATGGCGAGCAACGTTCTGGCCAACACCTCGTATCCGGCGATTTGCCAACTGGCCCGCCAGTGGCAGAAGGCGAGGGGATAAATCAAATGAGAGTGATAGCCCACACCCCAGACGGGGTACTACTCAGCGCAACGCACACCGAGATCAATCAGCTTGCGGGTAGGGACCTAAGCCATTGGATCGCGTACCCGAAGAGCGAGTGGAAAGCGCCCCTCGTCGGTACGACGTTCGATGTGGACGCCGCGTTCAAGCAGATCCACCGCAATGCCCAGCGCGTCAAGGACATCGAGAATATAAAGACCAACCTTCAGGGCGTCATTGCCCATCTTGAGCTCGTCAACCCCTTCCTGCAGGAGCCCCCTGTTCAAGCGTCCGGTGAGGATGTACAAACCACACATGAGCCCTAAGCTAGCCACTATCGCCGCACTCTTCCTACTCACATCACTCCCCGGACGCGAACATGCGCCATGTCCGAAGGTTCGCGCTATTGAGCTTGGCCAGGACACTTGGCGGATCCATCTGGAGTGTCCTCCGGGCTGGCAGGGGTTTGCCGTGTGGCACACCACCGGCGGTTGGAGCGTAGCGCGGCAAATGGCTGGCTACATCGAGGACGCTGCAAAGGGTGTCTGCGAGAGGCCGGGAACGAAGCATCCGGAGTACGACAACCTCCAAGACGACGGCCCGGAACTCCATCCAAGAGGTGTTTTATGAATCGGTTAGCCATCGCCGTCTGCGGTATCAGCATTTGCCTTGGTGCGGAGGTACTCACCCATGATGGCCCCCGCTGTCTTGTGCTGGTGAAGAAGGCCGCGAGTCACCACCACAGCGCGGAGACACTCCGCAAGTGGAAGGAGTGGGGGAAGGCTCATCCGAACTGGAAGCCGAAGAGGACCACCGAAGAGACTCTAGCCGCCTTCGACGTGGCCTGTGGACCGCTGGAGACGGTAGGCCAGACGCTAACCGAGCTACTTCCGGAGGAGCCGGAGTGGGGAATTGGGACCGGGATGGACATGGACGATGTTTCCACGATGCCTCCCGGCGGCCTAGATTTGACCCAGGTGGCGTCGATACCCACGGAGGAGCCTAGCGGCTACCCTCTCGGCTTCGTCGGCTTCCTGCCCGTGATTCCGCCAACGGCCGCCCCATTGCCGCCGGCGCCCGTACCCGAGCCAGCAACCATCTGGCTTGTTGGCGGGGGGATCGCATTGATTTTGCAAAGGAGCCAAATCAAAATGAAAGGAGGATAAACCAATGGACCCATCACCCGCAGGCGTAGGCGCAACAGCGGCATCGTTCGCGAACTGGCTGTTCTCTTTACAGTTCGGCTGGTAAATCACAAAACGGAAAGGAATTACGACTATGAACACTCCATCGAAAGATCCTAGTGCCCTTTGGTCTATCGGCGTAGCCTTGCTGATAGCGAGCGCTCAGAGTTTCACGGTCTGGTGCATCGTAAAATTCGGGGGATATTGAGGAGAATCCATGTGGATTATCGCGATTTTGCCAGCAATCTACGTGGCCGTGTTCATGCCGTGCATGTACTTCCTGAAAAAATGGGTTGACCGCAGGATTGAGCGTGCCTTTGCTCAAGCAGGAATAGTTCAGATGCGTGCTCTCGACCAAGGGCCAAAAGCCGAGAGCATCAATGTGAACTAGGGAGAAGAGACAAGGGGAGCAGAGCAAGATGGAGATGAAGATGGCTACAGAGAAAGCGTGCGATAGGCATTGTTTTCATTACAACCCGACCACCGAACAAGATGAGTGCATATTTTGTTCCGCCATCCCCGAACCCAGCCCCCCTTCCGGGGACCAACCGATGAAGCCAACAGGCGTGATGTGTCTCTGCTGTGGCTATGAGAGCTTCAAAACCGGGGGCTACTGTGATTACTGCTTCCTCGCGAAATTGCAAAACTCGAAACATCAGTGCAAGCCCAACGTTGCCTCCCCTCCTGCCCCCTCAGTGTCATCCGATGTGCAGGCGATTATCGACAGAGTGAAGGCTGCTGGGGAAAAGGATGTTGAGTCTGGGTACGCGGGTTACTGGGTTCGAAGGGAAATATCGGCTAAGGATGTTCTGACGCTCATCGCGGCTATCGAAACACCCCCAGCGGCACCCTCAGTCACGCCAACAGGCCAGACTTGGGAGCATTGTTTCAAGAACTTCCACCGAAATCTGTGCGAGCGATTCGGCTACAGCCACGATGAGGTTGATTGGTTCCGCGACCAGATTTCACTGGAGGAGTTCATCGCGGCCAAGGTGGCGGCCCCCTACGCCCCGCCTGTGGCCGATCAAGCCGGAGAGGGAGGGGACAACTAAATGGCGATTGAGACGATTGAGGACGTTGTTGAGGAAATCATGAACGGCCTCGGAATCTATGGGGCGCATGAGGATGAGAGATGCGACCGAAGGGTATGTCGCTGTTGCGCTACCTCGTCCCTAACTACTCGGCTTCGGGCGGCATTCAATGTTGAAAAGAAACTAGCCGCCCCACAGGAAGAGAGGACATAGATGAAGTGTAAGTGTGGGCACGGGAAGGAACACCACGAGCCAATCTGCTGTCGATGGTGGAAATGCGAATGCACGAAGTTTGCGCCGGCGCAGGAAGAGAGGAAGTCGTGAGCCAGCCAATGACGGATGAAGAGGTAGTGCGGCAGAAATGGCCGGAGTCTCATGCCGCCCCTTACGCTAATCCCAATTATCCACAGTTCTACTGTATCCGAGGAACTCGTAAGGAATGGGCACTGACAATTGGCGAGGGAGCCACTCCAGAGAAAGCGTGGGCTGATGCTCGTGCTCGTATCGAAGCTGAACCAAAGGAAGAGATCCAACCCTCTCCACAAGCTGTGGTGAACACGACCGATACCACAGTTAGGCGATACATAAAGCCCTGCCAGCATGTGCGAATCGATGGCGGGTATGCTAAGTGCCGTATCTGCGAATTCAGCGACGAACCCTCTCCATTGCCCGTATCGACCGCAGAACCCCAAATCTACAGCGGCATGGGGCCGGAAGGATCGCCCACTGAGTATATATCCAAAGAGGACCACAACGCCCGTGTCGCAGTGTTGATTAGCCGGCTTCTTACGGCTGAAGCTAGGCTGTCCATCATTGAACGTAACCAAGCATTGCCCGTATCGGGGGGAGAGAAGGGGCAAGAGTTGCCGCGAAAGGATGAAGTTTATGCTCTGATTGCCGAAGTTGTTCCGCCGCCTTTATGTGTTTCAGAGACTGCGGTCAGGCAACTATGGCCATTGCTGGAGGAGTTGGTTAGTTTTAGAGCCAAATCCCCGGCAGCCGGAGCGGAGACAGTACACCCACAGCATTTTCTGTATTCATCGGCGAAGAAGGTTCTTGAGATGTTTCATGGTGGGCACAATCCCACCGAGACGCAATTAGGCAGGCTTGAGGCGGCCATCATGCAATTCGAACACAATGTTGCCCCACCGCCCAAACCGCCCCAGAAGGAGAAGGAATGAGCACAATCGCTAATGATTATTTCCGTGTTGAAGAAGTCCTTCAGCACAGACGAGAACAGAGTGCCAGCGTGAAGGGGAAATATTGTCCCTTCCGTGTTGAATTCCGGTATCGCGGTGGAACCAGGCACTATCAGTATTTCCCAGATATCGCGTCTGCTGAGACTGCGACAGATCATATGGCCGGATACAGCCCGATGGGGAGGGCGAGGATTGAGCGCCCACTGTCCCAAGTGGTTCAGCAACGTGGTACCCGTGGCGGGTGGTCGCGGCCCAAACCGCCAAAGGAGAAAGTGTGACCGATAGAGGTTTTGTGTTGCAAATAATGCCGCAGGCCCGATACATGAACCTTGCGGGACACCACTGCATTGACGACCACCACAACGACCGCTATTTGGCCTATGCAGCATCGAGTCGGGCGGCGGCATGGCGTGAAGCCAAGAAGTTCTTAGAACGCCGCATAGCTGAAGGAAAGCTGAAGGTCAAACCGCAGGAGGAACCTAAGTGAACCGATCAATACCGCTAATCCTTCTCCTGGCACTGCTCGTCGGCTGCCGAAATGAAAAACCGGTGACGCCCGCGCAGTCTACCGCGAACGTGAAGGTGGCTATCGTTACAGAGATTTCATGCAAGGCAACCGTCCCCTGCGTCTGCGAGTACTGGGTTAAGGGAGAGCGTCAATCCTGCGGACTGATGAAGCCTGGGGAGGTGCGCGAGATTATCAGCCCTTTCCCCTTCCAGTTCTATCCGGGGTGCGCGGACTCGCTCTCTGGTTCAGACGAGGGCTGCCCACCGTTCGGGGCGAATTACAAAGAGGGCAAGGGGTTCACTCCTGGTAACGTCATCCAGCAGACAACCAACGGCAGTTGCGGTGCGAATATCGTGGGAGCTGGCGGTTCGGTCTCAATCAACTGCGGAGGCAAAAAGTGAAGAAATTCCTATCAAGTCCCGATGTCTGTATCATCGCCGGATTTCACATGGGGATGCTTGCCCTGGCGTTGCTTCTTGGCTGCAACAGCTTCCACCTTCCTGACGCCACGGGTCCAGCTAAGCCCGCGATAGCACCAGATTGTGGCTGGTGTATTTACGGTGGCGCCTGCGGTTACTGCGATAGTGACATGAAGAAATGCGCGGATGGTTCCGTTGTCCTGAAAACAGGTTCTTGCCCCCTCGATGAGGATAAGCCACCGGTAGTTGATTCGAAGGGATGGGCGGAGTGGCATATTGACCCACCGCTACCGGGTGGAACGCCGATTATCGAGTCTAAGGGTAGCCCTGCTGGCAAAGAGCTGTGGAACGAGGGCGATACCATCTCCACGGGAGGCGAGCAAACTCCGCCAGTGAAGCCATCAGAGCAGGGATTCTCCAAGGGAACCGATACTCCACCGAAGGGGTGGGCATTGCTTTTAGGTGACTATCACGAAGACCCAACCAAGCCCGCACCCGATTCCGCGAGTATCGAGAACGAGACGCAGAAGGTGGTCATGCTCGGCTACGAAGAATACTCCCACCTTCGATCACTCCGTCAGGCCGTGGTGGATGAGGAGAAGAGGCTGGCGGTGAAGTACGGGGCAAATCCCGGTCACCAGATTTGCGATATGACCTGCGTTGCTATACAGCTTCCCGACCACTACGAGTTCCACGGGCAATTCCTGCTGATCGACAAGGTTGCACCGGAGCAAACTAAGGGAGAACCGAAATGATTAGATTGATTGCGTGGGCGGTGAGGATTGGGGTGGTTGCGATGCTGGCATGGGGGTATGCGCATGGTCGATAAGATCGCCAAGCTGGTACTGGGGGCGCTGCTGACGGTCATGGTCGTGGTGAGCGCGTGGTGTATCTACGTAGACTGGAGGTAACGGGCGATGAGTGTTGAGGATAGAGTGCGAGCGCTGGTAGCGGAGAGGGTTCCGGATCCGGCCGCTGTTACGCGGGAGAGCGATCTGGAACGCGATCTGGGTGCGATCTGGCTGGATAAGCTCGGGATCGTGATGGCGGTTGAGGATGCCTTCGGCGTCGACATCGCCGATGAAGACGTCGACGGGCTGAAAACAGTTGGTCAAATCATTGACTACGTTGAAAAAAAGCTGGTGGTGAACTAGTGGCGGGCGCGATAGCCAAACCGCGAGTGACGAGGATCATCCTGTCCAGGCGGAGGGTGCGATGGGTTATCTTGCATCAGGGTGGGATCGTCGGCTTCAAGAAGCAAACCCAATTCTCCTCATTCCAAACGGCTTGCTTCATCGCTGGACTGGTAAGTAATCCTCCGCTGGGGTGACCCCTTGCAAGTGCAACGATCTCGTGAGATGTTGTGAGAGTCCAAATTTTGGACTTGGAGGGTTACACACATGTCACTATCAAACGAAGGTCGTTCTAACGCGATTGCCAAGCTGGAAGGCATCATCACCAAAGGCCGCGAGTCGGCTCTCACCGTCATCAACCACGTAATGACCAACCAACCACAGGATGCCCTGGCTAAAGCCTCGGCACTGGGGTTTACCGCTGACCACACAGCAAAGGCTGTCCGGATGCAGTTCCCGACGGTCGACCAGCGCCACGATGTTCGCATCCACCGCCACGCTCTCGGGCAGGTAGCACAGTTCGTCGATATGCCAATGAAGTTTGTTGACTCCCTGCAGGATGAGAAGTCGGACTGGGGACGCGAACTGCTAGCCCACAACCTCAACACGATCTTCCACGAACGCGGAGGCAAGGATCGCCGTCTGGTGCGCACCATCAACGGCGAGGTTCGCGGATTCCTGTCGGACACTTACCGCCGCCTGGACTCACGCCCCATTGTGGAAGCCTTCGCAATGGCTGTGCAAGCGAAGGGCGCCCAACCCTACGCGGGCCACGTCACCGACACCAAGATTGCAATTCAGGCAATCTTTCCCCACGTGTTTGAGCCTGTCCCTGGCGAGATGGCAGCCTACGGCCTGAGCCTCGAAAACTCAGACTTTGGCAACGGAGCCCTGAGCGTTCGCGCATACCTCCTGCGGATCTGGTGCAATAACATGGCCCTGACCGAAGAGACGATGCGCCAAATCCACTTGGGCAAGCGTCTCGAAGACAACCTGATCTACTCGCAGCGTACGTACCAGCTCGACTCCGACACCACCGTGAGCGCGTTGAAGGACGTCATCAACCTTCAGCTCGATCACAAGGCACTGGAGACGCGGATCGACCAGTTGAAGGTAGCGGCCGGTACGGCTGTGACCATCGAAGCCGCTCGCACACAGCTCAAGAAGGTGCTGAACAAGGGCGAGGCGGAAGAGGCGATTCGCGTGTTCGAGTCGAACGACGAGTACAACCTCCCGGCCGGCAACACGGCTTGGCGGATGTCGAACGCGATCTCCTGGATTGCGAATGCGAGCGATGTTTCGACAGAGCGAAAGCTGGAACTGAACCGCATCGCAGGCGACGTTTTACCGAAGGCAGCGTGACCCTCCCAAGTCTCTAAATCCTTCGGTAACAAGGAAGGCCCCGGCACAAACCGCTGGGGTCTTTTCTTTTGCCCTACGAAGTGCAACGATAGCGAGCATGGAGGGAAACGCATGGCAATAGAAAAACTAACCGAAGCTGAGAGGCACGAAGCAATCGTGCAGCTCTTGTGGGAGAGCCTCAAACGCGACCCCGAGCACAAGGACCGGAGGCAGACGGGATGGGGAACTAAGACCAAGCAGGGTTTAGTTGCCTGTCTCGACCGCATCTACCTCGCACCAATGGGAGGCGAAATCAAATGACCAGCGCCGAACAGAGACGGAAATACCACGAGGGTCACTGCATGGATTGTGGCAGGGTCAAGCGGGTGACCGTGATTTTCTTTTGGGCAACGGGTATGAGGTACGTTGTCTGCGCCGAGTGCATCAAGCCATACCGAAAAGTAATCCTTGCACCTTGCACGAAGGAGTGCATCCACAACCACGCGGCCTAGCCGCCAAACCTGGGAGGGTTCAATGTCACAACCTATTCTGAAAAACCTCGGAAGCCTCATCACCTACGAGCTCAACAACGTCGAATACGCCTTGGGCTATCTATTCGACTTCACCGGGCGTGGGGTGTACGACGCCAATTACGGCAAGGTCGAAGTCTCACCCGAGCACGCGAAGGCCCACAACACCGCGTTGGACGAGGCGCAACTTGAAGGACTAGACAAGAACTGCGAGGTAGGACAGCGCGGGACGTTCTACTACGTCAACCGTGAAAAAGGGGTGACGACCTGGATGGGCACGGTGGTTGCCGAACCCCGCCGCGTCGAAGTCAACGGCAATTCGCTCACCTTCCGCCGGAACGGTAAGACCTACCGTGGCCGACTCCAGAAGGACGCGGATTGCTTCAACTTCAAGCGGGTGGCGATTCTGCTGGTATTCATATCGCTGGCTATGGCTGGGGGGGCTCAGGAGCTCCCCAGCGCCCCCACACCGCACAATCATCCTATCGGACGGCTGGAAGCCTCACTTCTGGCCGCCGACGCTGCTGTGAGGCTGGGAGACGGTGTAACAACCTACCGCTTTCTGTCCGATCCATGCCGCTGCTATCACGAGATCGACCCGATAGCGCCACACAGCGCGAACGCTGCGAAGATCGCCGCGTTTCAGGTTGCGAGCTGGGGAGGCGTGGCAGTGGGCGAGCGATGGCTACGCCGGAGGGGTCACAGCCGTTTAGCCCTGGCGCTGCAGGTTGGCGACATCGCAATGGAGGGCTACTGGGTCCAGAGCAACGCACGATTGGTGCAACACGCCCCCAAGTAGTAACCCGTGTGGGGGATTCCCAACCGCTGTACAAAGTGCAACGATGTGTCAGTCACAAACGTGACTGAGGAGGGTTTATCAAATGAGCAGATTCGACACGGTTGGAAAGGCAGCAACGAAGGTAGACAAAGACGGCGACCGCATTCGGGTCACCTACCATTCGACGACGGTAGTCGATGTAAATGCAAAGACGATCCGCTTAAACACTGGGGGATATTTCACCAACACCACCAAGGTTCGTATGAACCAAGCCTCCAAGCAGTTTAGCCTTGGATTCCGCGTCTACTCGATGAACTGGAGCTGGTTCGTTGACTACAAGGGGAAGACTATCAATTTTGAAGGTAATGTCTTAGAACTCCGGCGCTAAACGCTGGCAACCGGCAATCCAAACCGCGAAGCCAGCGCGATATCTGGCTGGGAGGGTTTTTATGCAGATGGAAACAGTTGTAGTGAACACATGCCGCTGCGGTTTTATCGCTGTGGCTGGAACCTTTGACGAAGCTTTAGAGCTTCACAGGGAACACTGGGACCAGGAGCCGAAAGGCGACCACAAAGGCTACTCGATGGCCGTCTCCGCGCCAATGGGCAATGACCTTGTGGCCTACCTCATGCGTAAGGCGAGCGTCTACCGCGACGAGTGGAACGCGCTGAACTTCGTAGCAAAGTGGAAGGCCCCCGAGCAGCCGCGATTTATCGCCAAGCCCGCCCACCGATGGAACATCGTCGGGCGCTTCCTCGACTGGTTTTGCGGTTCAATCGCCGAAATCCACTACGGTAACGAGCGATGAAAGCCTACCTTTGCCTTGGTTGCCAGACGAAACAGGTTCACGTCACCGAGCCGAAACGCTGCATGAACCCGAGGTGCAAGGCTGGAGCCGCGTACCTCAAGGAAGAGCTTGCGTTACCAGGGTTCGAGGGTTCAACCGCAGAGCGAGAGCGCGAGCGAGCGAAGACCGAGCGCGAGGCGATGGAGCGAACGATGCGCGAGCGAGCGGGCGACGTGAGTGCGAAGGCTGGCAACATCGAACGGGACTCGCCGCTTTTTCGTGGAACTGGGGAGAATCCACTGCTATTCTAGGCGTACCTGTTTTCTCCTGGCCTCACCCCCCACCGGTTAGTTTTGGTGGGGGCTTTTCTTTTGCGGTAAAGGTGGGATTATTGGACAGGAGGGTCACTAAATGGCACGAAACACACACGTAGTCTTCACCAGCCGAACCGCAACCGCCCCCAAGCGGAGAGTAACCTTTGGCGTCTACATCGACCTAGACGAACTCGCCCGCCTTGCACTGCGCATCAGCCACAACAAAGGGCGTAAAGGCAAGGACGGCCCGATACACGTGGAAATTCACAGCATCGAGCCCATCAGCTAACCATCAAACCGCCCGCCGCGAGCGTATCGCGGCAACGTAAGACCGGGAGGGTCTACCAAATGACAGAAACAACCATCACCGAACAATCGACACTGACCAAACGGCAAGTTAAATTCTATGGTCCTAAGCTCATCACCTATTGCGACGTAAAAGCCTCCATCGTCGCGGAGGTTCGCTACGATGACGAATGCGGCAACGGGCACAACTCTTTCGCCATCACTGGAACAATCAACGAGAGCGGAAAGCCGCGCAGCAAGGCTTTCTTAGCGGGTGGATGCTTACACGAGGAGATCGCCAAGCACTTCCCCGAACTCGCCTCGTTCATCAAGTGGCATCTGTGCAGCTCTGATGGGCCTATGCACTACGTTGGCAATACTGTCTTCTTGGCAGGGGATAAAGACTGTTGGGGACGCAGAAAAGGCGAGGCTAGCCGCTTCGACTACGGCCTTCGTTTTGGTGGCGTGCCAATCACCCACCGCGTTCGCAGTGATAAATTCTGGGACTTCCTCAAACAGGAGACGCTTTTAGCCAAAGGCAACGGACAACGGCCAGCGTTCCATATCACGGAGTTCACCCACAAAGACAGCGACGGGAGAGTTTACAGCCCGCATTACAGCTTTATGGGATATGCAAAAGATTGGGCCAGCGCCCCGTTTAGGGATTTCGTAGAAGCCGAGGAGGTTCGCGCAGCCTTCACTAACTGCGATGTGGACTTTGTTGCTGTCCCTGTAGATTTCAGCGAAGGCAAGGAACGCGAGCTAGACGCGGCCCGCCGCTCTGCTGTGTGGCCTGATGCGACAGACGAGGAGCTGACCGCGCCCGACCTGAAAGAGAAACTCTCGGCTCGACTCCCCGCCCTGTTAGCCGAGATGCGCCGAGACGTTGAGAGTCTCGGGCTTGTCTGGTAGTCCATCAAACTGCAACGATGACCAACCGCGACGGCCACCGCGTAAAGTGGCCGGGAGGGTCACACCATGAAATTTACGCTTGAAATAGATCTAGGCGAGGGAATTAAGACTTATCGAGATGTCTACTCCTCTGTGCTGGATTGTGGCGCAACCATCAGCGATTGCGACGAGCCACTGACCGAGGGCATGAAGGCTAATCTATGGGATAACCACGGGGACACCGTCGGCAAATGGGAAGTAACCGACACGCCTGCTGATCCAATCGAACTCATGTACGTTCAAGCCTTCGAAGGTGAGACGGAGAACGAAAGAGCAAAACGATTAGCCGCCGAGCCAGCAGAGAAGTGGGGAGGCTACGCCAACGACATCATCAAGAACCCTGACGACTACGACGGTCTAGAGATTCATGGGGTCCGTGACTTGTTCGACGGCGACGACAAGAATGGAACTTGTTGCGAGCCTGTCACGGGCACCGACCTACAGCCGCAATTTTTCAGCGTCTACGCTCATTTGAAGGAGGGAGGTGTCGAGTGTATTGGAGACTTTGAAACCGCAGACGCCGCCCGCAGCTACGCTCTAATCGTATCCCTGCAACACTCCTCCACCACCGCGCCCGCCAACCCCGAGCCGTGGCCAATCGCAGACCACACCGACAACAAGCCCGAGCCGACAGGCGAAGACATGACGCTTTGCCGGGACTGTGGAACGCAGAACCCAGAGCGCAACCTGTTAGAGCCTCACCTTGAGAAGCTGGAAAACGGCGCACCGCTCCCCGTCGGATCGTGCCCGCATTGTCTCGGCCCCTGCTACCCAGTAGGCAAGGACCGAGCCGGATACGTGCCAGCCCCGCGTCCTTACGCGCTGGTGACGGTCTCTGGTGGAGTCGCAGAGATGGCCATCTGCGACGGCGACATTGCCTACGACATCCTTGACTATGACAACCTCAAGGAGAGCATAGGCCACCGCGAGCAGATCATCCTGTCAGCCCGCGAGTTAGCCTATATCCGCGCCAACGATGACGCCGACTTTATCGCGCAGGTAGAAGAGGCGTTGAAGCCCGCAGGCGAGCGGCAGAAACGCTATCAAGCGGAGGAACTCTTCGAGACGCTCAAAGACAGTCAGACCGCGATGTGGGACGCAGCGAAGGAGCTGGAGACCCTGTTGGGCGTGGAGATCGACACCACCGACGATTTTAGCGACACCACCCTAGAGAGCCTGACAGCCGAAGACGAAGACGAGGAAGACGACGACGGCGACACCGAAGAGTGCAACGGATGGGACTGTCAGACGAGAGTGACGCAGGATGATCCGTATTACGCCACGCCTTGCGGGACGTTCTGCTCAGCCTGCATGGTTCAACACGTGAAGGACTGCGGAATCTGCCGCAATGAATTCGGGAGCCTCGCCTAGTCCAAATTTTGGACTCACCACCACAGCCACCAACCGCAACGAAGGAGGGTACACAAATGCAAGACACAACCATCACTGCCCCACAGACCGCCACCATGACACCACTAGTTATCAACCGCCCGAACTGGTACAGAGGCCAAGGCGGAAAAGGTTCACGCTTGGTCGTACCCGGCCAAGAGCTTCAGATGTGCTGCTTAGGCTTCTACTGCCGAAGCCGAGGTGCAACGATTGAGGAGATGGAAGACGAAGCGTTTCCGTCAGACTTGAGAATGGACACACTATGGAGATGGTTAGTTAACCCGCTCCCCGTCAACCCCAGAAACTACAACTCCACGCTAAAGCCCGACCCCAAAGACGCGGAAACCGAAATAGGCGAAATCAACGACGCCCCAGACATTGACGACGCTACCCGCGAGACGGAGATCGCCGCCCGCTTTGCTCAGGTGGGAATCGCTGTGGTCTTCGTCGACGAGCCCCTATACTAAGCCACCCCCCACAACCGCAAGAGGAAAGAGGAGGATCAGCCACCATGCCAAAGGTAAAAGCCATCAAGGGAGGGTTTCAGATATCCCACACCACCCGTGAAGTCTGGGGAGTCGACGACAACGACGCACCCGCGAAACGCATGAGACCCGCAGGGTTCTCCGTCGACGTGCCAATCACTCTAACCGTAGCCGTTCGAGGCGAAGACCTCACCGAGGAGCAAGCCTTCGAGATTGCCCGCGACTACGCCCACAGCCTACAACCGTCGCAGCACGAAACAGACGGTTACAACAGCGCAGCCTTCGGCAGCTCGCCGCGCCACTACATCACGGAGGTATCGCTTGAATCATCTACGGAGGAGTCCTGCGAGGTAATCGAGGAGCTGGAGCCGGAGCCCGAAGACAGCTAAAAACCGCAGAGACAGAAGGCATCCTCACTAACCCTGCAACCCATCGCAGGGTTTCTCTTTGCCTGTACCTCTACCTATCCCACTCCCCCACCGACGCCACCTAGAGCCACCCACAAAGCCATTTTCACCCATTGCACCCACCTCAACCCCACTTTCCACAGTTGCACACTCAACCACCCAGCCCCAGCACTCCGCACAACTTACAGCAAAAGTGAGTCTTCAAAACGCACCCACGCAGCGCATCCTATAGGGCGTGTTAGTGGGCGTGAGGAATGGAGGCAAGACGGGGAGAGTGAGCGGAGGCAAGGCGGAAGAGATGGCGAGTACATTAGCCTCAAAGGCGAGTACACTGTGCTCATGATAGCGATGCGTGAGTGTTGTGTGTGTGAGGTATGCGGGCATGTTTGGGTGTGGGAGAACGAGACGTTACCGGAGCAGTGTCCAAGCCGGAAGTGTCGCAGTAGGCGATGGAATAGCGGAAGCGTTCGAGTACTCACGGCCAGCGCGAAGCCCGAGAGCGAGCGAGCGAGCGAACCACCAAAGCAGCCGACAGGCGCCGAGCTTGCAGCCGCCCAGGTGGACCCGCTGCCGGCCGAACGGTCAAGCCATGATCCAGCGGCCTGCCGTCTCTACAGTTGCCTGATGTGTAAATCGTTGGGGGCTTCCAAGTAGGCCGGAACAGTGGGAGTATTGCGGTCAGTACGGAGGGCCTCACGATGCACTGGCACTTATTAGCAGACATCCCGACCAACCCACAACCGCAACCCCAAGGAGACACCATCATGTCAGCCGCCACTAAATACACCGACTCCACCCTAGATCGAGCCCTGCAAGCCTTCCAAGACGGACAGACAGCAGGACGTCACGACATACAGCCCGGCAACGTCTTCCGCTCCGCCACCGTCGCAGCCGACGAGCTTGCCTACTACCTCCGCTCTGGCTACGCCAACACCTACCCCGAGAACGTTGCCCGCAACATGTTCATTCAGGGTTACACGTCAGTGCTCCCCACCTTCGTACAGGTGGACCGAGATCGCCGCGTCACACAGGATCGCAACGCCGCCGCCTTCACCTTGGTAGGCGTCGGCCTCATCAGCTACTAGCAGCCGCAACCCTGTCAGACTCGCCCTAGCTACGGCTAGGGCATTCTTTTGCCTCTGTGGCGAGCCCTACAACGCGCCGATGGAGATCGGCTGGACCCGTAGCACCACCCAAAACACCCCCACAGCCGCTCACAGCCGCAGAGAAGACAGAGGGTCTTCACATAGGGGGAGAGAGACATCTACCACCAAGGCACTCTCCCCCCGCCTGCCTTCTCCCCCCTCTGCCCACCCTGCTACCGCGCCCTCTCCCCTGCCGCCTGCCAGCCACGCCCCGCCGCCTACGGCCTGCCCCGTTACCCCCTCCTCCGCTACTCTCCCGGTCTAAGGGGTGGGCGGGGGTCTCGCCTGCGGCGAGACTAGCCCCACCAGAGTGAGCACGATATTGAAACTGTGGGATGTTGGCTATTTATTTTTGGAGGGGTATGGACAAGGGGGTGGGATGTGGTAGTTTGTTGATGTTGGCTAAATTGTCAGAAAAAAAATTCGACTTTTTATAATGCGTGTTGATAGGGGGAGTGGGCGGG